ACACTTGTTTTTCGTACATATTAATGGTATAATGTATTTAATAAAGGAGGGATTTAAACATGGGAGAAAAAAATGTATGTGATATTATACTAGAATCACAAAAAGTATTTAATAGTACTATAAATGATTTAATGTCATTACCACAAAGTGTTAAACGTGACACTGTTATTGGTTACACTCATTTTGTATGTGGTGCAATATTAATGGCAAATGAACGTAACTTACTTGGTGGTAGTACACGTGTTGTTGATGAGGATGACCCATATACTAGATATAATTACAACGAAGATGAAGAACCTTATTATGACGATGATGACGACACTTGTTTTTACAGCGGAGACGAAGATTAATAGTTTTGGAGGGAAATAAAATGGATAACTATGAAATTACAGGCAAAGACGTGTTAAAGATTACAGGAATTATATTAGGTATTGTTATATTCTTTATATTCCTATTTGGAAGTTTTAGAAGTATTAATGCTGGTGAAGTTGGCGTTAAGACAAGATTTGGTAAAGTTATAGGAACACAGTTAAATGAAGGTTTAAACTTTAAATTACCCATTGTAGAAAAGATTACTAAGATAAATGTTAAAGTTAATAAATATGAAATTACAGGTTCAGGAGCAAGTAAAGATTTACAGGATGTATCAATTGCAGTCGCAGTAAATTATAATGTTAATGCAGATAAAGCAACTGACCTATTTAAAAATGTAGGTACTAATTATGAAGTAACTATTATTGCACCTGCAGTACAAGAAGCAATTAAATCAGTTGTGTCATCTTACACTGCCGAAGAGCTTATTACTAAAAGAGCAGAAGTATCTTTAAAAATAAGTGAAGTACTTGAAAGTAAAACAGGTGACTACGGTCTAAACATTCAAACAATAAATATAACTAACTTTAATTTTAGTGCTACTTACACGGCGGCTATTGAAGCAAAACAAGTTGCTGAAATGGAAGTTGCTACTGCTAAAAATAATTTAGAAAAAGCTAAAGTAGAAGCTGAAACAAAAGTTGTTGAAGCACAAGGAACTGCTGATGCTAATAAATTACTAGAAACAAGTTTAACACAGGAAATTATACAAAAAAGTTTTATTGAAAAATGGGATGGAAAGTTACCTACTGTATATGGTAGTAGCAACAGTATTCTTGATATCTCAGGATTAATTAAATAAGGAGGACAATATGGAACAAAATGAAAACGAAAAGATTTTAAACATTTTACATAAGGCGTATAATGAAATACAAGCTTTAGGTAAAGACTTGCTTAATGGGTCAGATGAATATAAAGTACACCACGATATGTTAGAGACAATGCAACTATTAATTGATGCAGCAACTAACAGTCTTAATAAATAAGGAGGAAATTATGACTATTGAACAAATAAAAAAACTATGTTCTTTACAACATAAAGACATTTGTTATAAGGTAGTATTAAGTAATATGCCTTTTGCTTACACTGATTTGGACATTGGTAAATTAGAAAAGGATATGAAATTAAGGGAAGCTGCATTAAGCAATGAAGCTGAATTAGAAAAAATGGTAGACGAAATTGGTTTTGACACAATTGAAAAAACATTTACAGATAAAGAACTAATGGCAAACACAAAGTTTACTTACGAAGACCAACGTCAAGCATCTAAAGAAGCAATAGGGGAAGAATTAACCCTAGAAGAAGTTTTTAAAAAATATAATTTACTATAAAGAAAAGGTAAAACTTTTCTTTTTTTAATATTGTTTTATAACCCCATTTATGGTATAATTATATTAATAAAGGAGGTAGGTTATAGGTGGTAAAAATAACCACAAAAGATAATTTAAAACTAATATTAAAAGGAGAGAAAGATGAAAAATAAAGAATTAGAAGAATTACTTACAAAAGTTAAACAGTATGCTAAGGACAGGGGAGACCTTGTTGCTTCAACACCTCATGTATTTGCTGTAATATTAAAAGAAAATAAAAAGTATTGTAATATGTTGGATATAGACTTTAGTGAATATGAAACTATATTTAAGCTTGAATATCCAGTAACTGACGTTAATACTAAGAATGCAGTTGTAATTGATGATACATTACAAACTTATATAGAACTTAGTACCACAGTAGCTGATTTACTTTATACCTTAATGACAGAACGTAATGATGGTATGGATTTACTATTATGTATAACATCTTCAAATCGTTGTATTAGGTTAACTGACTCATTGTCAAAACAACAATCAACATTAAGAAATATGCCAAAATATTTAACTAACTTGAATACAAAAAAATATGTTACTAATCCAGCTATTGGAAGAGAAGTACTTTTGGAGGAAATTGAAAAAACATTACTTAAAATGAATAAACCAAATGTGTTATTAGTTGGTGAAGCAGGTGTAGGTAAAACTGCAGTTGTTGAAGGACTTGTGTATAGAATACAAAATGGAGAGGTTAGTAATAGGTTAAAAGATGCAATAGTGTTTGGTGTAGCAACTTCTACATTAGTAGCAGGAACTAAATACCGTGGTGAGTTCGAAGAAAGAGTGGATAATTTATGTAAATTCTTGTCAACAGTACCTAATTCAATTTTATTTGTAGACGAAATGCACACAACATTAAATGCTGGTAAATCAGACGGTGCAATTGATATGGCTAATATACTTAAACCATATTTAGCTAGAGGTGAAATAAGAATGATAGGGGCTACTACTTTAACTGAATCAGAAATAATTAAAAGTGACAGTGCTTATACTAGACGTTTTACAACTATGTTAGTAAAAGAACCACTACAACAAACAAGCTTGAAAATACTTGTACAAAGTTTACCTAAGTTTGAAAAATTCTTTGGGATTAAAATAGACGAGAACTTAATGCCTTACTTGGTAAAAGAAAGCAACAAACTTAATGGTAAGTTTCCAGACGTATGTATAGATTTACTTGAAAACGTATGTGCTGATACTATATGGAATGAGGACAAGGACTTTAACAAAAAGGATATTGACCGTGTAGTAGAAAGACTTCTAGAAAAACAAGATATGTTAATAAAGGCAGGTGAAAAATAAAATGTGTAGATATTGTACTTCTAACCTTAAACGAAGAAAACCAATACAAAAAGATAAAACTAGATATATAAGGGTTATGCCTTCTAATAATGCAATACAAACTAATATATATTGGGATAATAATGACTATGGAGCACAGTTCTATATTAAGTATTGTCCAATGTGTGGTAGACAATTAGTAGGTAAACCAAGAAGTTTTAAACTAGTAAGACCTGTTAAATACACGGACCTAGCACAAGGATTGATTATGTGTAATATAATAGTGTATGCTATGGTAATGTATGCAATATTATTGACTATATTTTTTGGAGGTAAATAATGGAAAATAATGAATTAGAACCAAAAGTATTTTTTGACTATTTAAAAAGTAAAAAACAAGGTATAACTGACGAAGACTTAACTAAGTTTTATGACGGTTGTTTACAACTTGTACATAAACATGAAATAACTGGACAAAAGAAAATAATTAATAAACTTGCATTTTTAGTTAATTGTGTAGACAGGGAAAGAGAGATAGTTAAACTAGGTATTAACACATTCGTATACAAGGACGATATTGAAGAGTATATTGACAATGTATCTAAAAACACTGTTAAAATAATAGAACTAGAAAACTACCCTAGAGAAATACCTGACGAGATTGTAAGTGTTATTGAAAAAACTAAAACTATATTTGATAAAATGTATGTAGTATTTACTGACTATACGGGTAGAGTTGAAAAACAAGTAGCTAAAGAACGTAGAGATAAAGACCCTATACTATTTGGAACATTTCAAAAGGAACTAAAAGGTGTACAAGGTCGTAACGTACAATATATTGTTAATGATAGGTTTTACTTTTTAGGAGATTGGGAAGACGAATATTGTGATTTAACTATGGATAAGTTTTTAAATGAAGCTGGTAAAGAAAAATTAAAAACAATAGGTACACCAACTAATCCTGATTCAATTAAAGCTGAACTTAATAGACTTGACGCTGGTTTAAATATTACTACTCCTGAACCAAAACAAACTTGGTTTAAGAACATAACAAGTGTATTTAAAAAATGAGAACAAATGTAGACTTAACTGAAAATAGAATGTTTACTGCCCCCTTTGGTTCAACATTTAATCTTAGGGGTGTGGTAATTCATATGGAAGAACTAAAAGATACAGGAGCTATTGCACAAGGTAGTGGGTATGAAAGACTAAGTAAAAAGTTATGTGAACAAGCTGATAGTAATGAAATATGTATTGCTTGTGGACGTCCTATACACCCTTATGAACATAATGATTTGTGTAAAAAGTGTGATGAACACATAACTGACAACTCTTTTAAAAATATAATAGGAGAAACTATATGATAGTAAAATTAACTGTTAATGACAACGACTTTAGCCAATTATTAGAACAATTTATTACCTACGTTTTTAAAGGAAAAATGAGATGTGGGGATATTGAGAAAGATTATAATTTTATAACTTTAGGATTAAGATCAGATGAAAAGGAAAATAAAAAAATCATACTTAATTATTTAAAAGAAGTTTTTCCAATTTATCTAAAAAATTATCTATATGATGATGTAGAACATACTACAGCTTACTTATTGTCAAATTTTAAAGTATCAATAGTAAATATATTTAATGATAATTTGGATGAAAATGGTGAATGTGTTTACTATTTTGTACACCATAATATCTTTATAACTAAATAAAATAATCAGAAATGTTAGTTAAAATACTTGTATTTTTCACGTATTTGTGGTATACTATAAATACGGGGGTACATAAAATATATTAGGTAGGATGGTGTTTATGGCAAGAATAAGAAGAATTAAAAAATACAAAACTAGATTAGGTTGGTTATTACCAGCTGCAATCGTTTGGGGTTTTGGGGGTACAAAAAAGAAATCGAGGTAGGAAAAATGGAATGTACTAAAAACTATATTAGGGATTATAATAAGAAAAAGGAAGAAATTAATTTTGTTGATGTAATAAAACTAAATTCCGAGAGTATAACTAACATTGGAATTATTGAAAATAATATAAAAAATCTTCAAAAGGAAATTGTTAATCAAAATAATTTATTAAGTGTATTTAATGAAAAAATGTATGAGAAGGATTATACTAAGTTAACTACCCCAACATATATTCATTATAATAATTCGAATTATTATAGTAACTATTATTATAATAAAGACACAGGGTTAAATGAAAATTCAGATAACATTGTACAAAATGAAGTTAATATTTATAACGTGGAAAAGAAAACTGGATTTATAGAAATGGTTGAAGGATATTATTTTGACTTAGGTTGTGTAGTAACTAAAAAATATAAATATCAAATATCCGTAGATTGTTCAACTATTAAACTTACAATGACCCACGGCGGTATTTATTCCATTTTTGAAAATAAATTCGCAAGAGTGGATATTAAAACTGGAGAGACTACTGGAGCAGATGAACTAAGGTACTACAATGGGAATGCATTAAATATTAAATCAAAAGAATTTATTGACGAACTTTTTGGAGTTGATTACAAAGGTAACCTTACACTTAGTCAACATTTTGATTATTATAAAAGTAATAAAAGTTATGAAATAATTATTAAAACAGCTCCTAATGAAATAATGGATATATTAATAAAACATAAATATCAAAAAAGTGAACCTATACATAAATTATTAGGTATTGAACCAAAAACATATAATAAACTAGTTGAAAATAATTTATTAAGTTTATTTATGGAGTGTAGTGACTTAGTTACCAACCAACAAGTTAAAGATATTTTAAGTAGACAATGTAATTTAAACATTACAGAAACTGAATGGTTAGATATATTACAAGAGTTTGACAACATGATTAAAGATTTTGAATTCTTTAATGTAGAGCCTGGATACAATACTTATTCATCTCGTGGTATTTTTGGATATAGAGATGGAATAGAAATAAATAATAAGTTTGTTGCAGAAACAATAGGTACTTACATAAATGATGACATACATAAATATTATGGTTTAAGAAAATTTATTGAATATGCTAAAAATTCGGTTATAGACCAAGGGTATACTAACCTTCATTCATTTCTACACACATTGTCAGATTACCATAGAATGTGTAAAGAAATACAATACAAACCAATCACTTTTAGTAGTTACTTACAACAAACACATGATGTTACTTCACGTAACTACCACATTGTAATTGAAGAAAAACAAGAAGAATGGTTTAATGAAAAATATCAAGATGTTAAACAATACAATGGTAATGACAAAGACGAATATTTAATTACTTTCCCTAAGTGTAGTGGGGACTTAAAAGAAGAAGGAAGTAAATTAAATCACTGTGTAGCAAGTTATATTAAACGTGTTATAGACGGTCAATGTTTAATTATGTTTCTAAGGGATAAAAAGAATCCTAATGAAAGTTTAGTTACATTTGAAGTTAGGGATAACAATATTGTTCAAGTAAAAGGTATGCATAATAGGAAGCCATTTGAAAACGAAATTAAGTTTTTAACTAAGTATGCAGAAGCAAAGGGTCTTGGGTTACAATTCAATTAACCCAACCTTTTCTTATATATAGATCACATAAGAATTTTTAATTTTTGTGGTGTAAAATTAAACGAAACATACTGGGTGGTATATTTATGTACCCCCAATACAAAAGTAGTTTAAAAGCGCTTTAAATAAGGTAAAAAAGGGGGTGTTATTATTAATTTTTATAACAATATTAAGGGTAGTAAAAACTATTTCCAAACAAAACAATACTTCAATGTTTGGTATAAGTTCGACGTGCCTTACAAAGATGGTAGTGGTAAAACGTTCTTACGAATATATAAAGATGGAACTATAAAAACTAAAGAAGGAAGAGTTTTAAAACGCCGTAGACAAAAAGATGGTAATGGTAAATATTTCATTTTTGTAAAAATAAAACACAAAGGTGTTGAATATAATTTTGAATATGACAGGGTAATTTATAAAGCTACACATCCTGAATGGGATTACAAAAGTAAGGAACGTGTACTACATAAAGACGACAATTTATTTAATTCGAGACCAAGTAACTTATATTTAGCTCCACCATATAAGAAACCTAAGAAGTATACAGTGGAAACGAAAAAACTTATGAGGTACTTATATAGGTACACTGAATTAAGTTTACGTGAGATAGGTGAAATGCATGGGTGTACAAAACAATTAGTTTGGAAATTTGTGCATGAGGTCGAGGATGAAATTGGAAAAGATAAACTTAATCCTGAGAACTATCATGAAAAGTTTAAAACACAGCTCAAGTTTGACAAAGTAACGGGAAAATTTATTTCTAGAAATTCATAATTTACTATTTACAATCTGATATTAATATGTTATAATGTAAATATCACTGAGGAATCAAACCGATTTTCTTAAGGAGGTATTTATGGAGATATTAAAAAGTCTTTATGAACTAGAACTTCTTATTGGATTAGTATCAACTATTATTTTTATTTTGTTATTTAATAAATTATCAGAACTTAATAAAAAGTTAATAGTTAAATCAATAAGGGTATTATTAAATAAAGAATAATAATATTTAACCTATTAATAGTGAGGAGGAATAATATGAATAAATATTTAAGTTTAGTACGTTACCCAAAAGATTTAGCAATAGATGCATTAAGTAGTTTTGACGAAATTACTGTTACTGAAAAAGTAGATGGGTCTAATGCAAGTTTTAAATTGAACAAAGATGGAGAAATTAAATGCTATAGTAGAACTATGGAATTAAAAGGTGAAAACGGATTAAATGGTTTCAAACAGTGGGTGTTAAGTAATGTTAAAAAGGAAGATTTAATTCCTAATATTATTTATTTTGGTGAGTGGTTAACAAGACACAAGGTAGTTTATCCTGAGGAATGTTATAATAAGTTTTACTTATTTGACTTATATGATGAGGTAAGAAACATTTATATAAATCCTTTTAGCGTAACTAGTGTTATTAACTTGGTACAACAAACAGAAGGAATGAAGTTTGCTCCTTGTTTATATGCAGGAAAGAACCAACCAATTAGTTTCCTTAAAGAGTTATTAAGTGAAAGTAAATTAAGGGAAGGTATACCTGAAGGAATAGTTATTAAGGATTACGACTATAGAAATATTCATAAAGAACTAGTAATAGTTAAGTGGCTTAATGAAGAGTTTCAAGAGTTTACACCACAAAAACAACCAAAAGTAATAAAAGAATTAACAACTGAAGAGGATATAATGAACGTTTGGTGTTTAAGCACTGTCACACAAAATAGAGTTGATAAATCAATTTTAAAATTACAGGATGACAATATACTTGAACCAAAGTTGATTATAGACCACATGAAAGACTATATTAATTTAGTAAATAAATATGTTTATGAAGATGTAGTTAAGGAAGAATTAGAAGGATTTTTAAGTGAAAACAAAACTATTATCACTGAAGAAGAAGTTCTAAAGTGGTTAGGTAAGTTTGTAAGTTCACACGTACCAAGAATGATTAAATATTATATTGGTACATTAAACAAAGAAGGAGAATAATATGAAAAAAGTTAAGTTAATTTATAATTGGAAACATAATAATACAGTATACAAGGCATGGGATAAGATATATATTAGTTTAGAAGGTATTTTAAAGGATATGAATCTTGAAGATGAAAAAGTCGCTGACCTTTACATAGCCTTATTAAAAGGTGAAGGTAAATGTACTTTTGAAGGAGTAAATATTGAAAAAATAATTGATACTACTAAAACAAGTACAAGTTCAGATACTACGGTAAACCTTTTTAATAGTTTCCAAGATGCAGTTAAATTTATGACAAGTTTTAAAAAACAATATGGAGATAACTTTTTGTATACAAACTTTACTGATATTAAATATGATAAGGCATATCGTTTAGAAAATAAAAATAAGGATGCTGTTGAATCATTAGTATTACAAGATGTAACAGTTGCTTGTTTAAAAAAATAAGATGAATAAATATCGTAAACAATTTTTAAACGAAGTACATAATGATTTTAAAGGGGTTTATAAACATTTATGTGAATTAGAAAAGGATGGGTATATTAATATAAAACAACATGATACCTATCCTAATCTTAAACTTTTTAATTATACCGACCTATGTACATTTGAAAGGAAATGGGACTACTATACACTTAATTGTAGGGGTTTAGTACTTGACACAGACAAACAAGAAATTGTAGCCCTACCTTTTTTAAAATTCTTTAATTATAATGAATTTGATTCAGAACTTTGTAAACCACAAAATGACAATTATGAAGTTTATGAAAAAGTTGATGGTAGTTTAGGTATTGGTTTTTGGTATAATGATAAGGTAATGTGGGCAACACGTGGTAGTTTCACAAGTACCCAAGCAATCAAAGCACAAGAAATGTGGGACAAAGAAGAACGTGATTACTGTGGTTACGGCTCTACTTTACTTGCAGAAATTGTATACCCTGAGAATAGAATTATTATTGACTATGGTAAGTACGAGGGTTTAAAACTATTACAACAAATAGATAATAAAACAGGAAATGAATGCAGTTACGAAAGGTTATTAGAACTTAGAGATTATACTAACATTGACATAGCTAACAAAGAAGAAATAAACAGTATTGAACAACTTATTGAAAATATAAATAAATATAAAGGTACTGAAAGGGAAGGTTATGTTTTAAAGTTTAAAGATTGTACTAGGTTAAAAATAAAGAACAAAGAATACTTAAATATTAATAGATTGGTATTTGGTATTAGTGATAGAAGTTTAACCGAAAACTGGAGAGATGGTAAAGCTGAAGACTATTTAAGCTTAATACCTGAAGAGTTTACCGAGAGTATAAAAGAAAAGTTTCAGTTACTTGACAGTGCCTTATTATATTGGAAACTAGAAGTAGCAAGTGCAGTTAGGTTTATAAATCACTTTCATATTGAAAGAAAAAATGTACAAAAAGAATTAAGGACAATGTTTGACCCAATAACTATTAATTGTGTGTTTGAACATTTTAAATGGCAAGAAACTTGTAATACAGTTTACACATATCCCTTACAAGATGCAGTTAACAAACTGTTAAGGGAACATATATATCGTAACTATAGAGAATATATTAAGGGGGAATAATTATGTTTACGTTTTATTTAATTGGTTTTTATCTTTTCTTATTTGTAATGTTTATTGTAAATATTGCTTTAATAAAAGACATTAAATCATTAATTAATAACATATGTAACACAACAAGTTCACTTAATAACCAAGCTTCAAAATTAATGATAGGGGTAATAATTTTTACAGGGTTATTATCCTTTGACATTATTTTTAGTGCTATGTGGTTCTTAGTTATAACTCTTTTGTTAATTATAACTATGAACAATAAGTAATAATTGTACTACTATAAATGATTAAATACAATTATAAAATAACATACTATTTGTAGGAGGAAAGAAAATGAGAAATATAGAGGAATCACAAAAGGATTTCCAAGATAGATACACCAATATTGTAAAAGATATTGAAAGTATAGCATTAAACGATGCTAAAAATGAAGACAAAAAAAGAGAAAATGGAAACATAAATGGTGACAGTGCTATGGGTACTATGTTACAATTTGGAAGTACAGTTGGAAGGGAATTTACTAAAAGTTATTTAATGAATCCCTTGTATAGTAAACTACATGATGAAGGTTTAATACATATTCATGATATGGATTTTTATCCTGAGGGTACAACAACTTGTATGCAAATAGATCTTGAAAAATTATTTAAGGAAGGTTTCAATACAGGGCATGGTTATTTAAGAACACCTAACGACATTATGTCTTATGGTGCTTTAACTGCTATTGCAATACAGGCTAATCAAAATGACCAACACGGAGGACAAAGTATACCATTTTTAGATTACTATTTAGCTCCTGGCGTATTGAAAACATTTAAAAAACAATATAAACAAACGTATGTTGATATGGCGGATGCTTTAGGGATTAATGAAGATGAAATTCATAGTGTTATAACATACATAAATAGTTTAAATAGTTTAAAAGAAGCTAAAGAAAATAGTGTTAAATTAACTGATAATATCTTAGTTATGGCTTATGATAAAGCGTTACAAAAAACGGAACGCATTACCTACCAAGCAATGGAAGCGTTAGTTCATAACTTAAATACTTTACACAGTAGAGCAGGTGCACAAGTACCGTTTAGCAGTGTTAATTTTGGTACAGACATAAGTGATGAGGGAAGAATGGTAGTAAGATCTTTCTTACTGGCAACTGATAAAGGTTTAGGTAAAGGTGAAACACCTATATTCCCAATATCAATATTTAGGGTAAAAGAAGGAGTTAACTATAATCCAACTGATCCTAATTATGATTTATTTAAACTAGCTTGTAAAGTTTCAGCTAAAAGGTTATTTCCAAACTTTGTGTTTCAAGATGCTCCATTTAATATGCAATATTATAACCCTAATGACTATAGAACAGAAATTGCTACTATGGGATGTCGTACAAGAGTTATGGGGAATGTATGTGGTGAAAGTACAACTCCGGGACGTGGTAATTTAAGTTTTACAACAATTAACTTAGTACGTCTAGGAATAGAACACGGTCTAGTTTCAGGTACTGTACAGAAACCTGATTTAGAAGGATTTTATAAAGACTTATTTACTTTAATGGATATAGTTAAAGAACAACTACTTGAACGTTATAGATGGCAATGTCAAAAACATAAATACAATTTTCCATTTTTAATTAATGAAGGTGTGTGGTATGGTGGGGAAAGATTAAATAACGATGACCAACTTGATAATGTATTAAAAACAGGAACATTAAGTATTGGATTTATTGGACTTGCTGAATGTTTAGTAGCATTAACTGGTTACCACCACGGAGAAAATAATGAAAGTTATAAACTAGGTTATGACATAGTTAAAGAAATGCGTGTTAGATGTGACTATTATTGTAAACAATATGGTCTTAATTTTAGTTTACTTGCAACACCAGCAGAAGGTTTAAGTGGTAGATTTACACGTATTGATGCTAAAAAGTATGGTAAAATCATAGGTGTAACTGATAGGGATTATTACACAAATAGTTTCCACATTCCAGTTTACTATAATATTTCAGTAACTGACAAAATTCAGTTAGAGGCTCCATTTCATGAACTAACAAATGCTGGTCATATTACTTATATAGAACTTGATGGGGATACTTGTAAAAATGTGGATGCATTTGAGAGTGTTATACGTACTATGAAGGAAGCAGGTATTGGTTATGGTGCCATAAACCATCCAGTTGATAGAGATCCAGTTTGTGGGTTTAACGGTATTATAGATGATGTTTGTCCACAATGTGGTAGGTCAGAAGGTTCACATAAATTTGAGCGTATAAGACGTATTACTGGATATTTAGTTGGGACACTTGATCGTTTTAACGATGGTAAACGTGCTGAAGAACACGATAGAGTTAAACATAATTTAAAAGATAAAGAGGAGAATTAATATGAATAAAAATACACAAATGCACGAAGATATAACTACTAATTTACATAAAATATATGTAGCTAAGAATCATGATTATGGTAATAGTGTACATGATACATATGAAAAATACGGTTTAGTTTCATTTTTAGTAAGAATGGAAGATAAAATAAGTAGAGCAAGAACTTTAGACCAAAAGAAGGAACAATATGTTTCAGACGAAAAGTTGGAGGATACTTTACTTGACTTAGCTAATTATGCTATAATGGCAGTAATGGAATTAAGATTGGCTAAAGAACAACTAACACAAGAGGATTGTGTTGAAGAAAATACCAGTTATTTTGTAGAAGGTTACACTGTTAAGGATAATCAAATTGTAAGTGTAAAAGATAATAAGGTTGTGGAAATAGATGAAACTAAAATTAGCTGGTAATATAGTTTATGATAGTATAGTTGATGGTCCCGGACTACGTGCTACAATTTTTGTACAGGGTTGTACACATAATTGTCCGGGTTGTCATAACCCTAGTACACACGACTTAAATGGTGGTACTGAGGTAGACATTAACGATATTATTAATGACTTAGAAAAGCATAAAAAACAATTTAGTGGTGTTACTTTAAGTGGTGGGGAACCACTATTACAACAAGATAAATTAATACCTATTTGCTTGTGGTGTATAAATAATCATAAAGATATTTGGTTATACACAGGCTTTACATACGAAAAAGTAAATACATTAGAAATAATGGATTATATAGATATTGTAGTAGATGGACAGTTTATAGAAAAATACAAGTCATATAATTGTTTATTTAAAGGAAGTACTAACCAACGTATAATAGACGTTAAACAAAGTAAAAAATTAAATGAAACATTTTTAAGTATTTACAATGATCAACCTACAACTAGTGTAAAGAATAAAAACAATATTTTCATATAATAATATTGTTTTTCTCTTACCCTTATGTTATAATGGTATTGTAAAGGAGGGAAGGTCATGAGTAGTAAACAAAAAACCCCTAAGCAAATAATGAAAACATTATGTAGTGAATTACATAAAAGAGGTTTTATAGTACAATACTATGAAGCTTATAGTACGTGTAGTTGTTATATTAAATTAGATTACGGTGCCTGTTATAGTATAAGGGTAAGTGATCACGATGGTTTTAGCCATTTAAAATACCGTTATAATGTTATGAATGATATAGTAAATAATTACACCGTTTTAGACGAAGGTAAAGAAAGAAAATATTATGGATTTACAGAATTAAATGAATTAGTTAATGATATAGTAAACTGTAGAGAAAATTTAAAAATTATGATGGGTGAGACGGGGTATAAAGACTATATTAAATCTTATAAATTAAGTGCACAATGTAGTACTGGATTTTGGTCTCAGTGTCATTTATATAAGTAAAAGGAGAATAAAATGAGTAAAGTAATAATGATGGTAGGGTTGCCTGGAAGTGGCAAAACAACATTTGCAAAAAATGTTTTAATGAAAAAAGATAATTATATATATTTAAGTAGTGATGATTTACGTGTAGAATTATTTGGGTTTGAATACCAAACACGTAATGATGAATTATTTAAGGAATTAGGTAGAAGATTAAAAGCTGCTATCGTTAATAAGCAAAATGTAATATATGATGCCACTAATATAAATAGAAAAAGAAGAATGGGGTTAATAAGAAATATAAAACAATTAGATCCTAATGGTGAAGTTGAAGCATATTGTTTATGTATACCTTATGAATTTATACTTAATAGAAATTTAGTTAGAGAAGAACGTCATATACCTGAAGATAAATTAGAACAAATGTATAGAGGTTTTAATGTACCTATAATGTCAGAGGGATTTAGTGATATTACGTTGTTAACTGTTACTGATACAATAACTGCAAATGTGTTTAAAGGTTTTGTAGCGGAAACACAAGAAGGACGTTTACATTTAGACTTATTACCTTATTACAATGAATTAAAGGATTATGATCAAAAGAGTATTTATCATGATTTTACACTAGACAAACATATTGAAAATGTGTTTAATAGAACGTGTGAAATTAAAAATGTAAACGGTGCTTTATGTTTAGCAGCTGCTTTACATGATATTGGTAAACCTGACTGTTGCACTGTAAAGGAAGATGGTATACACCACGGTTTTGCAGGACATGAAAATGTAAGTGGGTATAAAGCAGCTATGTTATTAGGTAGATGCGATATATTAAGTAAAGAAACTAAAGATTTAGTTTTAACTATAATTAATTTACATATGATGATTAAAAATAGTGAAATTTCAGATGACACATTACTTGAATATTGTGGTAGTGAGGAATACCTAAACTATTTAAAAATGTTTAATAATTGTGACCAAAATTAAAAAAGTTTAAAAATTTCACAAAAAAGTATTTACAAATCAGATCTTATATGTTATAATATATACATAAAGTTAATTAAGAGGAAAAAATGTATAAGCAAGCATTTATTAACTTTATACTGTATAAGCGCAAAAAGACCCCTGTTTTATAAACGTTACCTTTACAGGTAGCGCAAGAAATATAATTATTTTGATAATAATCGTATTTCTTGCAGTACTTGTAAAAGTACTATTTAGGTACAACCAGCAACAACATAGTAATTAACGATGGTTAATATTTGTCTTTATATCTTTACGATATCAGGACATATCGACACTGTGTAAAAGTAATTTTACACTTGTCAAAAGCATAAAGAGACTACGGTTTCTTTGTACATTTAAAACGTACCTAGCTATACATATACAAAACTTTAGATACATACAGCAATTAAAAATAAAAAAAGAAAATGCCGAAATTTTTCAAAAATGTATCTAGTTAAGTTTAGTTTACTCAAATGTTGATTAGGGTCGATATGGGATTAAATGCTAGACTTAAAGACAACACTACCTTCGAATGAACTTAATACAAAGGCAAAGTTAATTCTTTGCTTCATGGGCATAATGTCTACTTAACTTGTAAAAATGTACCCCAGCACCAGAGCCAAGTAATTGCGGTACATAGGTAGATTAACGAAGTATACATTAGTTAATGATAACAATAGTAATTTGAATTTTCCGGGAATTCGAAAGTTTGGGAAACGGTTATTGTTTAAAGTTATACCCATGAAGGAAAGAATTAATTTCCAAAATTAGATACTTACAGCAACTTAAAAATTAGGTCGCCAAAACACGTATTTGACTAAATACACGTATCTAGATAGTTAAAAAGTATATAATTAGATTCTCACAGCAAACCAAAATAAAGGAAGAATTTGTAAATCTTAACCAAAAGAATCTAGCATTATATAAATAACTACCTACGGGTAGTTTTCTTTTCAAATAAAAGGAGGAATAAATTATGAATTTTGACAAAGCATTACAAGAAGAAACAAACGTAGCATTCACTGAAAATGGTGGAGCTAGTAACCTAAGTACGCTTGACAAATGTTTAGACCTGTTTGCACGTTGTGGTAGTATGAGATCTGCAAAAGAACAAGATATTATTGAACTTGTAGATAGAGCATATGGTCAAAACAAACAACTTACTTTACTAATTTTATTTTACAACTGTGATATTAAAGAAGGTTTAGGTGAAAGACGTTTTACACAGATAGCACTTAAATACCTTGCAAACAAAGACCCTAATACGCTTACAAAAGTAGCTAGTTTACTACCTACATATAACCGTTGGGACTTAATGTATTGTTTCGTTGGTACACAATTACAAAAAACAGTATTTGGTATAATGAAAGAACAATATGTTTCAGATTTGGACGCTTTACAAAAAGATTCTGAAGCCAACATAAGTTTGATTGGTAAGTGGTTAAAAAGTGAAAATACTGAAAGTAAAATATCTCGTAAACTTGCACGTTTAACTATAGAAGAATTTGGGGTAACTGAAAGACAATATAGAAAAGCATTAGTAACTTTACGTAAAAGAATTAAGATTGTAGAACACAACTTAGTTAATAAAGAATACGCAAGTATTGATTATGATAAAATACCAGCCAAGGCTCTTATGAAGTATATTAAGGCATTTTATCGTAACGACGAAGCTAAGATAAAGGCTTACTTTGATAGTATTGAACGTGGAGAAAAAGAAATTAAAGTTACAGGTATTTACCCACATGATATTTTATATCAAGCAACAGGTGGTGTAACTTGTGGAAATAGTTATTTAAAACCTAGAAAAAGTGTTCCAAACCAAAACTACTATAATGAATTATGGAAAAACCAAAAAGATTATATGAAAGAAGATGATCTTACTATGGTTGTAGCTGACACTAGTGCCAGCATGACATCTCCAATTAGTATTAATTCGAATGTTTCAGCATTAGATGTTGCTATGGCATTGGGTATTTATTGTAGTGAAAGATTAAAAGGACAATACACTAACAAAATGATTACGTTTAGTTCAAGACCTAGTTATGTAACACTAACAGGTGAAGATTTACTAAGTAAACTTAGATGTGTTCCTAGTATTGTAGATAACACTAATCTTGTAGCTGTATTTAAACTTTTACTTGACACTGCTAAAAGTTATAACATAGACGAAAAGGAATTTCCTAAAAAGTTACTTATTATAAGTGACATGGAATTTGATGCGTCTACCGAAACACGTTATGGTAATAAAAGAACTACTGTGTTTAGAGACATAAAAAATATGTTTGATGGTACAGGGTACAAAATGCCACAAATAGTGTTCTGGAATGTTAATAGTAGAAATACACAATTTCCTATAACTGTAAATGACGAAGGGGCAGTACTTATAAGTGGGTATAGTCCAGTAGCATTAAAGGCAGTATATGAAAGTGAAATATTTACTCCTGTTGATGTTATGATAAAAGCAGTTACAGCACCACGTTACTACCAAGTAATAGAAAAGTTAAAGTAAATAAAACTCACATAATGTGAGTTTTTTTGTTTACTTTTAAGTAAAAATATGGTATAATATATACATAAGGAGAGTTAATATGGAAAATAATGTAATAGACTCATTTAGTGGTGAGTATGAATTTTTAAGTAATTTTTATGTTAGAGAAATGACCTTTAGAGGTTTAAAATGTACAAGTTCAGAATCGGCATTTCAGGCTATGAAAACAACCAACTTAGAACAAAGGAAAGAAATTGCTGCTGCTTTACCTTCAAGATCTAAAAGACTTGGTAGAAAAGTACAACTAAGAAATGATTGGGATTATATAAAAACAAATGTTATGTATGAAATAGTTTTGGCTAAGTTTACACAACATCCTGATTTAAAACAAAAGTTATTAGACACAGGTGATGCTAAGTTAGTTGAAGGTAATACTTGGGGAGACCAATTTTGGGGTGTTTGCGACGGTGTAGGACAAAATGAACTCGGTAAAATATTAATGTGGGTGAGGTTTGAATTATCATGATAGGACAAAAATCATTAATTAATTATATAGATAATATGAAAGAACTGCCTAAGTGTATTTTATTACAAGGTATTAGGGGTTCTGACACACATAGTGTGGCTAATTATATTAAAGATAAATACCCTAACCATCAACTTGGTATTATAGACACGTTAGATGTTGAAACATTTAAGTTAATAAATATCGAAGCAGAACAAACAATAACACCATTAATAATTTATATTGATAACTTAGATTTAAGTAGTGTACAATGTCAAAATATTGTTTTAAAAGAACTTGAAACAGAAAACAATTTAGTTCATTTTATACTTGGTTGTTCAAATAAGGAAAACATAATTAGCACAATAGTTACTAGAAGTGTTACTTTAAAAATGTTACCTTATACTAAACAAGATATGGAACTATACAAAATTAAATACCATATTAAAAATAATATTGATTTAAGTATTATTGAGACACCAAAAGAATTACAGTATTGTGATACTATTTACGATAAAATGGAAACAGTTATAAATACAGCTAATGCTTTAGTTTCAAAGTTACCAATAGTAAATACAAGTAACGCTTTAAAAGTTACTAAAATTATACTTGACTTAGACACTAACCCAATGTTAATTACTATCTTTACTCACATATTACAAAAAGAAATTATGGGTAGTGATTACTTTTCAACAGGTCAAAAAATAAAAATGGAATATATGTTGGAACGTACATTACAGGAGTTAAATAATAATATAATAACACCTAGTAGTGCTTTAGACACCCTTATAATTAATTTAACATATACCATTATGTAAAGGAGGATATTTATGTTATATATAGGAGACAAATCATATTTTAAAAGTAAATATCCTAATTTACAGGAAGTAACTAGTTGTATACAAATAACAACTAATCAATTAAACTTGTTTAGTACTAACAATAATGAACTTTTATATTGTGGTGATGACATACTTAATGTTGAACCACAAGAAATAAAAGGTAGTATATGTTTGTTAACAATTGATAAAAGAAGTAAACTATATAAATATTTTAGTAAATTAAATAAAGTAGAATGCGAACCTGAAGTAACTGACCAATTAGTTAACAACATCTTTCCGGGGGCTAATACTAATTTATTTAAAGGTATTTCATATAGTAGTTTATTAAAAATTAAAACACAATACGATTTAATAAATAACCCAACAGTAAATGATTTAAAATGGTTAGTAAGTAACACAAACACTGACTGTATATTTGAATGTATTGAACAATTGCTTAATAAGAATGTAGGATTTTTTACATTATACAATTATTTAATTGGTTGTGGTGAAAGTAAGTTTAAAATACTTGTAATGGTTAAAAAACGTGTACAACAATTAATACAGGTTTATAACTACAAAAATGCGGATATAAACGAGATTGTTAGTAAAACAGGTATAAACTACTATGGGGTTAAGAACTCCCTTGTATTGGTGTTTAAATACAATTTAGTAGAGCTTATTACTATATATAATAAGTGTAACAATGTAGAAGTTGGAATTAAGGAAGGTTTATATAGTGAACTAATAGATATAGACAACTTATTTATTAGTATCTTCCATAAGGAAAATATATATGAATAGAAAGAATAAAGGTGGTAAAAATGAATGATGCAATAAGTGTAATTACCAAATTAAAAGAAAAAGGTTTTGAAGCCTATTTAGTAGGTGGGTGTGTAAGAGATTACATACTTGATAAAGTCCCAAATGATTATGATATTTGTACTAATGCTTCACCTAGTGACATGATGCGAATATTTAATTATGAACTTACAAATGGAATTGAATATGGTTGTGTAACAATACTTGAAGGTAGTTCTAAAATACAGGTTACTACATACAGAACTGAACAATACAATGGTGTTAATAGGTCACCTAGTGTTAGGTATAGTAGAGATGTTAAAGAAGATGTAATTCGTCGTGACTTTACAATTAATGGTTTGTTACAAGATGAAAACTTAAATATTATAGACTATGTAGGTGGTGTACACGATTTAGTGTATGAAACAATTAAGTTTGTAGGTGACCCAAGAGAAAGAATTATGGAAGATCCTTTAAGAATACTACGAGCAATAAGATTTAGTTGTACCCTTAATTTCACTATCGATCCAGACCATTTTATCATAATGAAAGAATTAAGAAATGAATTAAGTAGAGTAAGTGCTGAAAGGATACAATATGAATTAAATAAGATGTTTAGTTGTAACAATGTTAAACGTGCTATTTATTTATTAAAGGTACTTGGTTATGATTTTTATGGTTTACCTATAAAGGACTGTTTTAACTATGTTACTAATGGAGATTACTTAATGCAACTTGCACATATAAATCATAGTTATTTATATAAAGTAAGTGACGTACTAAATAGTTTGAAATATACAAAAAGTGAAATTGCTATTGTAATTATGTACATTATGTGTTATAATAATATTGTTAATTCCAGTAACTTGGATGTAACCATAAAGGAAATAATTAATGAATATGGGGAAACTAATTTTTTAAAGGTTTGCGAATATATACGTAATTGTAATCAACCATTATATATAAATGTTTACTTTAGATACAAAAATATTTTAAACAGAAAAGAAGCTTGTACTATTAAGGATTTAAAAATAAATGGGGAAGATTTAATTAAGCTTGATGTACCTGAACACAAACGTGCTAGGGTATTAAATTATTGTTTAGAAACAATACACGAGTTTCCAGTATTAAATACAAAACCAATGTTAAAAAGTATTATAAAAGACTTTTTACAAGAAGATTATTTTGAATAATAAAGGTGGAGATTAAATGAAATACTTTGTAGTAAGTGACATACACGGACATTTTAAGGAATTAAAGTATTACTTATACAAGGCAGGGTATAGATACAAAAACCCTAAACATAAGATTATTGTATGTGGTGATATATTTGATAGGGGTAATGAGTCTTTAGAAGTACTTACCTATGTTAGAAGGTTACAACGTAAAGATAAACTTATACTTGTAAGAGGTAACCACGAAAATTATTTTCAAATGTTCTTAGAAGGTGCAAGCATTGCATGGCATTGGTTTAATAATGGTTTTTACAAAACAGTTAATAGTTTAACAGGTTATGCAGACCATTTTAAGAGTACTATGGAATTATGGGAAAATAACCAAAGTGTTGAAGCTAATAATGTAACTTACGATACTTACTTGAAGTATGAAAATTGGGTACGCGGTGATTTAACATCATACTACCATTGGTTATTACCTTGGTTACAACAATTACCTGATTATTACGAAACAGAACACTATATATTTACCCACGCAGGTATTGACACAAATACTTATGATTATAGAACTCCAACTAGTAAAAGTTGGTTTGAATTACAACAAGATGATGGAAGTTTCTTTAATAAAAGTATTTGTAATACTGAAAAAACTGTTGTTATTGGACATTTTGCAACAGACAGGTTACGTGATATGTATAATATACCTTTAACTAACACCACTAATGACATATTAGTTAGGGAAGATAAAAAGGTAATTGCTATTGATACCTGTACAATATTAACAAAAAGAATAAATGTTTTAATTATAGAAGAAGAAGGAGAAGACAAACAATGAAACAATTATGGAACGAAAATTTAATACCCTACATAACTGACAAACAGTTAAATTATTTATGGGGATATGTAAACAGTTTATTACAAAAAATAAGTGATGGCGAAACAGTTGACACTTATGCTTGTACTAGCAAGGAAAGGTTATGGGCATACACTTTACTAGTTGAATACGAACTTATTAGACGTGGATTAGATGTAGACTTTGGTTTACTAGAAGGTGAGGTTCACTTTTACAACCTACATAGTTTACACTATAATATGATTATTAACTATAATAATGTAGTAGGTTATATTAAACAAGGTAGATGTTATGTCGACCACCATGATGCACAACTATGCGAACAAATAGTTAAGTTAAATGCTAAAAATGTAACACCAAGAAACTTTGAAGGTACTTGGGATAATTGGTACACTAGTTATGAAGAAGGAACATTACCTGTACGTAATATACATAAAACATTAGCAAAATTTATTATAGACGATATTGAATATAGAATTAAAAAAACTGAAGAGGAGTGATAATATGTTAGCTGTAAAATATAGACCAAGGTTATTTACAGAAGTGATAGGACAGAGTGTTATAATTCAAATATTACAAAACCAAATTGAACAAGGTAAAGTAGTAAGCAGTTATTTATTCAACGGGGGTAGTGGTACTGGAAAGACCACTATTGCCCGTATTTTTGCTAATACACTAGATAGTGAAGTAGTAGAAATAGATGCTGCAAGTAATAATGGTGTGGATAGTATTAGACAAATAAATGACAATGTTAAATACCAACCACTTAATCATAAGTATAAAATATTTATAATAGATGAGTGTCATATGTTAAGTACAGGCGCTTGGAACGCTTTACTAAAAACACTTGAAGAGCCACCATCATATGTAATATTTATTTTATGTACAACTGACCCACAAAAAATACCTGAAACTATTATTAGTAGGGTACAAAGGTACAACTTCCAACAACCATCACAAGAAGAAATAAAAAATAATTTAGTAGACATTTATACAAAAGAAGGTTATGAACTTGAAGAATATAGTATGGAAGCACTTAATTATATAAGCAAACTATGTAATGGTGGGGTTAGATTAAGTATTAGTATGTTAGAAACTTGTTTACATAGTGGGCAATTACTTAGTGTAGACGTGGTTAATAGTGTACTAGGTAGGGTTGACACACTTAATTACATTACAATGTTACAACGTATTGTAGATAAGGATTATAGTAACCTTATAGACGAACTTGAAATTACAAAAGAACAAGGTATGAATTTTAAACAATATATACAAGAATACTTAGTATTTATAGTTGACCTAAAAAGATATATAATTACACGTGATTTAAGTACCTGTTTAGTTAGTGAAACATACTTAGAGGATATTAAAGGATTGTTAAATAACATAGTGGATATGTATGGTGGGGATATTAATAAATTAAACACCTTATTAAACACCATTTACAGCTCTTTACAACAACTTTTAAGGGACTCCCAATACCTAAACAACCCTTACTATATTTTACTTGGTAATATGTTAAAAATAGGGGAGGAATTGTAATGAGACTATATGCAATTAAAGATATTAAAAATGGGGGATTAATAAAAGTTAGTTGTGAACAAAATTCCCCTTTTTACCTTTCATATGATGGGTGTAATAAAGCTTTGAATTATTATTGTAGACCTTATGAAAGATATAGTAGAACTAAAGAAGAAAATGAAAAAATATTTAATGAAAAGTTAGCTAATTATAAAGTAGTTAAATTTGAGGTAACCGAAATAAATGAAAACATATAGAATAAATGTATGGGTTAGTGACGGTATATACCCACAACACGAAAAAGAAATATTAATTAATTTAAACCAAGATGAACTTAATTGTGTTGAAAAAATAATAAGTGCTTTGTTTAATAATACTAACTTTTATAGGTACAGTATTACCGAGGTAACTATATTATAAAAAAGGAGGAAATAGAATGGAAATAAACGAAGAATTATTAAAAACATATGATGTGTATTTATACACTAGTATGAATCCTATTACTAAAACAGCACAGGGTGTATACTATAGACGTTTAAACGAATTTCAATTTAGTAAAATACTAATGAGGGTTAAATGGTACAAAGAATTAAGAGGTACACCTACATATAGTAATGCTAAACAGTTGATGACTGTACACGAAGTAATAAGAGAAATTAATGAAACTAAGTATTTAGAAATAGGTACTAGAGTACAGTATTGTGATTTATCCCAAGACATAATAAAAAAGGCTTAACGCCTTTTTTTTTGTTATAGTGTTATTTGGTAAGTAGTAATAGGACCTTTTAATTCTTTGTTATATAGGAATGCTTGCATTGTTTTATAACTAGTTGTGTAACCTTTTTTATAGTGCCAGTTATCATCACCTGCAAGTGTACCAACAGTACGTTTAACAACACCACTTTTTTCCTTAACTTCCATATGATGTGTATGTCCTACAAACCATTCACTATACTCTGTAACACCCCATAGTGTTCTTTGTTCACTTTGCATAAGTTCAAATAGTCTATCTCCTTCATCGTCACCGTGGGTAAACCCAAGTAAGTTAATTCCAATTTGTCTGTATTGTCTACTCTTTGCACTACTGTCTACTGTAACTCTTCCATTATTACTGTACTGAGCTCTAAGTACTTCTAATGCAAAAAATGACATTTTAGTATCGTGATTGCCGGGTACATAAAATACATCAATATTACAATGGTTACTAAGTTCATCAATAATACTTTCTAACCATTCTACCCCTTCCCTAAATACTTGTCTAAGTGTAGTTTGGGTGTCTTGTCTAGTACCATTAGTAGTAGTAACTTCTATATTATCGTAATGAAAAAAATCACTACCTATTGGAAATAATATATTGTCAATAGTGTCTAAGTTTACACGATTTAATAATTCATACAAAGCATATTCATATCGACATTTTGTACTAAATATATCTACATTATCGTCTACTTCTCCCTCCCAACTATACTTTCCAAAGTGTACGTCGTATAGTGGTAAAACAAGTGTATTATTATTAACCTCTTTAAACCTTATTTTAGGCTCTTTTAACGGTGAGTCTGTTAACCTAGTAACAATATACTGTAACTCCTCTTTCCCGTTAAATACCCAGTTATTTATAGGCTTAAACGTAGCCTTAACATTATAGTTTGTTATAACCATTGGCTCCATTTGTTTGTTCTTCATTGTAACGTTGTGTGCACCACATTTGTACCCTGTACACTCCCATTTATCCCCGTCAATATCAAACAATGATCTAAGTTGATCTAATGTTAAATTGGCAGGGTTAGTATTTAATATTTTAGTGGCACTTAGCGTACCATTGTTGTAAATAACTTCCCCATCCTGTAAATTAGGTTCAACTCCAGTTTGATCATTATTTTTTAATAAATCATTTATCTTTTGGTAAGTGGTTGGGTACTTATTAGGGTTCTTTTTGGCTCTACATATTGTACTTACACTTACTTTAAGTGTCTTTGCCAGTTGTTTGTTTGTCATTTAGTTCCTCCTTCATTTGTAATAGTTCTAGTTTATCTTTGTATTGTAAATAACCTTTACGTAGCATATATTGATATATTTGTTTTCTAAGACTAGTTTCTTTTTCATGACAGTACTTACATAGTGTAATTAAGTTTTCGGGCAACCCTTTACCGCCGTGGCTACGACGCTCTATATGGTGAGTTTCTAAACAAACTATACCACCACATAGGGCGCATTTATTATGGTCACGGTGTCTAACAAACTCGAAAACTTCGTTACTTATCTGTAGACTTTGTTTTCTTTCCTGTTTGTTTTTTTGTCGTTGTCTTTTTTGTTTTAGTTGTTGTTCTTTTTGGTACATTAACTTCCTCATAAGAACTAAGCACTGTTGTTTGGGAAGGCATTGTTATTTTTTGTTCCACCATTTCGTGTGTAACTATTCCTAACTGTTTAGCTTCTTCGTAATTTAAAAACCACTCACGTTTACCTTTGTCTATTACCTCTAATTGTTTATCCGTAATACGTGTATACTTAGTAATAAGTTTATGCATACAGTTGGTTAAATCCTGTTTAAATTCCACTTCATTTTCGTGGTCAACACGTTTACCATACATACCATAACTTAAATCATGGTACATTAAATGGGCATTATTACTCATTGTTCTAACTCTTGCTGAACACAAAATTAAAAACCCAGCACTGTAAGCATAGCCGTCTACGTGTACATTAACATTGTACTCTTGTATAATGTCTATTAAGGCAAAAGTATCATGTAGTGAACCACCACACGTTTTAACACGTAAGGTTTTGTTTTTATTTACGTTATCAAATATCTCTTTTATACATTTATTAACACTAAATTCGTTAACCTCATCGTATAAAAATATAATAGCATCGGTCTCGGTTACGTGAGGCATTGGGCTCTTACATAACACTTTCATCATTTCTTTTTCATCCATAGTTGGACCTCCCTTTTTCTACTACCTACAAAATATAACAACGCGTTATTTTAGTAGTAATTAAATTATAACATACTTTTATTTAAAAATAAACATTTAATTACTACTTTTTATAACTAATCGGTATTTCTTATAGCTTCAATAGTTAGTTGTTTTATTTCGTTGTATAAGTCTTCATTATCATGTAAAAATTCTACAACTTTTGGTTTGCCCTGTCCTATTTTTGTTTCATTATAAGAGAACCATGAACCACCTTTGGTAATAACACCCAAGTCACTTGCTACATCGGCAAGTTCACTATAAGGGTCTAATCCTTTACCAAATTCAATGGTAACATCTGTTTTCTTAAATGGTGCTGCTACTTTATTTTTAACTACCTTTACAGTTGCAGTTGTACTTTCTTCAGTGTTGTTGGCAGTTGCACCTTTTCTTATTTCAATACGTTGTGATGCAGCAAACTTTAATGCTTGACCACCTGGAGTAGTTTCAGGATTTCCATACATAACACCAATTTTCATACGTATTTGATTAATAAATACTATTGTAGTGTTTGTCTTTTGGGCAACGGCTACAAGTTTACGCATTGCTTGTGACATTAACCTTGCAAGTAAGCCAATATGTGTGTCTCCCATTTCTCCTTCAATTTCTGCTTGTGGTGTAAGTGCGGCAACACTGTCAATTACTATTAAACTTATTTGCCCAGTACGTGCAAGGGCTTCACAAACTTCAAGTGCTTGCTCACCATTGTCAGGCTGGTTAAAAATCAACTTATTAAAATCTACCCCTAAGTTACCTGCATAATAAGTATCTACTGCGTGTTCAGCATCTATATAGGCACATACTTTATCAGGAAACTTTTTTTGTGCTTCTGCTACTGCGTGTAAAGCAAGTGTAGTTTTACCACTACTCTCAGGTCCATATATTTCTATAATTCTACCCTGTGGATAACCACCACCTAAAATGTGGTCTATTTTTAAACTACCACTACTTATAGTAGGTACTTTTTTAATAGTTTCCTCAGTTAAAATCATAACACTTTCATCACCAAATTGTTTTCTTAATACTTTAAGTGTGTCTACTATGTCTTGATTTAATTCCATATTGTTCTTCCTTCCTTATGTTATTGTATAATTAGTTACACTAACTATACTATATTCTATTAGTATTACAGGTACAACTATGCCTTCATCATTACAAGAAGGAAAATTCCATACATTTGTTATATGGTAGTTTCCTTTAATAAAATCTTGTAGTTCTTTTACGTTATATACTATTTTATAAAACATATTACCACTTAAAATTATTTAATTGTTCTTGTAATTTCTTTAAAGCATTTATTTTAGTTTCGTAGTTGTTATAAAATTTCTTAAACCTTGTTAGGTTAAGTTTAATTTCATTTAAACTAGTCCATTCTTCAATAGTGTCCTGTAATGCTAATGTGTCAAAATATTCATTGGCTGGAAACTTATTACTATTATGTTCTGTTTCCCATTGATCTCTATGTTTCTTAACCGCTAAAGCGTGGTCTTTATCACATAGTAATTTTTTGTTTTCGTATTCTTTTTCATACCTAGCAAGTATCTCTCCAGCTACCATTTGTAAGTCACTTAATATAACTGTTTTTTCTGCTATACTACTTGCGTCAGTGTTAGGTAGTACCTCTACCTTTTTACTTAAATCATTAATAATATATACAAGTTGGTCTTGTGTATATGTTATTAAACTAAAAGGGTCTAAGTTATAATTGTTTTCCATATTTTATAATTAACCTCCTTAATAAGTCTTCAACATCGTATACGTAGGTTACAATTTTCTTAGTTCCATACATCGGTGTCGCTTCAATGTCTCCATTTTTTATATGGTTACGACTTATACTTTTAGCTCCAGTTTTTGCTAACCTATTTAATTCATTTATGTGAACAAAATAATGTTCATCAAACTTACTGTATTTAATTAGTACACCCGGAATAACACCATCATATTTAGTTTTATTAGTTAACCCATCTTTTTGGTTTTTACTAATATGATTTAACGGTAATGTGCCCGTAGCCGTACTTTTTAACTCCATATAAAAGATGTTTGGGTATAGGTAGTTAATATAGTCGCAAATGTTAGAAACGGCTGTAAAACCACCCATAGTATCGTATAAGCGTGTGATACATAAATTTTGTACCTCACAACTTATGTTAAAGTCTTCTTCAAAACGTTTACCACTATTCTTCGCCATCTTCATCATCTCCTGCTACTGTAAAATCTACTTTAGTAAGGTCTGGTGTAAAACCATCATTACCACAACGATTTTTATAATGACAGTATTTACATTTTGATATTTTAATAGTACGTGGTGGTAGTTGTTCTAATTTTTGGTAAGTTTTAACATTTTCTATTTCTCCTATTACATCTTGTTTAACTTGTCCGTCAACAAAAAATTCAATAGGTAGTAACTTTAAGTTGTCCCTGTTTTCGTACACATAAAGTATATTATCAATACCTAAGGCAATACTATATGCCCCACCCTGTCTTTGGTGTTCTTCATAAGGTACACGTTCAACTTCTTTGTACTTAACTGTCCATTTATAGTTACCCATAGTTTTAATTTCTATAATATAATAAACACCTTTTATTTTTACAATACCATCACATAAAAATCTAGCACTTATTATATCATTATAAAGTTTAACTTCATTACCTTGTCTTTCAATTACTTGGGTTTGTAGTTCAGGGTGTTCCTCTAAGTATTGAATAGGGTCTACCCATTCTATGTCAAACCCATTTTCTTTCATTTTCATAACAATTTGTTGTATACGTTCATGTCGGTCTGTACCAGTTTGTAACATACTTAGGTTAGGTCCAGCCTCACTTGGAGGTCTGTTATCGGGTTCTTCTTCTATACCTTGTACCTTGTAATATAACTGTCTAGCACAACCACCAAGACTACTTGGACTAAACATATCTTTTTTTGGCATTCTTGGTGGGTTCATTTTTTGTTGTGTACAGTAAAAAGCATATTCAAATTGTTCAGCAATAGACTTAGGTTTAGTTGCTTCACGTATTAATTTAGCAAGTATATTACCACTACTCATTAGTATTACCTTCTGTTAATGGGGCAAGTATTTGTACTAAATTAGGGGTTTTAATAAATATAGGGCTATAACCTTCACAGTAACCAATAGTTATATTAGTTTTTTGTTTATTTATTAAATCGCTTAGTGCTTGTACGTCAAGTAACACATTTAAACTTATAGGTATTTCAGCAACGTCAGTTGTTAAAACTTCTTGTGTACCTTTAGTGTCTTGTAAACAAAGTTTATCATCAACTGTTTTTAAATAAATAGTATTGTTTGAAAGTATTTTAACTCTGTCAATAATATTTTGTATGTTACTTAATGTGTCAGTTAATAATAATGTTTGTGTAAGTTCAAATTCTTTAAAATTTAGGTAGTTAGGGTAATCTCCCTTACCTGGCTGTTCACCACCATATATAGTGTAGTTATCACTAACTATCATTACTACACCATCTTGTTGGTATAAATTAATATCTACTGTACCATCTATTGTAAGTAATAATTCTACCATTCTTTGTGTTAAGTAAAATGGTGTTGTGAAACTGTTGGCTAACCCTGTTGCAATACTTAATTTAATACCGTCTGTTGTAACAATATCTTTATCATTCAAGTAATAACCCATTAACATAGGGTTAACAATTAATTTACCCAAAGCGGCACTTGCAGTATCAAAAAGTAATAAATCTTTTATATTAAGTTTACCACTTACTACTTCTTCACTTGTAACATCAAGTAACGCAGGTTCAGGTACTATGTCAGTTAATATATCCATCTTATAAACACCATTACCTATTATTTCAAGTAATGTATTATTGTGTTTAAGTGTTATTGTTTCCGTTGTAATTTTTTGTACTAATTTAATAAACTGCTCCCCCATAATACTATAAGTATCTTCTTGTTCACAATCTACATTTAAACTAATTAAATACGTGTTGTTACCATCACTTGTATAAAATGTAAGTTGTTTGTCTTTTAGTTTAATAGTAATATAGTTAGTATATGGTACTATTTTATTACTGCCAAGACCTTTTAACAATTTACGGGTTACATTTTGTAGTAATATCGTATTTAATGTTATCTTTTCATATTCCATTTTGTTCCTCCTAAAATAATGTATTTTGTTTTGGTTTTGTACCATAAGTACAAACGTTATCTTTTGCTTTTTGTTCTAAGTACTTTATGTTAAATAAAGTTCTCTTCTTGTAGTCTTCACTAAGTTCCTCAATGGTATAACCAAACTTATTTACATAACTAGTTATTGCCTTTTGTACTGGTAATGATTGGTTAACAAAGTGTTGTTTTTTGTTGGTACTTTTGTCACTTAATAGTATGGCACCAAAGTCTGACATTACACCACCATTAGCACTTTGCATAATCCAACTACTTGCGTCTGCACTGTATAATGGAAATTGTGCTATTAAATCAAAGTCTTGTACCCCTAAGGCATGAACCTTAATATCAGGATTTTTGCTATGTTTAATAATTTCAAATATCTTATGCAACTTAGCAACCTTTTCTGCCTTTGTTTTACCTACTATATTTCCAATAGCAACTAAATCTACTTTAGGTTCAAAGTTAAGTATATTCTCTAAATACATAGTATTACTACCAGCATGAAATACAGGAACAAGTTTTTGTGGACTTTTTACTTTACCATACATATATAAAAAGTTTTCCCACGTTTTCTTATTAGCTTCTAAACGTTCCTGACTTGTAGCATTTTTACCCAATCTGCCTGGTATTGAATCTACTTCCATAAAGTAACGTAAACCATCGTCCCATTTATTAACGTAAGCAATGTATTCATCTATGTCTACACTAACACCACGTGTCCAAGCAGTGAATGCACCACTATCTAAAAAAGTTAATTTACCTGCTGCACAACGTTTCTCAAATGGTCTTTTATCGTTCCAGTAACTTAATAACCTGTGTAGGTCTTGTTGGTCTATATACTCGTCAGCTTCAGGACACTGAACCGGACGCCAGCAAAATAAATATTAAAAGGTTTTTTATCTTTTAAATTGTTGCTGTTCATAATCATCACTCTCCTTTATATTTCCAAATATAACCCAAACCTGTCTTGTTTACACCTTGTAAACACTTACCAATAGTATCAACACAACAATTATTATCTTTTGCCGCTTGTACTATACTTGGATAACTATTTAAAAATTTTCCTTCTTTACTATATTGTTCTATTTCTTTACCCATAATTAATTTACAGTTTTTATGTGCTAGTATTTCTGGTAACAAATAAACCTCGTGTTCATATAACCATACATACCCCTTACATAATATTTTATTACGACAAGCATAATTAATACTATTATAATGAACCTTCATTTGTTTGGCAGCTATACCACTACTTTCAAAAATGTTTATTTGGTTACCATTTAAATCGTATTGTAAAACTGTTTTACTTCTTTTGTTGTCCTTACCACTATTAACAGGACAAGCATCCCCACCTATTGTTGAATTAAAACCTTTATTATAACTATTATATAAATCAACATAGTAAATTTCTTTTTGTTTTAACTCTTTCATTGTGTTTGCATTATCTATAACTTCCCACGTAAAGTAATCTTTTGGATATTTACTTAGAGCCTTTTGGAATTTGTGGTTCTTTTTAAGGTCGTAATAATGTTTTTTAATACGTTCTTTTAAGGTATGGGTAGTTATTCCAATATAAACTCTTCCATCTTTATGTGTGCATTTGTAAACAATGCCTTCCATATTATTCTCCTTTCTCATTACTTAAATTATACCATATCTGTGGTGAAATGTCAAGTAATATAAATAAAAAAAGTTGGTTGTTCACCAACTATTTTTTAAGTAGTTTTACATTTACTCTGTCACGGTAACTACCATTATTTATCCATAATCTATATTCTTGATGTATTTCAAAACAGTGTGGATAGTTAATGTCTTCGTTGTAACATATAGACATCTCTTCATCAATTATGGGTATAGTAACATATTTGTGGTCTTTACTTAAAACTACACCACATTTGTATTCTCCATTAAAGTATTCGTTTTCTATAAGTATGTAATAATCTTCATAGGGTATATTTTCCTGTTTAAGGACCTTTATAACCTCGTTTAACATTACTTAATAAATAGGTAACCAAACACTTTTAAAGCCGTGTACATACCCATTATACCCATAATACCACTAAAACTAATAGGGTGGGTAGCAAACCTGTATAACCCACTTGTTTCACTTGGTACACCAAATATGCGTGTACAAATAAATAGTACCATAAAACTAACTACAAATCCTATTATAAATAATATAGGGGTATCCCAACTAAATATTTCTTTTAGCATTTAGCACCTCCAAAGTAAATTAAAAATCTCCAATTACTATTATCAATACGTTTCATTTTTAAGTCTTTAACCTGTTGTTTGTTATCATAATACATTGTTAACTGTTTGTTAACTAAGTCACTTGCCTTTAAGTCAGGGTATAAAGCAACTAATGTAGCAAGATCAACATTGTTAAGGTTGGTATAAGTTTGTTGTTCATAATTCATATAATTACCAACTATTTTAGTGATACCAACTTCTATATCAGCATTTTCTACTTCTAGCATTTCTATTTTTTGGTTTATTGTAGTATTGTCAAGTAGTTTAAAACTAACGGAGAATAATAAACCTACCATTACAAAAAATGCTACCACAAACAGTGTGCCACCAATACCCAAAAATGTTTCTTGGGTATTATTATCATACTTAGCATTGTCCCCCTTTGCTACAATAAACACACCACAAATCATTATTAGTAAACATATAATTACCATATTATTTCCTCCTTATAATATTATATTACCTTCACTTGGTTTAATGTCTCTTTGTAATAAGTAAAGGTATGCATCTTTAATATCATTTTCTTCTTTAGCACCACGACCATATGTACCGTTGTCAATTTGTGTCATAACAAGTTTTAAGTAAGCCATAACGTCACTTAATACATCGTCACTAAATTTCATACCATTTAGCATAAATGCAATAACTTTTCTAACACATGGTTTACATTTAAAACAAGGTTTTCCATCGTGTGGGAAGTAACAACTAAAACTGCCGTTCCATGCTTCTTCTAGTGTACCACCTTTGTCTAAATACATTTTAAGTAATTCACGTTTAGTGTATTCTTTAAAGTCTACATTAATACGTATATTACGTTCTTCAGTCCAGTGTTGTTTTTGGTACAAGAAACTAAATAGTTCTCCTGCCTTTTGTGCGAACTCAGGACTCTTATCTAAAACTCTGTCCCCGTAAGTTGCACCCAAACATATTTCATCGCCATAGTTAGTTGCTATAGCAGTAAAATATAAGTTACGTAAAGGAATTATTTTATCTTCCCTTTCAATACTATGTAGGTTAAGTACATCTTTTAGTACAATAACATCACTATCTAGTTTACTTATTTCTTCTTTACTATAGCTACTATTAATATCTATGTATAGTTTTACATCAGGTTCCCATATTTTACTTATTAACCAACTATCCATACCACCACTATAAAGTAGTACTTTTTTACTTTTTGGGTTAAAGTCTGTCATAACCATTACCCCTTTCATTATCGGCTTTTATTTTACCTTTAATATTTTTTAATCTTTGTTCAATACGTTTTATAATAACATTTTGTGCTTCCTCCATTGTGGCATACATAAAGTTTTCGTTAGTGTGTGTTGTACCGTTAGACACAATTTCATAACAAAGATTATTGTCTCTATCAATAGCCATACCCGTAACAGTATATTTATAAATGTTATCTTTATACCATAATTCATCGATTACGTATACATCTTGTCCTAGTTTAAATTTTGGTTCCATATTATCTTTCTCCTTTTAAAATTAAATATTCATCTACAGCTCTAATAGATTCTACTACTTTATCAAGTAGTTCTATTAGTTTCTTTTCTTGGTTAATATCTAAGTTGTTGTGTTGTATACCCATAACATTAACTTCATTATCAACCATATAATCTACTTTTTTATGGTCAGTAATAAATGTTGTATTACCCCACAATCTAATATCGTAATCAGTTACACTTCTTTTTTCCATATTAATCCTCCTTATTTAAAGTATGCTTTATTATGGTAGTCAACTAATTCATACTGTGTTAAATCAGTACCAATTAATTCTTCAGGTGTTTTAGTAGGGTTACTTACAATACATTTAACAACGGCGTGTAAACCGTAATGTAATTGTAAACCTATTGTTTTACTTGTAATGCCTGTAATGTCACGTATGTCTTCCCATACTTCTTCATTACCGTAAGGTCTTTTACCGTCCATTTCCATAGCACCAAACTCACACCCATTATTACTTATAAAGTATGCACGTCTTAAAAGTAATAAATGATAGTTAGTTAATACGTGTGTATTTATTTTTTCTTCATTTTTGTTAATAAGGTTAAGTTCTTTTAAAACCTCATCTCCATATTCATCTTGTATTAAAGCAATTGCCCTTTTGGCTTCTTTACTTAATTCCATATTACCCTCCTTTATATTACTATTATACCATATTAATTATAGAAAGTAAAGGACTTATTAAATAAGCCCTTGTTTTTCAAGTTTTTCTAGTACTTCGTTACGTTTATTGGTATTCCATACCATATTCATATGTCTATTACCAACTTCATTACGTACTTGATTTCTTGCAATTTTTCTATTATAAACAGTAAATTGTTTATTTTTACCACTACCAACAACTTCAACACCTAGTTTTGTTTTAAGTTGTTTACCATTTTTATCCCTGTTAAAAGGGTATATAAGTGTGTTCTTACCTAGTGTTTTACAAACATTTAAAGCATGGTTTAACTTTAGTTGTCTAATGGTATATTTAACTAGTTCCTTAAGGTTGTTAACTACTGTGTCTTCATTAGTAGTTGCATCTTTAATACTAACTGGTTCAATACCTTCCTTCGTTAGTTGTTCTTTAATTTCGTCAAGATCTGCATAAACATATCCAGCTGTTCTTAATTTTTTGTCGTCCATATTAATTCTCCTCTTTTATCATAATGTGATTTAAGTTACGTTTTAAACCATTATCATCTAAACCATAACCATATACAAATAAGTCATCTATTACATATAACTTCCAATCAGGTATATATACTTTTTTACTAGGGTCTATTGCTTTATCTAAAAGTACACACGTATTAATACTTACAGGATTCATTTTCATAAGTTCTTCAGTAACTGCTTTTAACGTAACCCCAGTATCACAAATGTCGTCCATTATAATAACATGACAACCACCCACATCAGGTAATTTAGTTTCTATCTTTAATTTACCTTGTTTGTTGTCAGTGTAGCTTTTTACCTTTATAAATTCAAGTGTATGATCAGTAGTTAACTTACGTGTTAAGTCACTTACAAAGTGCACACTACCGTTTAAAATACCAATAATAACAACTTTATTTTCTTCGCTTGCTTGTATTTTTAATTTTAAATACTCGTCAATATCTATAGCTAAATATTTTAAATCGTATTGTAGTTCCTTACTATTTATTAAAACATTTTTATTCTTTTTAAACATTTTGTTCCTCCTAGTACCTACGTACATCTTTTATTCTTATATAGTCTCCACTACATTTTTGTAGTGTAATAATTTCACGTAAAATAAGTTCTCCAAATGTAATTATAAGATACCAACTTGTTTCGTTTATTGGCAAGTTGGTAACCTTATACCCTACATTTTTGGTGTTAAGTATTAAACTATTATATTCGTCTACTGTTAATATTTTATTTACTTTTGGATACCATAAATCTTTAGCTTTATAACTCATCTTGTATGTCTTCTCCATACCAACGTTCGTTAATTTCACCATCACATTTAATAGGCATCTTTAGTTTAATATTAGCAGCGTCTTTCATTATTTGTACCATTATACTTAACGCCTCCTTAGCATTTTCTTTTGGTACTTCCCCAATTACTTCATCATGTATTGTAAGTAATGTCTTGTACCCAAGTTCACGTAATCTTTCATTTCTGTATAACATAAGTATTGCTACTTTAGTTATATCAGCACTACTACCTTGTATTGCACTATTTAGTATTTGTCTTTGTGCCTGTGCTATAGCTGTACCATTATCAATAATTTTAACTCTAAAATGTTGGGCTATTTCAGGCATTCTTTTTCTAGCCTCCCATTTGTTAAATTGGTTTAACATATTACGGGCACTTTCACATAATGTAGGATCTTGTCCAGTAATACTAAATTGTGGTAAGTTATAATCAGGTAGTCTTCTTTTTCTTCCCCATATAGTTTTAACAAAACCTTTTTGTCTAACTAATTCTTGAAGTTGTTGTTCAAAAACTTTAATTGAAGGATAAGTTTCGTAGAAACGGTTAATAATATCCTTAGCTTCATCAACAGACGTTTTTATTTGTTCTGCAATACTTGCAGCCCCACGCCCATATAAAATACCAAGTAAAACACTTTTAACATAACCTCTACGTTGTTTAGCTTCAGGACTAAATTTTTCTAAACATTCTTCATAAGGTAGGTTGTATATTTTACTAGCCATGTCACTATATAAATCTTTACCTGTTGTATAGGCTTCAATCATATGTGGGTCTTGGGCTAGAAATGCAGTAAGTCTTGGTTCAATTTGGCTATAGTCAGCTCCTATAAAATAATAACCTTCTTTTGGTATAAACATTTTACGTATGTCTGTATTATGGGAAGGTATATTTTGTAAGTTAGGGTCACTACTACTAAATCTACCTGTATCAGCTCCATATTGGTTAAACTTACCGTGTACACGTCCAGTATTAGGACTAATACTTTTATTAGGTAGTTTATCAATATAAGTTCCAAGTAATTTTTTTAATCCTCTATATTCAAGTAACTTAGTTATCATTTGGTTAAGTTCAGGGTATGCCTTACCAACTTTTGCCAATTCTTTTTTACCAACACTTTCCTTTTTAAGTCCTACTTTTAAATAATCTACTTTTAATATTTTAAATAATAAAATATTAAATTGTGTAGGACTATCTAGGTTAACAGGGTCATTAAGTTTACTATATAACTCAGGTTGTTCCTGTTTAAATTGTGGTAAATAAGGGTTTATTAAGTTACTAACAAGTTCATTTAATTCTATAAAACAAGCATCTATTTGTTCAGTATACTTAACACTTAACTCATGTGCATATTCTATATCAATACTAACACCAGTATCCTCCATACTTGCTACTGCCTCAGTAAGTGGGGCTTCTATTTGGGTAAATAAATAACCAGTATCTACTAAATCTTGTTCTATACAAGGCTCACTAACACCATCTAAAAATGGTAATTGGAATTTGTATAGTTCGTATGTAGCCCACGCATCAAATGCTGCATAGTAATACACACGGTTAGGGTCTAGTATGTCAAAGGTTAAATGTCCAAATAGTTTTTTATAATTATCAGGGTCTATTGTTTTCTCAGGTGTACCTAAACAATATTTTTCCCATAACCATTTTAAGGCATGAGAACTGTCGTTTTCGTTTAAAAACTTACCTGCAATAAGACAGTCCCAATAAGGTCTTATGTATTCATTTCCTTTGTAGGCATTGTTTATGTATCTAAGGTCAAAGGTAGCATTGGCAAATAATACTTTTAATTTACCATTTCTACTTAAATCTATAATACTTTTTATAAAGTTAGTTGCGTCTATATTAGGGTAGTTTAAATGTCCAACAGGTACATACAAACTTGTCTCCCCCTCAGTGTATAAACACAAACCAACTAGTTTGTCGTCAATTGGGTTTAAGCCAGTTCCTTCTGTATCTAAAGATAAAACGCCTGTTTGAATTATCTTTTGTAAGTAATCATTCAGGCGTTGTTCATCTTTACATAATTCCAATACCACGTCAGGTCTTTTATGTTGTAGCCTTGTTACGTACTCGTCCATACGTTTATAACATTCTTCAACATCTTGTACCCTTGTTCTAACTACACGTACTTGTTTAGGCTTTTTAGCTTTATCAATTACTTCTTTAGCAGTTAGTTTTGGTGTTGGTTGTTTAACGGCAATGCCAGCAAATAAACTATTTTGGTTCACTAGAACATTTTAGCTGGTGAATTTGTATTGTTTGTTTGTGTAGGTGTTGTAGGCATAACAATATTAGGGTTAACATTAAATTGTGTTGTTTGTGGTTGAACATGTTGTGAATATGCATTCATTATATTAGTACTTGTTTGGTTGGTGTTTAGGTTTAATGTACCTTGTGCTGCTTGAATCATTTCTTCTTCAGTTAACTCAAGTACAAAACCTTTGTGTCCATCAACTATTTTTTTACGTTCAGGTAAGTTAGGTACTGCACTATTAATAGCTGATACCACAGGTGATATAAAGTATTTAGTGTCCTTACTACCTCTATTACCTTGTCTTGTAATGCTATATGGAATCTTATTTAAAGCTCCATTTTGGTTCATAAATACTATTAATTGTTCAATATGGTTTTTACCTCTATCCCAAATTAATACTTCTTCTGTACCTTCTTTTACAAGTTGAATCATAGCTCTTAACATTGGTTTATAACCAGAACGTGCTAATGCGTCGTTGTCACTGTTTTGTTTTACATATCTTTCCTTGTCTCCAATTTTAATTTTGTAAACAATAAACCAGTCCAATTCGTTAGGGTTATCCCCATATAAGAATCTAACCACGGCACTGTCACCGTTGTTTTGTAGGTTAAAGAAACTTGTACCTCCATTGTTACCATATTTTTTTAATGCATCTTCAAGTGATAAGTTTGTGTTGTTGTTCATATTTTCTAATCCTCCTCTGTGTAAGTTGCGAAACTTGTTGGTGTTTCGTATAATTTAATTTCTGTTACCTTCATACCTACTGGCAATGCCTCATTTATATCTTTAAACATAATACGACTCATGTTTTCACAAGTAGTTCTACAACCTATTACTTTATTTTTGTAACCAAGTTCTTGGATATATTTTAAAATAGGTTCGTCACCACAAGCAATAAATGCGTGGTCATATTTTGATAAGATAGCTTCTTCTACGATAGATTTTAAGTTTTTAAAATCTATTATCATACCCTCTTTAGGGTGGGCTGTAATACTTTCAACTACTGGACCTGTTAAGGTTACAAATAGTTTATAAGTATGTCCATGAATATTTTTACATAAACCATCATGATTTAGTAATTGGTGAGAACAGTCAAAACTGTACTCTTTTGTTACGGTTAACATATTATTCCTCCCTTTAATAAGTTGTAGCCCCCCACCAAACTACATAATACTGTACCCATTATTAATGGTTAACTAACCACCATGTCAACAGTATCCCAATAAATTAATTATACCACAATCTTGTTAGAATGTAAATACTTTTTAACAACTTATGAGTTGTTTATATAAATCATAAGCCACACTCCAACCAAGAAATGCAGCAAGTGTTGTAATAAGGGCTATGACAATAGCAGCTACCATTACGGCAAACATTTTTTCATCTTCGCTCATATGTAATCCTCCTTATTTAATTGCTTGTAAAAATCTTTCTTCTAAGTGTTTATCAGTTCTAAATACACCTCTTGTACTTATAGTAACTGTACTACTATCAAATGGTGCTTCAACTCCTCTGGCTGTCATACAAGTATGTGTTTCTTCTAAACAAACAATTACACCTTGTGCGTCCATTTCTTCCATTAAAGCATTTGCTATTTGATCACTTAGTCTTTCTTGTAGTTGGAAACGTTTAGCGTAACCTTCTACCATTCTAGGTATTTTACTTAAACCAACTACTTTTTTATTAGGTAAATAACCAATACTTACATAACCATAAACAGGTAATACGTGATGTTCACAAACACTACGGCATTCAATACGTTTAACAATTACAATATCGTCATTACCACTATCTTTAAAGTTATAATCTAGGTCATCGTCATCTAAGTTAAATTGTACTTCTAAGTAGTCTTTAGGATTTTCACAATAACCTCTTGTCATTTCAAGCCAAGCTTTAACTACTCTAAAAGGTGTGTTTTTCATACCATTACTTTCACTATCACCACCACAAATGTCAATAAGTTTAGCAATACTAGGCATGATTTCGTTTTCTATACTTTCCATTATATCGTTATGGTCACCACTGCCTTTAATAATAACTCTATTTATGAGTAGTTTATTTATTTTTTCACGTTGTTTTTCATTTAATTCCATATTTCCTCCTTACACGCCCTGCCTATTACCCCATACCAAAGTATGAAGTTGTAACATAACATAAACGTCTTCCATATCACTTTCTAAAACCTTGGTAACAAGTTTTTCATAATCTTGTATTACCCTGTTTCGTACATTTAATATATCTTGTTCCCCAACGTCAGTGTTACCAACATTTAAGTACAATTTTATACCAGTTCTATTTGTACGTAGTTTAATATCTTGTATTAAGTTATAGTATCTACGAGCAAATTCAAAATCCTCGTCGTTAAATACTGGTATTTTAATTGTAACAGGTAAATTAAAACGTACTTTAGGATTATACATTAACCAATTACCTACGTTATCAATTACATCAGGTTGTCCACTAGATGGTGCTTTTGGGCTAATAACCACATTGTCTACCTTGTCTAGCCAATCAGGTAATTTACTACCTTGTGTTTCAACATCCACTTTAATGTCAGCTTCATGTAATGCATTAATAACTTTACTAAAGTCATATAAACAAGGGTTACCACCTGTTAGTACAACATTTTTTGTATTTGTGTCTTGACATTTAATTATTAATTCAAATAGTAGTTCATCTTCAGTATACACTTTTGTGTCATTATTTCTCTTCCAAGCAAACTTACTATCACACCAACTACAATTAAAATCACACCCTACAACTCTAACAAATAAAGTTTTTTTACCTGTGTTAGGACCTTCTCCTTGTATTGTAGGACCTCAACCGAACACTTCGGCAACAGGTATTCTTACTGTTCTTTCGGTATTCATATGTTATCACTCTCCTTTATATGTTTCCACGAACGGTTGTTATAAATATCCCATATAGTAGCATATTTTATATTAGGATACTTTTTACAAACGTCTTTTAAACATATCTTTTTATATTTCATATTTTTAATGTCTTGTACTATATTAACATTAAGTAAACAGGCTGGGTTGTCTACCCCTAACCGATTACGTAAATGAGTTCGTATAGCGTGTTGTGTATTTTCTTTAGCGGTTACCCATTCTAAGTTGTTAACAAAACAATTATTTTTGTTGCCATCAATATGGTTAACCTGTGGTAAATTATCAGGATTTGGTATAAAAGTTTGGGCTACCAATATGTGAACTAAATGTTGTTGTTCCTTACCATCTTTACATAAGGAAACAACGGGGTATCCGTTAGGTTTAAATGTATTTTTCTTTATAACACCTTTAAACGTACGAAGTCTACCCATACTATCTGTGTAAGTTCTATCAAGACTTCTTACTGTTCCATAATTAGATATCTCATACCAACCTTCATAGTTAGGAATCGGTTTAAATATTTCTGCTACTGGTATTTTAACCATTTTTACTCCTCCTTAACTATAAATAAATTATACCATATTAACTTCTGAAAGTAAATATCTTTAATTAAATAACATACTATTTTCACAAGTTAATAATTGTGCAGGTGTTAAATCATTAATATCCTTACACCCTTTTGGAAATATAAATCTTGTTACAAGTTTATATTTTATTTTTTGGTTTAACATATTGGCTCCAATTTTACCTGCCTTATCATTATCAGTTGCCACTATTATGTGGTTAACAGGTAAATTTTTTATTAAGTCTAATTGTTGTGGTGTAGGAACAGCTTGCATCATTGCTACAGCAAGTTTACCATAACTCCATAAATATAAAGCATCAATTATACTTTCAACTACATACACACATGATGTGTCCATAAGACTTAATTGTGGATTGTTTAAATGTTCATTTACTTTATCAATAGCATATAAGGTAGTTCCTTTACGTCCATCGTTATCATTTATAAACATTTTAATTTTGGTACATCTTTTTTGTACCATAATACATTTAGAATCTATATTATAAACTGGAAAACATACAACCTCGTTAATGTGGTCATAACTAATTTTAAAATATTCTAGTATAGCCGCATTTAACCCCCTATTAAGTAAATACCAGTTATTATTAACATTATAATCAGTGTCCGTAGGTAAGTCACAATAAGTTATAGGTAAGTCCGGTTTATTTTCTTTAAGTATATTTATAACTGGGCGTTCCTCTTGGGTAAACATAAAATGTTTACTTAACCATATCATGCCATAATGACCTTTATCGTCGTAACCAAACACATAGCTAATTAATTCAGTTAAATCAACTGTTTTGTTACAAGTAAAACAGTGACACACACCTGCATCTTGTTTACCTTTACTATCTAGTAATATACCCATACTTGGATGTTGTTCCATACCATTACCATGATAAGGACAACTAAACATAATGTTATCCCCTGTTTTTTTAATCTTTGTTAAAAAGGTAGATTTATAAAAGTGTAATTCTTGTAATAAAGTGTCAAACACTTCTTCTATATTTAAGTACTCTAACATTTAAAACACCTCACTACTACTAATATGTGTAGCCACTACTGGTGTATCCTCAACACTTGGGTCTACAAAATCTTGAAATATACCATAGTTAATATTCCACAACATTTTAAACCCAACTTCCTTGTCCCCATTAGTGTTCTTACGTACTATTACATTAAGTACATCCTTGTTAACGGCAAATGTAATTACCTTAGTACTGTTATGAGCCACACCGTCGCTCTCGCTAAGGTCTTCTAACTTAGGGGGATCCAATATACCCGACTCGGTTAATCCCGCGCTATTCCTGTTAGTTTGGCTATTTACAAGTATAGGTATATTAATTGTTTCTACAAGTAAACGTAAGTCTTCCATTATGTGGCTATATTTAAGTCTTTCACTATCGTTACGCTTACCTCTATAGTCCTCCATTAAACTTAATTGGTCAAGTACTACAACGTCAGGCTTATATTTTTCAATTAACATTTTTAACCTATTTACGTCAAGTCTATTACCACCTAAGTGTTTTGGTGTTACAACAATAAAAGGTATATCATTAGTACTTAGGTCAGCTACATATTTAAAATAAGTTTCTTTATTAACGTCTGTGTTGTCTCCAAGTTGTTCTTCACCATATAGTAAACCCTTATTACTAAAATTCTTATTTAAGGTGTCAAATCTAAAACCCATAATAGTTTCATTCATTTCTCCACTATAATACAAAATACTTTTACCACTTTTCCACATATTGTTTGCTATTTTTAAACTTAAGAAACTTTTACCTTGATTAGTTCTTGCTGCAAGTACAACTAAGTCGTTCTGTAAAAAACCACATATAATGTTGTCTAATTGTATAATGCCAGTTGGAACTCCAAGTGCTCCTTTGTTATTAATAGCTTGTTGATATGCATTAGCACGGCTAACATCTTTTATAATATTAACCCCTAAAGGTTGTTTACTTTGTATATTACGTATTTGTTCTACGTGTGAAGCAAGCACGTTAAATGCTTTTATACTGTCCTTACCACTTAGTTCGGTTCCCCATATTTTTGCAGTGTCAAGTTGTAACCTATAAATTAAATCTTCGGCAAACTTACTAACTAAGTAACTATCCGTTTCATCTACTTGTATAATGTCAAAGTCATTAAACTCATTTAAAAATGTAAGGGTATCAGGAACCTTACCATAAGTTTGGTAGTGGTTTAATATAAATTGTAGTTCCTGTTTATACGTGTCACTAAAATCATTAATATTTATATTATTGTTATATAGTATTGACACATCTTTAGTACTTAATATTTTATTTATTATTTGTACTTCTATCATTAGTTCCACCACCTTTTTTCGTTACGTCTACCTACACCCACAAATTGTATAGGTCTACATTTTTCACTTATTCTGTCTGCTATTCTATCGTCAAGTCTAGCGGCTAATTGTTGTATATTATAATTACTAGTAAATATCATACTTTTATTTAACATATATCTTTCATTAATATACATATAAAGTTTGTTCTTTACCCAAGTTGTAGGTGCTTCTACACCAATATCATCAAATATTACAAGCGATGCTCCAAGTATATTCTTTTCTATGTTACTTATATAATCCTTATTATCCATATTAGATCTAAGTTCTTCAAATAAAGTAACAACATTTACATAATATACAGGTAGTTCATCCTTTGTAACATACTTCCAACCATTATTTATAATTTGTTCAAAAGATATTTTTAATGCCCAACTTGTTTTCCCTGTACCACTTTTTTCACTATATATGTACAACCCGTGTCCATTTTGTATATGGTTAACAAGGTTAGTTTTATATTCGTTACATATAGTAAATGATTCGAGGTCACACGTTTCAGGTATTAAAGTAATATCTTGTAAACTAAGTTTAGGAAGATTACTATCTAAAATAGAATTAACCATTCCCGTATAATGTATACACCCAAGTTTACAGTTATTTTTAAACTTACAGTTTTTTACATTAGGACAAGGGTTAATATTGTAATCTTCCCACCAAAATTTTTCCACTAAAATATATTATTACTTAATTGAATATTGCCTATTGAAGGAGTATTAATACTAATTTCAGTAAACATTTGTTCGTTAAGATATTTTTCAAAGTTTCCGGGTCTAAATAAAGTTGTTGGACATAAATATTTAGGGTTGTTAATAAAAAATATGTCTTTACATTTATTATCAATTACCCTCTTAAAGTCACTTACCTTATACCCCTCTTTTAACCTTGATGAAATAAACTTAACTGTGTCACTTCCTGATGCAGTAAAACGTTTACCAGTTTTAGTATTTAAGTATTCAATTATTTCCTTTATTTCTTTAGTGTAGGTTGGAACTTGTTCAAAAGCAGCTATTGGTTGTTTAGGTGGGTTATTATTTTCATTACCACCTTTTTCTAATAATGTAATAAATAAATCGTTCTCCTTAACAACATAAATATATTCTAATTCTGCTAAGTGCTGTAACCATAACATAAGTGTTTTTTCATTTGGTTGTTCGTCATTACGTACAAAATATTTACCCAAATTACTACACTTTATTTTTAACTTACCATCCTTATCTATTAAAGAAGTTATTATGGCATACAATAACTTCTCATTAGATGTAAGTTTTCCGTTTAAAATAATATGTGATGGCACTACACAATAATAGGACATATTCATATTATATCTCGTCGAATGTTTTAATTGTTTCGGCTACACGTTTATCTAATTCTGTATTAACTGTTGCCCAACCCATTTCTTTAACTTCTTCAGTTACGTCATTTTCGTCAAGTTCTACAGTTATACCATAACTAACACTAATACTATTATAATTATGTGATATTTTAACTTCTTTTTTAAACTCCATTTGTTTTACTTTTGCCATATTATTTTTCCTCCTTTATTTCCATATCATTTAAGTCTGCGTCACCATAGTCATCAATTTCGTAATCATCTACTACTAAATCTAAATAATCTCTTATTTCATCATAATCCATATTTTTAATGTCTTCTACAGAATCTGCTTCAATAACACCCTCTAAGTGTCCATAGCGTAAATGTCCCATTACATAATCAACTGGGATTGTAACTTTATATCTTGCCATTATTTCTTGGCTCCTTTCTTTTTGTCTGTTATTTTAGTAACATATAAACTACCTGTAACAGATGTTTCAATACAATCTTGTAGTAATACAGGGTCTAATTCCCCAAATGCTACGGCATTGTCTAATGCCATTTCATCAACGTATTCAACTACTTTTGTTTTAACCAATGAATCTTGTCCAATAAGTTTTAAAGTACTAATAAGTTTTTCTTGGTTCATAACATTTGTTTCTTTTTTACGATAATCTACTTTTATTTTTAAATCCTCGTAAGTAAGAGTATCCCCAATTTGTAAATCTGATAAAATAATTTCCTTAGGGGATTTTAATTTCTTTTCAGCATCCTTTTTAATTTCGTTATAAGTATAGTAATCCAATACTGCCTGTTTATAACTTTTATCCTTGACTTCCTTTTGTGATAACATACGTAAACACTCCTTTCACTATTATTCGTACACTCATATATATTACAATCAGCCACGAAATAATGTCTAAATTAAGTACACCACATAAATACAAAATTGTACATATTAAAATTAAAATTTCATGAATGTTTTCATTAATTATTAATTTAATCATTATAATCCTCCTGTAAACTTAAAATACCAAGTAATTGTAAAACATCTTTCTTTTGTGTTTTTAATTGTCCATCAACAATATAATCACTTAGGTCACGTTTACCTTCTATCATTTTTTCTATTTCTTCATCTATAGTATCCTTTGCTACTAAGGTAACAACATTTACAGTTCCAGCTGTACCTATTCTATGTGCTCTATCCTCGGCTTGAGCTTTATTTGCATCATTCCAAGGACTGTCCATAAATATAACATAACTAGCCTTATTTAAAGTATAACCAGTACCCATAGCTCCAATAGTACCAACAATAACGTTATTATCTTTTGTTTCCTGGAATAATCGTATGTTATACATACGTTGTTCATCCTTAACATCACCTGTAATAGTAAGTGGGTTATATTGGTTTAAACGGTTTGTTATAGCCGCAACCATTTGTTCCCAATTACTAAAAATTATAACTTTGTTACCCCTACTAACGATCTCGTCTACTAGTTCTTCTAACCTGTCCATTTTTGGGTCATCCTTAATATCAGGGGCTAGTAATTGTGGGTGTCCAGTAATCTGTCTTAATCTAATTAATTTAGCAAGTGGATTTGGGCTTATCATAATTTCATCTATTTGGGTAATTAATTCATCCCTTATATCATTATATAAGTTTTGTTGTTCTTTACCCAATTCAATATAGTCTATTGATCTTATTTTAGGTGGTAAATCTAAAACATCCTCTTTTTTACGTCTTAATTGGGCTGTACTAAGTAACTCTTGTAATTTATCTAGGTTTTTATACCCTAGTATTTCTCTACCCCCAAAACCACCCATAATACAATATTTTAACTTAAACCTAGTTAAACTATCTCTATCGTAACCTAACCAATATAAAACATTGTATAAGTCAATAGCATTATTCATTAATGGTGTACCAGTTAGTGCAATTTTATAATAACTCTGTAGTTTATGTATTGCCTTACCTGCCTGACTTTGGGAATTTTTTAATTTATGAAATTCGTCAATAATTATCATTCCTATCTCTCCGCAATTAACTAACATTTGTAGTTTAAGTACGATATCTTTATTACGTAAACTTTCTTGGTTGGTTATTATAAAAAAGTCATTTGGTAAGTTATCTAAATCTTCTAGTTTTCGTTTAGTATCCCCTTGTACAAGTTTATTCTTCTTGTTGGTATAAGTACCAATTATATGGGCTGTTTCATAAGTATGTTGGTTTATTTCACTTAACCAATTCCATTTTAAACCATTAACCCCACAAATGATTAAACAATGTTTAAAACTATTTTTTCTACTTGCAGCAATAACACTACTACTTAGTGTCTTACCTAAACCTTGGTCATCCGCAAGTAGAAAACAGTTATGTGTTTTTGCAAATTCAATTGCCTCTACTTGGTGTTTAAATAATTTAGTTTTACATTCTATTTCTTCATTAACTGATTTATTTTTACCTTTTGTTTCCCTGTACTGTGATACCTTAGAAATTATTTCCGTACAATCGTTATAAGAACCAATACCGTAGTCTTCAAATTTTTGCATTAATAAATCAAAGTCTTCTATAGGTACTTCCCATTCCTTACTGGTGGATAAAAAATAAGCCCTTGGTAATTCATGTAACCTTCTAACAGTTTCCATATTATAGGGAAACCATATGAAGATGGCTTTCTTTCTTTTATCCGTAAGTATTGCATGACGTACATCTAAGTATATAACATTAACCATACCTCATCTCCTTCATATATTAAATTATACTACATCTTACGTGAAATGTCAATAGAAAATAAAAACAAAGTGTGAAAACTTTGTTTATTTTATTTTATGGTGCTCCCGATAGGACTCGAACCTACAAGACCTTGTTTCTAAGACAAGGATGTTTACCAGTTTCATCACAGGAGCATATTTGGAGACCTAAGTAGGATTCGAACCTACGACATATACCAGATTTGCAGTCTGGCGCCTTAAACCACTTGGCTATTAAGTCATATATGGCGTCGAGTACTAGATTCGAACTAGTGGATCCCCTAAAGGATCGACGGTTTAGCAAACCGTTGGTTTAAGCCATGCTCACCCAACTCGACATGAAGTGTAAGGTACGTACTTTTGAAAGGTTGTTTCCCTATGTCTTAGGTAGAGCCTTACGTACACTAAGACGTATATGTAGATAATAAGTATACAATTTTGGTTGTCCCTGAAGGATTCGAACCTCCACATTACGGGTTCAAGGCCCGCTATCTTACCAATTTGATCAAGGGACAATACTATGGTGTTCCCGATAGGATTCGGACCTATGTAATACGCTTTAGAAGAGCGTTGCCTATCCACTAGACTACGAGAACATAATGGCGCACGATTTCTACACTGGAATACGTGCCTAAGTGTTCGTATCAACTGCTTACCTATAAAACTTCGAATTAATACAGGTGCCTTCAACGTAGTATAACTGGTACTAACCCTTGAGGCTTATACAACCCAATCTATATTTGCGTAGTATAGAAACGACTTCCTATGGTTCACCGGAAGTTAGGTTACTCTATTTCATACTAAATATACCACTATTTAGTAAAATATTTTTAATGGCGGTTCGTACGGGAGTCGAACCCGTTTGCTAACTCGCTGACAACGAGGTGTCCTAACCATTAGACCTACGAACCATTAAAGGGCTGGAAGATGAGGAATCGAACCCCAAGCAAATCTTTATTATACTATATATTTACTGCAGTACTATATAGTTTTTATTATATTCAAACACTTTCTAAAGCTGACGCTATCCATTTGTCTTATCTTCCAATATAAAAATGGTGAGGGGTATAAAGGAGTCGAACCTTTATTTACACCGTACATAGCCAACCCGTCAGTTGGAATTGTTACCACAAGGCAACAACCTTCCCCGTCAACCCCATATAAGTGGCACACAGTGTAAGAATCGAACTTACCCAGTCGGTTTTGGAGACCAACTCGCCATCCTTGGAACATTCCCATGCATATAAATATATCGTAACCCCGTGTTTTAATTGCTTTCTGCACACGATACTGACCAGCAATAATAAATGGTGCTCCCCGCGAGACTCGAACTCGCACGCCCACAACGGGCATAGGATTTTAAGTCCTACGTGTCTACCAATTCCACCAGGAGAGCATGAAGACTTTTTTACACTACTAGGTAAAGTCAAACCCCGTATGTTTTGGATCCACGACCTGCTTATGTAAACATACAAACAATATTAACTTGCTGGCGAACTTTTACTAGTTAACAAATAAAAGCTGGTTCAGAACTTTTAGTACGGTATTTTCTCACCGTTAATTTTTATATGGTGCCGGATACCCGCTTCGAACAGGTCACCTACTGATTACAAGTCAGTTGCTCTACCAAATGAGCTAATCCGGCAAGTTAGGTAATTACTTACCTAAGTGTTGATCAAGTTTGTTTGCTATTTCTTGTAATTTTGGCATTATTTTTAAATATTTACGTGCATTAAATGTTGCAAATACATAAATACCTTTATCTATTAAATTACAATAATATACGTTACCCATATTTACCATATCAGACATACTTGAAGTGTCATATAAATCATATCTGTCTATAACTCCACGTTCAACTTTCGATATTAGGAACATTGCATCCATATATTGTTTAGCATCGGGCATATTATCAAACCTTTTAATTAAGGTTAACCATTTTGCCATAAATACCTCCTTATTACCCCTATTAAGAAACTACGGTAGGTTAGTTTCTTAATACGAGTAACAAAATAATAAATGGTGGACAGACTTGGTATCGAACCAAGATCCGAGGATTTTCAGTCCCCTGCATAGACCATCTTTGCTATCTGTCCAAATATAAGTTGTTTAATTAACTTATACATATATTATAACATACAACGTACTAAAAGTAAATATTAAAGTATGATTATTTATGTTTATTCTTTATATAACATTTACCACAAGCTGGAACATATTCATTATTACCAACTAATACCTTACCTTTTATATCATTACCTCTGTAAAGGGTAAATTTGGCAGGTTTATTACAGTAATAACAAGTTGCGTCATAAAACGTTATCTCGTCGGCTACTGCCATAATATTAGGCATTATACCAAATGGTTCTAATTCACTTGTCATTGCTAAACCTGAAATATAAAAGTCTTTGTCTTCATATAAAGACATATCAGTAATACTTTTTACATCCCCAGTTAAAAATTGAAACTCATCAATAAATATAGTTGTAACATTAGGTTTAAGTGTTTCTTTTAATTCTTTTAAATCCTCTATTAAAGTAGCTCTTAGTTCAGTAGTATTATTTCTACTTTTAATAATACCATAATCCCTATTGTCAACTTTTGGTTTATAACATTGTATAATATCTTTATTCCACATATTGTTATATACGTTAAGTAAACCGTTAGTTTTACCACTAAACATAGGTCCTGTGTAAACTCGTATCATGTATTTCCTCCTAATATATAAATGGTGCCGCCTCTAGGTAACGATCCTAGCGAGCCTCACGACAACTGCTTTACAGGCAGCCCCCTCTCCTTATGGGAATACGACGGCAAATATAATGGCGCCTGATACAGGACTCGAACCTGTGACAATCCGGTTAACAGCCGGGCGCTCTACCAACTGAGCTAATCAGGCATTGGTACTCCGTGCGGGATTTGAACCCGCAATTACCACCTTGAAAGGGTGGTGGCTTAACCGTTCGCCTAACGGAGCAATTATGGTACACCCTGTAAGACTCGAACTTACGACCTTCTGCTTGTAGAACAGATGCGCTAACCAACTGTGCTAAGGGTGCATGACGTGGCTTCTTTATTTGTGTACCTTTATTACAGGGTATTCGATGTACCCACCTGAAGCCGATCCCCACTTCATCTAGTTTATGTACGGGGGATTTATTTTTAATTTATGGTGTATCTGAAGGGACTCGAACCCATAATCTTTTGGTTCGTAGCCAAGTGCTTTATCCAGTTAAGCTACAGATACATATTAACCACGTTTTTTCTTTTTATTAGTTTTACCTTTACTAGTAGTAGTTGCTATTTTAGCAAAGTGTGCACTAAACTTTTCTTGTTTGTGTTTACTACCTTTTCCTTTTGCCATATTAATCACTCCTTAATTATATAATGGTGCGCCACCGAAGACTCGAACTTCGGACCTCTCACGTATCAGGCGAGTACTCTAACCAACTGAGTTAATGGCGCAAGTGGTGCATCCAGAAAGATTCGAACTTTCAACCTCTACATTAAAAGTGTATTATTCTACCATTGAATTATGGATGCGTTATGTATCTTGTGCACCCTTATACTTTCGTTTTCTAGGTATTAGATACTTTAATGACTTATGTACTTTACCACCCTTCATGACTTGTTCTTGATGCCATAAATTGGGTAACTTAGCATAATCTATTTTGTTTGTAGGTAATTTTATAACTTGTTTTTTCTTACTCATTTTAATCACCTCTTATATATTTATGGTGGAGAATAAGGGACTCGAACCCTTGACCTACTGCGTGCAAGGCAGTTGTTCTACCAGCTGAACTAATTCCCCATAATGGTCGGGATAGAGGGATTCGAACCCCCAACGCCTCCGCTCCAAACGGAGAGTTCTACCAAATTGAATCTACATCCCGATATAGTTAGTTAAATAAAATATGCTATCTTATTCTTTCTATTGTTTGACCTTGGTTGTTTAATAAAAATACTCCTGCATACAAACTTGGTCTACTTTCTTTGTCTAATATTTTAAGTTCTACTTCTTCATCAGTTGGTATTCTATTTAATGGTAATGTATATAATAATTCCTTACTTCTATACATATTTATAAAATCCCTATTTGACGCATCTGTAAATGTGTTTACATTATCTATATCGGCATATATGTGCTTATGTCCATCTATAGACAATCCTTTACTATATTCAACTAATTCTACTATCATTCTATCTTATCTCTTTTCTATCTAACTATCTATCTAACTAACTATTTGGTGCCAGTAACAGGACTTGAACCTATAATCCCACGGGTATGAACCGTGTGCATTAACCATTTGTGCTATACTGGCATTTGGTTGCAGTTGCTAGGATTCCAACCTAGTATCTTCCTATAACGAGGCGTGCGTGCATCACACTCTCAACTACATATATGGTTGCGAGAGGGTGGATTCGAACCACCGACCTTCAGGTTATGAGCCTGACGAGCTACCACTGCTCCACTCCGCGATATAATTGGTACTCGTTGATGGACTTGAACCACCGACCGCTCGCGTATAAGGCGTTTACTCTAACCAACTGAGCTAAACGAGCAATTAGCGTACCACTTTGATATAAGGTCCAAAATGTTTCCAACTGTAAACTCCCTATGGGTTACCATAATTTTTGAACTGGGGAGGACTCGAACCTCCATACCCAAACTTGTTGTGTTGTACGTACAACGCTTTTCCAATTAAGCTACCTGTTCATATAATTGGTGGAGTCATTAGGATTCTAACCTAAATTGAAGGCAACGCGTGACTTACTTCTAGTAACATACTTTTCCCCATATAAATTGGTGCGGACGGGAGGGATCGAACCTCCAAACTTGTGTACTTAAAGCCTGCCTTAAAAGTCATGAACAATTAAGGGTGTATACCCATTTCACCACGACCGCATTTTGTGTTACCTCACTTGTTTTTTAAAAGGTTATAGAGTAACTATTTACTGTTATTTCCCTTTAGTACCTTATAGGCACTGTACTAAATAATACATTAAAGTTTTAAATTAATCATTACGCTTAGATTAATTCTTTGCGTTATGGCAGGTATCTCCATTTGTATTTATCAGCTTAACAAATAAAATAAAAATAACTTTTACCCGCTGTATTTTTATATTTTATTTAGTACACTAACTACAAGAGTTAATGTGTATAGTAATGCCTCGGACTCATTACTAAATTTCCTACACTAAGGTATTACCTTAGACCGAGTAGCATATTGTAGAGTTATTAACTCCTTTGTAAGATGTAAACATATTGCAATGTTTTATGTTTTTAGTCAGCTGTTTTACAAATATTAAACATAAACTCATACATCTTACAAAGCAAAGAACAATTTTATTTGCTCTTGGCGGGGCAGTAGGATTTTACCTACCGTTAGTATTACTACTAACACCTTTGTCCCCCGCCAGCAACAAACAAATGTTGCCCCTAGTTTACAGGTTATACGCTTCCTCTGTTGTAGCTCATTCTGCGTTAACCATAATTTCGGTCGATACTTTGCTACAAGGGTTTACCAGCATCTTTCCCTTAATTTTTAATATGGCGCCAGGAGAGGGATTCGAACCCGCAGTACGCTTTCACGTACACTGGTTTTCAAGACCAGCTCTTTCACCAATTCAGACATCCTGGCATCTCTTCGCCAAGGAACCTTTGTAAGTCACGTTTTTGTCTTGTTCTTACATAGCCACTTCCCATATTACGCTCACGTTTTCTATTTTTTGTATTTCTTCCGTGACCAAAGGCTGAGTAACAACCAAGTACTTTTTTAACGTAACTATTTTTTGTTTTCATGTAAATTACCTCCTTTAGAAGATAATCACACCCTTTCGTTATTGGTTGGAAAGGTGGGAATCGAACCCACATGCTTAGATTCACAATCTAATACGTTAACCATTACGTCACTAACCACATATTGGAGTCAGGTTTATTTCTGCACTTGGAAAACCCTTCACGAAAACCATCCAAAAATTTTTACATAAAGCTCAACGCCCTATATTGCGATTTAACCGAATCGACATCAGTACTTTATAATTTATTAAATCTTTGTATCTTCAATGGAATAATGAGTTCCACTTGTTGTTAATTGGAGAAAGTGATGGGATTCGAACCCACGTAATCTGCTTGGAAGGCAGATAGACTAGACCACTGTCCTACACTCTCAAGTTACCTTATACATACAGGTCGGTATATATAAGGTTGTATTCCTATGGAATTTCGTTTGTTAATTTAACTTAACAAATTAATTATAACACATTCTATTATGAATGTCAATAGTAAAGTGTGAAAAAGTTTAATTTGTGGGTTTAAACTTTTTCAATGAGGGAGTAATAATATGGTGTACGACTTTTTTGGTAAGGTCATTCGTCAGGACCGTGTATATTATAATAAGGATGTAACGCTAGCGTTTTTAAGTTTATACTTAATTCCGTCGTATACAGTATAATTTAATGTTCCTAAGGTTAATTGTACAGTACCACTATTACTAGGGAAATAACGTTCAGTAATTTGTATAACTCTATAATTAGCAATTACACCTATTTCTTCTAATTTAACCGTTATAATGTCACCTAAATAAAATGTTTTGTCTACCATACTTTCTAACTTAGAAGCTGGAACTGTAACTTCAATTGAAGTAGTTTGGTTTAAACTTTCAATTTCTGCTTCGGTTGTTGAAATAACAGAATTAAGTGAAGATTGGTTACGACAATCTTTATAACCTAATTTACTGTTTACCCCGTAAGCATTTTTATTTCCACCAAAATAAATAGTTCTAGCTGATCCTTGTCCTTGACCTGCACTTATTAATTGATTAATTGTACTTAAAGTGTCTTCTGTATTTGTAACCCCAGTAATATCACCTGTACTAAAATTAAGTACAACAGGGTTATTAATTTGTTGGTTTAAACTTCTATTTACCCCTTTTACAATCATACAAGTATTTGGCATAATAGTACGTGTATTATAAATGTTAATACCTTTTTTTAAATTATAAACATCGGTGTATAATAACCAACTATAATCAGTTCCTGAACATAATTCAAATAGTGAAGTACTTAATACTTTAAATCTAAAACTATTACTTACTAGTGGTCCTTCCCAAGATGTTGAATCAAATAAAGTACCAAAGTTTACATTACCCATACTCCAAGACATAGGTATATTTTGTTGTGGGATAATTTGGTTGTTTGATCTAGTTTTATATATTAAATCAAATATAGCATAAGTTACTGGAACATTTGTATAAATAATTGAAGAATCACTTGTACCATCTGTGTCTCCAGTTATTGTTGTGTCTAACACATAATTGTATGCTGGAACAAAAGTACCGTTATTGGCTAAATAATTATCCATATAAGTAATGTAACGTTGTAAATCAACACAAGCCGCATCAACTAATGTTTGGGTAGTGTCGTCTGGTGTATCTAACATTGTTGTTTGATATAATAATAATTTGGTTCTTAAAGTAGTTAAGTTAGTTGTAAAATCAGTTGTTGGTGAGTTACTTATTTTAGCATACTTTATACCATCTTTAAATTTTGTTTGTAAGTCTTCAAAATCAGTATAAGGGTAAGTTATTTGTCCTGTACTTAATAATGTTCCTCCCGGAGGCACAATAGTAGAAAAACTAAATAAACCTTTAACTTCTATACCCCTAACACACATATTGTAAACAATATTATCTTCATCTTTTTGTACCTGTAACCTCTTGTATAAGATTATATATTGACGATAATATTTACCCCATGTGTCATTAATTATAATATCATTTTCGGTATCACCATATATAAAGTTAGTTGTTTTTTGTTCTAACTCTGGTAATAGTATATAATCACCTATGTTTATATTAGATACGTCTGTTAATTTAGGGTTAAGATTTAATGTCACTGTTCCTATGTCACTCCAAGCTCTACTTAAAGTTATATCAGTGTAATTACGTATAGTTTGTTTTTGAACAAAGTCAACTGGAACACCAAGGGAAACAAAAGTACATTTAATAGAATCTTGATTTTTAAACACCCCTCTATTTTCCATAACGAAAGAACTATCATAAGCTGATTCCCAAGTAGTAAAATGAGGTACGTGATATAAAATAGAACAATTATCTTTGTTTAAAATACTATTATCTTTAATATAAGATACAGCTTCTTGTGCAACTTCTTTACATTCAAGTTTAGTTAAATAAGTTAGCCCTATGGCTAAAGTAAATAAAGACCAATCACATAAAGAATCAAATTCAACTGAATTGAATATAATAACATTAGGTTTACCATTCCAAGGTGGTAAATAACTACTGTTAGAATAGGTTTCATACCCCGTATATTCTATTTCTCGTTCATTTTGGTCATAAGCAATATAGGTTCCAGGATTTTCAAGTAATGTTTCTTCATCTGTGTTAGGAACCCACGTAAAGGCAAGGGTGTTAACTTCACCAGTTTTAAACCTAGTTTTAAATATGTGAGAAAATTCATAATTTGTACTATAAGAAGAAGTGGAAATATAGTAAAACTGTAAGTCATATATAAATTCACCATCTTGTTGTTGGGTAATGTTTATAACTTTAAGGTTATAATTTCCAAAACTACCTATTATAGCTCCTTCAGTTAATTCTTTTTTATTAACCATAAATTTTAAATACATACTATACATATAATGAGTAAATCCAGACATAGAAATTTGAACTATGTTTACAGTACTTAATTTATTATTAGAACAAGCGTCATTACTGTAAACGTAACCACTATAATCAATATAGTTTACGTTACTGTTTGTAAGTTGTGATTTACCTATATTGGAATCTAGTTCATAAAATCCTTCCTGTGGTTGTATAGTGTTGTAATAATAACCTTTTAACGTCATATCGGATAAAATTATACCATCGCTGCTATACGCCAATCTATGTACAATTAAGCTATCAGTAATGTCAGATAAATCTATATCCGTTCCTATTATTGTTTCAATACCATTTATTACAATGGATAGTTGAACATCTCCATATTTTAATAAAGTCTTTTTAAATTTTATATTATAACCACTCATATATTCTGGCGCATATAAACTACTTGATTCTACATAATTATTAAAATATGGTAAAGGTATTAAATGTTGTGTTGTATTGTCTAAGTAGTTACTTTGGTATAATAAGTAAAACTTATTATTTGTATATATAATATTAGCAAATTGCGTACCTTGTTGAAATAAGTTAGTATTATAACAATAGTTATGTGTACAATCATAATTTACAATGGTTGTATAGTCACTTGTATTTTCATTATAACCTAATATTTTAAATGAGCTTAGTACACCACTTAAATAGGTTTTTGTATCACTATTTAATGTACCTATATAATTATATAAACGTGTAACATTATAGTTAAAAGATCCACAATCTCCCCAATCAGTACCCCCAGTATTATAGAAAGTAATTGATTTTGTTTGATTTAATGTTCCATCAATATATAACTTAATAGTAAATATACCACCAGTATGTACACCACTAGATTGAACTAATTCTAATACGTATGTGTGTTCAGTTGTTAAGGTTAAACCAGTAAAATCAACTGTTTTTGTGCCTAATGTACCTGTCATAGCTAATCGTAAAGTATTAGTTGAAGCAGTAGGTGTATATAATTTTATATTATCTGTATTATTTATATTACCCAAATCAAATATATAACCATTTGTTATAATTGAGTTTAATTTTAACTTAAATTCAATTTTATTAGTAAAATGTAATGGTTTAATATACGTACCCTTGATATAAGAAGTTGTACCATTAAGTACCACAGTGTTATCACTATGAGTACAATTATATAATCTCGCAGAACCATAATTACCACTAATGTCCATTAATGTATTATAACCAACTACTAGTCTGTCTGCACTATAAGATAATTCAGGAGTTATAAAATTAAAAGTATGTTCTGGAACCACATTTGGTGTGTAACTGTTGTAAAATCTTATACAAGCAGGTTCAGTATCAGTAGACCTAAAGAATCCTTTTTCAAATTCATGTTCTATTGATGTTCTTGTTATAGGAGAAGCAATTTTAGTATAATAATATTGACCTGTTTCTGTATCATAGTAAGTAAATTTAACTCCAGTAGTAGCTGTTAATATATAACACATAGGAGCAGTACTATCAAGTTTTGTTTTATTAATAAGACCTATAAATTTACTATTAGCAAGTGTTTCAAAAAAAGGGTTACCTAAAGTTGCGTGTGTTTTATCATAAGTGTAGTAATACAATTTACCGTTATCATATTTGTCATTTGTTATAATTCCATTTACAATATTTGCACCAATAAAAGAAATTGCAAGAATGTTATTTTTAATTGTTAACCCACTAGACATATATAAATTTCCACTGTTATTATAAGCATCATTAACTGTAAATAACCAGTGTGCATTATAAGGTGTAGGTTGTGTTGTTATTTGTCCATATTCATTCATTGTGTATTGGTAACAAACTAAATAGTATGTTATCGGTACACTTACAGTTTTACTATCATCTGTGGATAATGTGTTATGGTATAAATAAATATCGCTTACATTAGTATAATCAAAAAATGTCATATAGTATGCGGTTGCTGGTGTAGTAAGAACTTGCGATCCATTAAATGTATTAAAAACTTGACTACTGATAAATTGTTTGCTTTGGTTCATATACATTATACTTAGTTGTCTTGTTTCAGTATTGTTAGGTGTTGTATAAGTATAATGATCATTACTTGGGTTTAAATAAGGTAATGGTATAATACCGTAAGGACTAGTAGTTGGTACTCCTTCTACAAGTTCTGTATGATAATAATCACTTGGTAGTAGGTTCCATTTAGCACCGTCATATGTTTTGCCTTCAGGAAAAGTTATAGTAAATATATCAGTATCTGTACAATAAACTCCCCTAACTAGTGTGTTGTCTACATTACCGTGCACTAATGTTGTACTACCCGTAGTTGTGTTTATTTGATAAATACAAAAAGGACTTTCAACAAAATGGTAACCATCAGTCGTACTATCTGCACTACAAAAAATGCTTATATTAACTAAATTGATATTTTCATTTGTTACAATATCTTTTTTTACATAAGGATATAAGTTTAAATCCCTAGTGGTAATCTCGGTATTATCATAATCTCTAACTATGTAGTTAGCCAAAGAAGTACAACTTTTTATATTAGTTGTTGTATTGTCTATTACATATAAATAAACATTAAGATTAAGTTGGTATAAGTCATAACCTTTACCTACAACGTAAGTATTATATTCATCACTAATCATTTTATAAACGTGAATATTGTATTCTTTATCATAATTAGTTTCGTTTATGTTAGTTACTGTATAACAATATAATTTATTATCTCTACTAACAAAAAATTTTGGGGAAGTTAAAGAAATGGCTAAAAATCCTGTTGGGTTTAGAGCGGTTAGATCATAAGAGGTAACATCTCTTGAGTCATCTATTATGTTAACTGTACCATTATCTTCTATTACATTAATAAAGTCAGCAGATACGGAAGCAGAATTAAGATTATATGTGTTAAAACTAACTGCATAATCATCATACTGTTCTATTTTTGCTATTTTAACTTCTGGTGCTTCTCTTAATGTTGGTGATATATTAGCCATTTACATCTCTCCTATCTTTGTTTAACTAGTTTTTTGTTTCCAAATGTTTCTAGTGTTTGTGTTGTTTGTATTGGTTCACCATTTTTGTTATAATTTATGTCAACCCACCAAGCTCCTTTTAAATTAACCATTCCTTGTTGTCTTGCAAAAGGTGTTTGGTCTAAAATAGCTGGTACTTGAAAACAAGTAACGTCTTGGTATTTCATAAAAAATGCATCGTGGTAATGTCCCATACATACAATATGTGGTTTTTCATCTTGTGGAATTGACTCTACATATTTTTGTAGTTTATAACTTTTTGCATAAGCCCTTCCACTAGCTCCGTGAAATAAACGTATTTTTAATTTACCAATTTTTACATCAGCCACGTCACTACCTAAATAAATTAGGTCTTCACGTTGTTTACCTATTGATTTACCAATGTCATACCCATCGTTTCTAATATGGGTAAAATCATGGTTACCTGCAATAAATAAAGTTTTAATTCCGTCTTCATGTGGATAATTTTGTACAACATAATCTGTTTGTTGGTCAGCTCCATGAGCTTTCAATTCATATATATGATTTGCTCTATTAGGGTAATAACCATCAGTTATGTCTCCACTATGTAAAACAGTTGTTATACCTTTTTCTTTTGCTTCCTTGTATAAATATCTTAGTATATCTAACCTATCATATTTACTTGCAAGGTGTGTATCACTAATTAACAAAAGAGATTGTTGATTTAAAGAATCCAAAGTGTAAATATCATTTACGTTCTTTGGTTTCAATAACTTAACAATTTCTCCGTTAACAATATCATACATTTCTCCGTTGTTTTTTAATTCTTGTACTATACCATAAACTTCATAAGTTTCAATACCTAGGTCTTTACTTATTTCAGCTACAGTTTTTTTCTTGTTGATATAATATTTTATTTTATTTATTTGTTCTTCATTCATAGTTAACCCCCATTAACAATCAATTTATATATTATATTTTTTGGATTGATGATTCGTTAAAGAACCCAGTTGTACCTTGGTCGTTTCCAACTTGGTATGGATATGGTCTTAAAGTTTTACCGTCATTTTCATACCATATATTAAGAATACGTCTTGTCCAACCTATGGCTACTGTATAACCAGCAGATGTAGATTCTGAACTAGCTGCATAATGTCCTATTATTTTAACATTGTCCCCAATATTAAAACTTGGTTTTGTAACAACAGGTTCTACATAAGGTGTTAATTCTCCTTCTGCAACCCAACCTAAGCCATTATCAATATTGTAAGGTTTAGTTGTTCCTGCTTTATTGTATGTTTTACTAATTGTACATACAAGGTTTTGTCTAGTTTGTCCTGCCTTTTCTCCTTTAGCATTTCCGAATAAAGTACCAGTAAATACCATTTTTTGTCCTACACTATATTTTAAAGTAATAGGGTCGTTATTTACGGGTTGTACAGGTGTAACTACATTATAAATACTTGGTCTAAATGAACCAGCAATACCACTATAAGTAATATTTAAGTATCTTGTGGCGCCTGGATTTTGGGTTAAGAATAATCCTGTTCCATTACCATTATCTTTAACAAACATTGCAATGTGTGATAAATTAGTAACTGCACAAGGACCTATCCAAATAGCCCAGTCTCCTGGCTGCATAGCACCAGTGTTTGCTATAAAATGGTTTAATACACCATTATTAGCACGTTTTTCCCATATCGATCTTACATATCCAGTAGGAGCACATCCGATTGTTGGTATTCCAGTCATTTTACAAAACTTAGCAAATAAATCCCAACATTGTCCTCCATAATAACCATCAACATCAATAACTTGGTTAATAGTAGCGTTTATAAAATCTTGAATTTTAATATAATTCATTATTATTCACCTTCTTTTGTTTCTGTAGATTTTTTAGGTACTTCAGGGTTAGCATATTCTTCAGCTGCTAAACCTTCTGTTCTTTGTACTTCGTCAGGTAATAATCCTTCTAATGTTTCAATAACAGTACCTTCTTCAATTATAATTTCTTCCATTTTTATTTTCCTCCCTTATTTATAGTCCAAAGCTTCTTTAACTAAGTTAAATACATTTTGAACAAAATTTGTCATAGCTTTCTTTGTAATAAATATGCGTAATGATTTTGGTAACATTTCGTATATAGTATTAACTACATAAGCTAATTTTTCTTGTCCGGCATTACTACCTAATTCTTCTTCAGCTTTTACAATTAAGCTAACAATAGTTGGGCGTAAACCTTCTTTTTTTATTTTACAAATTATTCCCACAATAAATAGTAAAACAATAAGTACGGCAAGTATAATAAATAGTGTGTTCATATAGTAACCTCCTTTTATTTATATATAATTAGTATAACACAAATTGAATAAAAAGTCAAGTGTTTTATAAGTATATTTATTAATTTTCAAGATTTAGTAAGTTACTAATAATTGCTGCCTTTTCATATATTTCACTTTTAATGGTGTCATCCATTTCTTTTGGAGTATATAAGTATTCTACACATATAAACCCAATAACTGTGTCGTTTTTAGATTTTAAAGCAACACCATATTTAGATTTTACACTTCTTGATGATAAAAATTCATACATTGCAATGTCTTTATTTTTTATTAATCCAATACGAGGTAAAAAACAATAACCAGTTTCATCAAGTTGTTGACACCAATAAGACATTAAAGCTCTAAATTGATTTTGAAATTCTGTGATTAAAGGTTTAATGGATGTGTTTACAACTTCATTAGTCATACTCATTTTTAAAAATGAATTACCAGCCATATCCACCCCACCATTATGATATCTTACTACTGATACTCTTGATGCTTTAGTATTTTTTAATAACAGATTTATATTGTCCTTTATTGCAGATTCAACCTCTGTAAATTTTTTATTTTCATCACTTGATAATACGTGTGGTTTATTGATTCCATTATCAATTGTAAATTGTAATAGTTTGTCATAATTTTTTTGATTATTTTTGTTGTTCATTATATATTGTAAAATAAGTACCCCAGCACAAACTAAAGGGGTTCCTACTTCACCTATAAGTTTTAATATTTCTGTTAATGTCATATTTGTATCTCCTGTCTTAACCTGTTATGCTATTCTAAGCCATAAATATATTTCTTGTACTGGTATTGTAGCACCTGGAATACCACCACTATAGTTTACTTTTTGTCCTATACAATACCACCAACCTGCATTACTACCATCTAAAAGTGCTTCGGCACTACTACTCTTAGCAATACCACCGTACCAACCATTTGAGTTCATTTGAATTGTAATAGCACTATAACCTGTTACTGTTTCTGCTGCAGCTAATAATGGATTTGAAGATTGTCTCCAACGATTATATTTATTACCTTCTCCTGGTATTTCCATCATAAATTCAAAACCACCAAATGAAGTATTTCTAAATTTTTCTATTAGACCTAAGATAGACCACTTGTAACTTTGAAATGATTGACCTAATTCTGCTAAATCTGTCCACAATACTGTACCATTCATACTATTAGTATAGTAAACTTTCATCCAAGTAGCACCACCAAATGTTTTTGTTTCAAAATTAAACATATTTGCCATTAAAGTGTTAATTGATAGTATTCTATTATCTAAATCGGTAGCATTAGCTGCACTACTTGCATCTACTGTGCTTGTACTACCATAACCATCAATAATTTGTCCAGTTACAGGTAAAACACCCTCTGTATTTTTTGCTTTAATAATCCAGTTATCAATTTCAGTTGGCTGAATGTTATTGTGTGCTTCATTGTTACCTATTTGATTCATTGTTAAACTGTGGGAGTGATCATATGAATAAATTGTTACTCCGCCACCATCTGAATATCCACTACCATTATTATGAATTGAAAATCCTGATGAACCCCAAGGTGTATCGTGGTCAGTTCCTATTGGAACTCTTGAATTGTTAGCTGAACCTGATGGAGTAAATTTTGGTAGTTGACCAACAGTTAAAGCAACTGTTTCACTACCTAGTTTATTACCTAACGTACCAAAAGTGGCATCTCCTTCTTTATACCCTGCAGAAACCCTACCTCTTTTATCAGGTACATTAAATGTTGTACTACCATCACCACTACCATAGGTTGTACCAACTGCAGCAAATAAATCTGCATATATTGTTCTTGAAACAGCTTGTCCTCTGCACCATAAAAAGTTAGTAGGTAAAACTGTTCCAGCAAAAGGTATTTGACCACCTATTGGCATACTCTCTAATACAGTATTACTAGTAATTTCAAGATTTCCTGAACCAGTTATATCTTGTCCATTTATAGTTTTTATATTAGAACCACTAACAAGTTTATCTTGTTTTTTATCTAACATATATTTAGCACGTCTACCTGTAATAGCTCTTAAGTCACTACCAGTACCAATATCTATTTCTGTTTCAGTTATTTCACTTAAAGTATTAGCTCCACTAATAACTCCGTCTGTAACTGTAATAGTTACACCGTCAACTTTAACCCCACCTAAGGTAATATCTGAAGCGGTAGGTAAAATATATTTATTTGCCTCTATTTCAATATTATCCAATTTTGTTTTATAATCAGTTGTAAAATCATTACTAGTTAATGACTTGCCAGCTACTTTATCCACTTTACCATCTAAACTTGTTTGTAAATCATTTACATTAGCTAGTGGTATTTTTTCAATAATATTTCCATTAGTGTCCACAGTGGCTATTCTTACTCTTGCCATTATACATTCCCCCTAAATAGTATTAACATATATAACACCATTTTCAATATTTCCATTTTTAGTTTGTATGGTAGTATTATATGCATATACTTCAGTTAAATTTTCAATTTCAAAACAATAGGCAATAGCCTGTGTATAAACATCAAATTGTAAATAACATTCTGTGTCATTGTTTTCAAGTACAATATATGCTATGTCTATTTTAGTGATGTCTGTAAATTTTAAACGATTTCTTGACATACTATCAACTCCAAACAAATGATGTATCTTGGGTTACTTGACTATTATATATAGTAAGTGCTCCAGAACTTTGTGTACCTTGCATTACAGTAAAATTGTTAATATAAACATAAGTATCTACATAACCACCACCTGAATTAATACCATAAACGTGTACGTAGCCTCTATACAACATTCCCCAAGTACCTAGGGTAAAAGATAAATTTGGATATTGGTGTCTTCCATATCTGTTAGCTGTACTAGTAACACCATTAAAATTAATTACACCATTACCAGTTCCTTCATAGTCAAAATCTATTCTTACAACTGCCCAAGTACCTGCGTAAACATAGTTCGATGAATAAGAATGATATGCAGTACCACCATAATATGTAGTCCATCTAATTCTACCGTCACCTAACCACCAAATTGCCCAACCATTAGTAGTATTACCAAAGTTGGCTACAAGTCTGTCACCGTTAACGTCCTTAGTACAATAAGCATAGAAATGAAAAGCATTTTGGTTTAAATTATAATTGGAACCAGCTATAGCTCCGTAGGAACCACTTACATTAAAATAAAGTTGTTTATCGCCATAAGTAGCAGTTAATTTTTTTGTTATAGTTGTTAAATTACCATTACTATCCCGTACTTGTATACGTTGTATGTCTCTTAACACACCATTTTCATCCAATGCTTTAACGTTAAGACAGTTAGTATCTGTAGTACCAGTGGCTAACTGTCCACGTTGTGTCCCACTAGAATCTTTTAAAATAATGTTACCTAGTTTTGCCATAATATTCCTCCTTTAATATATAAAGTAAATAGTTGAATTAGTTGTACCTGCACTTCCACTAACAACACTAATATTATAACCGTCTATAGTATCTGCATCCCCTGTTATGCTTGCAGGTAATTTTGAATTACCATTTAATTTTAGTAACTTATTTGGTGCTGAAGATGTAACAACATCCTCTGCTAGAACTAAATCAGTAACGTGTTTACCATCAACTGTATCAGCATCTCCTGTTATACTAGTAGGTAATTTAGCATCGTTATCCAATTTAAGTATTTTATTTGCTTCAGCCACAGTGACAACGTCTGTACTATTAACAAAATCAGCACTACTCTTACCTTCTAAAGTTTGAGCATCACCTGTAATGTCAGCAGGTAATTTAGCATCTGCGTTTAACTTTAGTAATTTATTTGCCGTTGGGTTTGTAGCAATATCAGATGTAGGTACTTTAGCATTTAATAAATCTGAAATTTGTAAAGAATTAAATAAATTATTTGCACTTGGTGTTGAATTACCAATAGAAATACCACTATCTTTTATTACGGAACCAGTTGTACCATCAAATACACATATATTATTGTTTACAGCTAATTGTGGTCCTACAACTGTTCCTTCTCCACCACCACCTAAAGTAATTGGAGCAAGTAATTCAATAACCTGTAAAATAGCATCTTGTGCTGCAATAGAACCACTACCATCAACCATATAAAGTACTACTATATCGTTAGCATTTACATTAAAGTAACAATAACCACTTAAATATGCGTCAGTTTCAGTTTTACTAATTGCAACAGAGCTAGATGTTGGAATAGTTTGGTATAAAGTACCATCCCTATAAATTCTTAAAAAACTTTCTAAGTTAATAACATCACTACTTGATACATTAATAGTATAATCAAGTAAATATGTACCTGCTTTTAAAAATTGAGCTCCATGAGCTGATATAGCTGAGATATTAGCTAATTGTAAGTTATCTCCCTGTGTATTACTTGATGTATCTAAATCAATGTAACTACCTTCATTTGTTATAGCAACAATGTTGCCATTATATAATGTAATTGTACTTACTTGCCCATCAGTTAATGTTTCACTTAATTCAATTCCGTTTCCATAAATATTAGTTTTTAAAAATGAATTAGGGATTAATGCTGGAACGTTTGATAAGTCTTCTATTTTTAAATTAACTGCTCCTGTATATCCATTTACACTTGAAACATCATCTGTATTATCTTTCTTTTTCCAATTTGTGCCATCATACATAGCAGAGTCACCATTATTAAAAGTTAAGTCTGCTACAGTACTATAATAACTATTTGTATCACAAGTATAACAATCTCCGGCGTTATTTCCAGTGCTTGGTAGATCCCCACCTGTTGTAGAACCAGCACTACCAAAAGTACCTTTAAATTCCATTACACTAACTGGTAATTGGCTTATAGTTAGCTTTCCACCAGCGTCTAACGTTGCTAAACCATTTGCGACACCAACTAGTGTACTATCTACTTTTCCCGTTTGTAGAGCTTGTATTTGGGTTGTATGTCCAGCTATATTTGTAGTAGCATTATTAACTTGGTCATTAATACTTTCGTTAATACTTTTTTGATTATCTCCTCTTGCCATTAATGTAGGTGTGTTAGAAGTATTTAAAATACTATAATCACGTAATTGAACTAAGTTTTTTATTGTACTACTTGCATATGTTCTTAAATCAGTTACGTTATTAACACTTATCGTAGTTTGTCCATAAGTTAAAGTTGTTTTGTATAAAGGTAAAAAACATTTATTACTAATATCAATATCGGTTGGGTAAGTAGGATCAACTGGTTGTGAACTTGGTTCTCCTGTAATAGTTGATATATATATTTCCCTATTGTCCCTATCTACCATTAAACCAACCATTGCAACTAGTGAATTGTTAACGGTTAATAGTTCCATACAAAATGTTAAATCAATAGTCATATATGGGCTACCATCATTGTTATCTTCAAATTTAACAAAGAAACCATACTTGTCACCTATAAAGGCAGAACCTTTACAAATGTTTAATTTTAAACCACTTGTAGCATATAAGTTAAAGTCATTTAATTCTTCATCTTTTTTTATAACACCACTTGTTATAATAGAACCTAAGTAACTCATAAAATCCAAGTCACTGTAAGGTCTATCAGGTAATTCATCTCCCTTTGATTGAAAGAAATTGCTATGTTTTCTATATACCATATTATACACCTCCTTCTGATGATAAATAATTGTTTTTGTATCTAAAGGCAACTACTGGATAATTTTCTCCAGCGTAATCTTGTACCCCAATAGTATTAGCTCCGGGGTATAATTGAATATACTCGTCAGTAAGATCCATATAAGCAACTAAACTTTTAATATAATTATCGTTTATATCGTATAAATTAATTGATTCCTTACCAACAGTAGTATTTATATGTACGTATTCATCCTCACCAATTGAATAATCAATCTTTAGATTACTTATTACATTCTTGTAAATTCGTGAAATAGCAACTCCACTAGCAGGTCCAAATACATAAATGTCAGGTGACACAGTATAATCACCTTTAACTTCAACTGTATCAAGATGTCTATCCCAAGAAAAATAAGTAGGTAATGTAAAGTCAAATTTAAAATCTTGTACTTGGTCTCCAAATACTTCCGTAGTATAATCTTGGTCTTTAAAAAATGGGCTATCACAAACTAATGTAATACTCATTACTTTATAACCAACTACCTTAGTAGATTCAATAATATTATGGGATAAATAACGAGCCTGTGTAGATGTAATTTTACCATTTATACCAGTATATGTAACCACTACTTCTCCTATAAATGGGTTTAACAAACTTACTATATCTCTAAAGTATTCATTTGTTTTTTCATTACTACCTGTTAAAACATGAATGTTAAAAGATAAAATTCTTTGGTCTGTTGTTATATCAACAGTTTGAGCTCCTTGTTTATATGGAATTTTTTCAGTTACATAATCTACGTTAAAATTTTGAGTAAAACCTGTTAAGTCTGTAACTGCAACTTCTACAGGGTAAATACTATTTTGATATAAATTAGGTACTAACTCTAATGAGGAACCATTAGAGTTAGTTATATTTATTTTCCACATATTATGACATCTCCCATCTTATTGTATCTTCAATAGCTTGGTTAGTTAAAACATTTTTAATTTTGTTTGTACTAGTTGAAGTATTAAATGTATTGTTATTAGTTATGTTAACTGACTTATTATTTTGTGTTGTTGTGCCTTGGTTGTTATCACTATCAGTTACTTGGTTGTTATTATATGGAGTTAATGATGTACCTAAGCTAGCGTTAGCATTAAGCTCTACATCAGCCATAGTGTTTAAATCGTTTAAAACTCCTTGTAATCCCTTAGTCATTGTTTTACTTACATTAGTTAATTGTTGGTCAAAACCTACTCCAATTCCTTGTGCTAGGTATTTACCAATTTGGTCTCTCATAACTCTTGAAGGTGATTTAATACCAAAGAATTTTTTTAACCCGTCTGTAATATCACTACCAAAACCTTTTATTTTATCAATAACCCAGTCTTTCATAGATTTAATACCATTCCATAAACCTTTAACTAAGTTTACACCAATGTCTCCAATACCACTTAAACCTTCACCAATTCCTTTAATTAATTTTACAGTAAGCTCTCCAGCTTTTACTAATAGGTCAGGAATTGATTTAATGAACCCTACTGCTAGGTTTCCAACTAATTGAATACCCATAACAATAAATTCAGGTATTTTACTTGCAAGTAAAGCAAGTATTCCAACTACAAGTTGTAACACAGCTACGAGTAATTGTGGTAAAGCTTGTAATAAACCTCCGGCAAGTGCAACTACTAATTTAATTGCAGCTTCAACTAATAAAGGTAAATTATCAATAAGGGCAGTAATTAAAGCGTCTAGTAATTGTAATGTAGCATCTATAATTAATGGTAAATTATCTATCATTGCCTGCATTAATGTAGTCATTAATGTAATCATTGCGTCTATAAGTATAGGTAAATTATCTATTAATGTATTAAATATTGTAATTATTAAATTAATTACAGCATCTATTATTGTAGGTAAATTGTCAATTAGTGCTTGAGCTAAGCCCATTATTAATTCAAGTCCAGCTTGTAATATTAAAGGTAAATTGTCGACTAACGTTTTTACAATGTTGTTTAATATTGAAATAACTGACTTAACAATTAATGGCATATTATCAATAAGCGCTTTTCCAAGAGCTTTTATTATAAGTAAACCAGCCTTAATTATGTCAGGTAAAACTTTAACAAGTGAATTTATAACAGTAGTTATACCATTAATTAATACAGGTATTAAGTCAGGAATAGCGTCAGCTAAACCTTGTGCAAGAGCAACTAATATTCTTCCTCCTGCTTCTATTATAACAGGGAATAGTTGTGTAATAACACTAATAAATGTTCCAAATATTGTTGTAATAGTAGAAACTATTAGTGGAAGGTTATCAACTAATGCGTCAGTTACTAGTTTAAATATTTCTATTGCAGTACTTACTAATGTAGGTAAGGCAGTGTTTATTATATCAAGTATTTGTGGTATAATAGTTGCAAATGAATTAGTAAATTCTGTAATAACTGCAGGTAACTTTTCTGTTAATGTAGTCATTGTTGTTAATAAATTTGTAATAAAATTATTAACGGCAGTTTTAGAATTTTCTAATAATTGTGTAACATTGAATTGTTTATTAGAGTTTAGGATTGCTAAGAAAGCACCAACACCCGTAGTAGCACCAGTTGCAGCTAAAGCTAAATTCATTATGCTACTTACTGCACCTTTTATTACATTACCACCTATAGATAAAATTCCTTTACCTATTTTTGCAAATCCATCCCCAACTGCAGATAATGATTTTTGTAATGCACTTCCAGTAGCAGAAGCTATACTACTAAATATAGAAGGTAATTTCGCAACCCCACTTTTTAATAAATTTGCAGCTCCTGTTGTAGCATTTGTTAAACCAACTCTTAATTTGTTAGTTAACGATGTACCAACGTCTATTGCTTTATCTTTTAAAAGTGATAAGCCTCCACCAACTACTAATTTAACGTTCATTTGTAAATTTTTAAGTGAATTAATTACCCCACCATTACTTTCAATACTATCTCTAAGTAATGACAAACCTCCGCCAATAACCATTTTTGCACTGTCACGAAGATCTTGAAGAGCATATATTGGTCCGCCACTCTTTTTAATTCCATCCGATAAGGATTTAAAACTATTAGTTAAAAATGAAATAGGTTTACTATCTGTAAACTTAGTCCATAAGTCTTGGGCTGCATTTTGAACTGTTTTAAATGGTGAAGCTAATGTTCCTAAAGCAGTGTTTAATTTATAAACCCAGTTGTAAGTACCATCAGTATTTAACATAACATTAATAAAGTTTTTAAATTTACCTTCAGCATTGTCAATACCACTATTTAGTACCCCTTGTGTTTTAGTCCAAGAAGAACTTAATTTTGTACTTACAGCTCCCGATAAATTATTAATAGTGTCTGTAAAGAAACCTGTTTTCTTAGTTGTGTTTTCTATACCTTCAGTTATAGGAGCGATTACATCTGCTATTCTTGTAAGTAAAGGTACTATTTGTTGTATATTGTTTTGCATAGTAGTGGCATTTTTTTCTGCATTTTTTGTGCCATTACTTGTTACTTGGAACATATCTCTTATGTTATCAGATAATAATCCAAATTTTGTAATTACACCACCAACTATTTTTATAATAGGTCCAATAGCTATTGCTATACCTAATAAAGCAACAATATTACCCTTAGTTAATAGTTTAAAATTTTCAGTTAAGGCAGTTAAGTTTCTAGTATTTGTTAACGCCTCTGCATCTGCTTCAGCCCCAAGTTGTTTATTTTGGTTTATTTTTTCTTGTGTCTCATTTATTTGTGAATTAATATCAGCAAGTTCTTTTGCTTTTTGTGCAGCAGTGTAAGAATCACTAACATCAGTTTCCATTATTTTTGATCTTTGTTCTGTTAATTTATTTAAAGATGTTTGTGCTGCATTTTCTAATTTTTTGTATAAACTAGATTCTTGAGCACATTTTAATATTGTTTGTTCTAAACGTAATTTTTCTACTGCGGAATCATTACCTTCAGCTTGAGCATTAACAATTTCCTGTTCAATATCTGAAAGACGTTTTTGTTTATCATTTATTCCTGTAATAGTATTATACGTTTCTGTTAATTTGCTATTGAAGTTTTTAGTTAAACCAGCCATACTTCCTACTGTATCAAATAATGCTTCAACCGATTCATTACAGTAATCTAATATGCCTCCAAAACTAGTGAAAGCTTCTTTAAAATCATCTAGTCCAGCAGGTAAATAGTTAAACCAGTTTAATGCATCTATTAATTTTCTTACTGCTGGTTCTGCGATTACTTCAACATAATCATATATATTTTGAGCAGCTGTTTCAATTGAAGATTGTAATATAGTCATTGCCCCACTTAAACCAGTAAGTAAAGCATTTTCCATACGTTCAGCTGCACCATAACTTTCATCCATTAAGACTATAAAATCTTGAAATGATAAGTTAGTGTCGTCTGTAGTATCCCCTACACTTTGGATTAATGATAACATAGGTGTAATAGCATTTGTAGTAAAAATTGCCTTTAAAGCAGCATTCTTTTCCTCATCAGTTAATCCATTTAATTTAGTTGCAAGTTCCGTAACAATAGTAGATAAACTTTTAAATTTACCATCACTATCATAAGCACTGAACCCCATTTTTTCCATTGCTTCTCTAGCACCAGATGTAGGAGCAGATAAACTAATTAAAGCTTGTCTTAAACCACGTCCTGCTAAACCAGCATTTAACCCACGGTTTGAAACGTAAGCTAATGCGGCAGCAACTTCATTGAATTCAACACCTAAGTTACTAGCAACAGAACCTGTAAATTTCATTGCTTCTGCAATATCAGTAACGTCTGCGTTTGAACTAGCAGCGGCTGTTGCTAAAACGTTGATTGCGTCTGATAAACTACTTATTTTTACTTCAACACCATCAATAGTTTTAGTTACGTAAGTGTCTGCACTTTTACCAAATTGGTATAATACGGCAGTTGCAGTTGCAGCAGCTTCTTCCATACTTTGACCACTTATTGTAGCTAAAGATGTTACTGCTTCAATACTACTTAATACTTGGTCAACATTTAAACCTGCTTTTGATAATTCAGCCATACCTTGTGCAACTTCTGTTGATGTTTTTGCCGTAGCAGCACCAACTTCTTTTGCTTTTTGGGTTAATCTATCCATTTCTTCAGTAGTAGCATTTGTAACACCTTTAACGTTGTTCATAGCTGTTTCAAAGTTTCTACCATAAGCTATAATAGCTCCACCTGCAGCTAATAAAGGTATACTTACTGCATTAGTAAGTAAACTACCGAAGTTAGTTACCGCAACACCGAATTTTGTTACTATACCTTGGGCTTTTGTAAACCCAGTTTCTAATCCACTAACATCCGCAGTTAAGGCAACTACTAATTCTTCTATTTGTTTATCCATTTATAATGTTCACCCCCGTGATTATTAGTTACATTTGTGCTAGGTCAGCACCTTTAACATTACTTCCACCAGAAGTACTGTTTGTTGTTTTGTTATTGTTTTTATTAAGTGCTTTTTTCCATTCTTCAAAACTCAATTTAGTTTGAGACTTTATGTACATCTCAAATAGTTTTTCATCATGTACTTTTTCGTAGGCTTTAACTGTTTTTATAGCCCCTATTTCAACAGGAGTGTCATATATAAAATCTACGTTACCCCCATAACGCATATTTAATGTATCTTCTATATTGTACCAACCAATCTTCTCTTCAAAGCCTAAATACGTGAGAAGAATTTGGTAAAACCCGATTGTGTAAATATCGCTTGTAAAGCACCTACTGCTTCATCCATATCAAAGTCTAATACTTGTTCTTGTGTATAACCAATTAAGAAATAAGACATAAATTCTGCAACTATATCAAACTTAAATGCAACTAAGTTAACAAGTTGGTATAATAATATAACAAGTTCATCGTTTTTTTCGTTATTCTTATTATAATGTTCTTTTACAGCTTGTCCTACTTTTGTAACATCATTGTCGTTGTCTAAATATAATTGTTGTATTTGTTCCTTAGTAAAGTTAACTCTTAAGTATTCTTCTATTTCTGTTGGGTTGCTAAAATTAATTGAAGACTTTCTATTAAAAATTGTTTTTGTTATTTTTTTAAGGTCATCTTCTGTTAAACCTAGTTTAGTAATAAATTCAGCCATCTTTTGAATATCTCTAAATTTAAACTCCTTAACTTTATATTCTTTTACACTTTCTTGTTCATCTAGTATTTCTACTATTTCATTTTCTTTTTCCATTTTTATTTTCCTCCCTTATAATAATAAAAATAGGGAAACGAGTTCAACCCGTTCCCCCGTGTGGTAGTTTAATTAAGCAGCAGTTGTAAAGTTAATTACTACTGTATCTGTAGTTTGTCCATAAATGTCTGCTAAACTATATACTAATGTATATTGTGCAGTACCAGTTAAGGCTTCACTTGGTGTAATAGTTACTATCTTATATGTATTGTCTAATGTTAATGATGTTGCTATTTTACCAACTCCATCTTTTAATAAGAATACATTGTTTGCAGTAACATAACCACTATTAATTGCATTTGTTGATGTTAATGTAATAGCAGCAGTTTTACTTACGTCAGTAGCAGCATCAGCAACACTTGAAGTAATAGCAAATGCTGGAGCAGCTTCAATTACATAAGTGAACCAAGTAGTTCCTTCTCCTGCGTATCCGTCTGATTCTTCATCAGCAGTTGCCATAATAATGTTTTCTTGGCGTCCGTTACCGAAGTTTTTAACATAATTTGTTGCAACGAATTGAGCTTTAATAGTTCCAGTTTGGAAGTTAACACTATCGTTTTTAGTTTCATTTGAACTTTCTGGTTCACTGAATCTACCTTTAAATAGTTTAACGTAACTGTAAGTACCATTGTCATATAGTTGTCTAAACATAATTGCAACATAAGGTGCATTGTATGTACTTGTTCTATATTTAGTAGCTCCTGATTCAGCATAACCTAATAACTCTGTTAATAAGTCGTCAGGTAAGCTATCCTTTTCAATTTCTACGTCTACAGTTCCAACAACTGAGTATGAAATTGATGGTTTATTATCAGTGTATAATGTTTCAGTACTAACATTAGGAGTTATAGTAATTTTAATTAAGCCAGGAACTGCATAAGGTGTTTCATATGAAATTGTACTTTCAGTATCTGTTATTAATTTTGCTATGTATAATTTATCTAATCCTATACGTACTTTACTTGTGTTTTTTGCCATAAATATCTTTCCTCCTTTTAATTATTTATATTTACAGGTCTAGTATAGTACAATGAAGTACTATATATTTTTTCTTGTTGTTTGTTTTTATCAGATGAATTGTCCTTATTATATCCGAGATTTATCATAACTACATCTAATGCTTCAGTTATTTGAAGTAATGTAATAGTACTAGTCATACTACTAGGTAACCATATATCCAGCTCGAAAGTAACTAATTCCTTAACAGGTTTGTTATCTCTAAAAAATATATTTTTTCTTCCTTCAATGTTGTAAGTTAGTCTAGGAAAGTAACTAGTATCTTCGGTGTTATTATAAAGTTCAATGTCTGGAAAATATTCAGTTATTTTAGTTGTATCGTTACTAAAAAATGTCATTAAATCTGTATCAGTAGTTAATGCCTTATACAATTCTTGTTTTATATTCATTAATATTGTATATTAGTTATATATTCAATAGCAACCTTACGTAATCTTTTAGAATTTTTATAAACAGCTTGATAAAAGTAATATGTAGGACGTTGTCCGTAGGTAAACCAAAAGTCTCCATATCGGTCCATATAAACCCAACCATTAGGTCTTCCAACAGAAATAGTATTATATATACCAGTACCATATTCAGGGTAACTAGCGTATTTAGAAGTGGAACCAACTTCTACTTTTAAAGCAGCCTTATTGGTTTTTCTATATATACTTTTGTATAAATCTCCACTATTAACTAAATCGTAGGATTTTATATTTGCTTTAACATCTTTCTTAATATTAGCCCCAAGTTCAACTAATGAATCATAAGTTGCATTAGAAATTTTATTAAGGGTTCTATTAAGTACATATTTCATTGCTGTACTTGAATCTTGCCCAGATTCAGTTCTAAAGGAAACATTTGCTGACATTATTTAACCATTGGTTCTAATGTACATTCCATAGTTGTTTTAAACCATGAAGCAATTTGTTTTATAACGTAAAGTTTATTATTAATAATAACTCTATCTCCTTCTTTAATATGTTCGTTGTAGTCTAAATACAAAGTGTTTATTATCCCAGTTGAAACTGTTCCAAATTCATCGTTTGTAATATAACCACTTTCCACTTGGAAATCACAAGGTACAGTAGGGTAAACAACTATGTAATCACCTTTACTTAAAGTTCCCTCACTGTTTTGTGTAGGGGTACTTGCTTGTAATATATCACAAGTGTTAGTATAAACTAAAATACTATCTATACCGTACATATTTATTCCTCAGGTAATAGGCTTTTTAATTCTTCTACTGACATTGACTTATCATAATTTATATGTAATTCATTTAATTTTGTCTGAATATCTTTTTTGGATGGTTTAACATCCTTTTTTATTTCATATTTAGTAATACAACCAAGTTGTAAATAAACTTTTGCAGTTTTTTCATCCAACATAATTGTACTTCCTTTTGTGTATACTTTTGTAGGTTCATCAATTTTTGTAATTGACATATCTTGTACAAATATATATTCTGTCATTCTATCACTCCTTATATGTATAAATTTTTATAAGTTTCAATAACTAACTTATCGTCATTACTTAAGTTACTATCATTATATGTAACACTAATTTTTCCTTGACGTAATGCAGATATACCGTAATGTTTTCTATTTCTTACCATTTTAGCAATAGTTAAAGTTATAACTATGTCTTCTAAATCATAAGGTAACGTTCTAGGGTTTTCCTGTGTTGCGTCCTTAGGTAGTACATAACCATAAGTATATGTAACTTTATAACATAAACGTTTACCCACGCTATCCTCAGTTAATCCCGCTATATAACCGCAGTTGTCCCACATGCTAGTACCATATATAAGACCTTTTTTAAATAATTTTAAGTCATCTAAGTAATCTGTAATTAAACTATCATTATGATAAATACTTTCTACACTTAGTATAGGTCTATTGGATGTAATTAAATACTGTCCACCGCCGTTTAAATATTCAGTAGTAGTACCTTTACATAAATTGTAACCTATTTTTGATTGTATAAAATCACTGACTGCATTTATTTGTCGTATAATTTGGTTATCTTTACTTGTATCAGTATCAGCAATGCCTAGTTCATCTTTTATTGTTTCAACAGTTGTTAATGCATTGTTGGCTAATGTTTCATTCATTGCTTCACTCTCCTTTATACATAAAGCTAGTGGAGGAATTATTTTCCACTTAATTTAGTTTTTATTTGTTCTATAATAAGAAGTTTAGAACTAACGTTATTTAAAATAATTCCTTTATCCTTAGCATATTTTATAAGTTGTTTTTTAGTTAATTTTGAAAGTTCTAAAGTGTTAATAATTCTATTACTTTCAATACCCTGTATAGTTCTTGTTATCATATAGGTTAAAATTTACTAAACTTTATCGTTGTAAATTTTGTCCCCTAATCCAAGAGCTACTAATGTTGCATCAGTTGCAGTAAACTTAACATATTTACCTAAACTTCTAACGTTTAAGTCGTATGTTAATTCTACAGTTCCTGCAGTTGCATTTTCGTATGAAATTGTGTCGTAAGTTTTGTAAGTTCCACCAACAGTGTCACAGTATGAAATTACAACTGAACCTGTTTTTGTAGTAGCAACAGTAATAAGTAACATAGCTGATTCGTAGTTACTAACATCTTCTGCTACACCGCTTTCAATTACTTTTAAAGCGTGAGTTAATTTTGAATAATTCATTTTCATTTTTATTCCTCCTTATTTGTTATTATATGTATGAATTTTATAATAGTAATATAGGAGTGGGTAACCCCACTCTCTATACTTTTAATTAAATTATTGATTAGGCAACTGTGTAGAAATTAAATACTACGAATGCTTCACCACGAGCTAATTTAATGTCGTGTTTCATGATACCTCTAAATACAGTAAAGTCTGATGTAAAGGCATTAATAACTTTTCCGTCAGTGTCTGTAAATGTAGTTGATTTGTCTAAGTCAAATTCAAAGTTGTATTCTTCTCCAACCCATACTTCATTCCATTTTCCTAAGAAAACGTCAGTCTTAACATTGTTAGTAGTATCACTTGGTATTTGGTTACTTACTAAACATTTACGTCCTAGTAATGTACCCATAGTTGTTAATTCAGTATTAACATGACCTTCGTCTGCAACAACTTCGTTAACTAATGCTAACCAAGCGTCCCAGTTAATTGCAAATCCAATTGAAGCGTCGTTTACATTGATATTTTTCTTACCAAGTTTTGCTAACATTTCATATAATGCAGCTCTTGTAATAACAGCAGTTTTAGCAGTGTATTGAATACCGTCAGTATTTCTAATACCTAATGGTTGGTCTTCTCCACCAGTACCATATAATAATGCGTAGTCCATAGTTTGAACCATAGATTCCATCATTGTATCTCTTAAAATAACGTCTGCTTGGTATGTGTTAGTTCTTAGTAAGTCATTTGATATAGCAGTTAAACTCATTAATTTTTTAGAACTTAATTTAATACGTCCAATTTTAATGTCTGAGAAGTCTGCAGCTCCACCTTCTGGAATATATTGAGCAGTTAATTTACCGATTAGTTTGTTAACTGATAAGTTTCCTCTTGGCATTGGAACAATTTTAGCTCCCATAGCTTTAACTACTGTTAAGTTGTAAAGTAATTCAATGAAATCAGCACTAAATTCTTCTGGAATTAAGAATGATCCTTGGTTACCTTCCATTAAAGCTTTTTCAGTAGCTTCGATTTCTTTAACAAATGATGTGTCTTTTGCGTAAGAATCTTTTAAATACTTAACAGCAAATGTTGATGGGTTAGCTCCTTTTGCAGCGGCTTCTTGAGCAAGTATTTGTGCTTTAACGCAACGTGCGAATGCGATACCTTTCATATCACGATCTTTGTTTTGTTCAATTGATTTAGTAGTTTCTAATAGCATGTCAGCATATTTTGATTCTAATGATTTCATGTTATCAGTAACTGTTGATTTAATTTCGTTTAGTAATTCTTCTTTATTTATGTCCATAATTTTTCCTCCTTATAAATTATTACTTTAAAAAGTTTTGTATTGTTTCTACGATAGCACTTTTAACACTTTCAATGTCTAAAGTTTTGTCTTCCGTAGGTTCTTCTACTACTGGTTCTACAGTAGGTTCTTCAGTAGGTTGTACTACTGGTTCCTCATTTGAATCTTCTTGCACATTTTCAGATTCTATAGGTTGTGGGTTTACCACATCTGTAACTTGCTCTGGGTCTTTATCTTTATCTTCTTGTTCAGAAGATTCAATTGATTCTAATGATTTTGAAGCTAATGTTTTAATTTCTACTAAAGCATCTTTTAATTCTTTAACTTTTGCCATTGCTTCATCTGTATCTATGTTAACTTTTATGTTAATGTCTTGATTTTTCATTGTATTGTCCTCCTTATCTTGTTCTTCGCTTTCTTTTAACATTTTTTTGTAAGCACTTAAATCGTTATCACTAACAATACCCTTACTATATGCTAATTGTAAAGCTTCTGAATTTGCAGGAACTGGTACGGCTGATAATTCAAGTAATTCTTGTCTGTCACTTATAAAAGTATCCTCGTCAAAGTGCCATTCTTTAATCATAAAACCAACACTTGTAGCATTTAAAAATCCACCTTTGTATAAGTTATATACAGTTTTTGCAAATTCATATTCTTCAGTTGCAAATTGAATGTCAAATACTAAGGCTTTTTTAGTTGGGTCAATACCTACGTTAGTAGCTTTACCTATTGGTAATGAATGACTATCGTGTGCCCATAAAAATACAGGGTTTTTTAAATAATTTTCAAGTTCCCATCCATCAACTTTAACTATATCTCCTTGACGATCTTTTGTTTCTGTTGAACCAATAAAACGTAATGTTCTTTCGTCTAATTCTTTTATTTTAAAGTTGTATTCTGATGATTTGGTCTTTAAATTGTTTTCCTTGTTTTTCATCTATACCTTCACCTCCTTGGTTGTTTTTATTACTGTCGTCGTTTGGATCTTTTGGATCTGTGTCATTAGAATCGTCAGTATTTTGTTGATCATCACTTTGATCGTCTATATTGTCTGTTGCAGGATCCTCAGTATCCTCTGCTCCAGTAATAAACTGTTTTGTTTTTATATTATAAAATTGTTTTTTAGTAGGTAATATTAATGCATCACCCATTTCACAGTCAGCAGCTAAAGGTTGTCTTCCTGTTTCAATTCTATATTCGTTTATGGTAATTCCTCCACGGTCTAATCCTTCGTTTGCACGCTTAAGTTCAAATTCTTTATCTTCTATTGTTTTACGTTCAAATCTAAAAACTAAATTTTCTGAATTTTTGTATAATGATAATAATTGGTGAGTAATTGCTTCTTCAAATTCTACAAATTGTGGTTCAAGTACCTCATTTATATAAATGTCACGAGCAGCAACAACTGTTGCTTTATTACTATTTTCAACATTACCCATTATTTCAGGTGGTATACCAAAATGTTGCATTGCTAAGTCTCTATAAAATTTTCTTGATTCAATAAAGTCCATTTCTTTGTTAGTACTATTTAATACGTGTACTTTTGCTTCCCAGTTTAAGAAAGCAGCTTTATTACTATTTGTAAGTCCCCCAAATTTTTGAACCCATCTTTTTTCAAGGTTTTCAATATTATCGTCACTTGTTCCATCTGGAGCAGTAACTATAATGTTTGGTGTTGCATCGTTAAAAAAGAATCTTTTAGCAAATTTTGCCATGTATTCATCTGTTTCAAGTTCATCACCAATTTGTTCCACCCTACCAATACCACGTCCAATAGGATTTAGTGGGTCTGGATTTTTACGGTAAAACATATCTTCTTCATTTACTTCAATACGGTTAGAACTACTTTTTAATTCTACTATGTAAGTGTTTCTTTCCTTTTTAGGTAATTCTTTTATCCAATCAGGTGGTAAAAACCATAAAAATGTAGGTTCACCGCTTTTATTTTTTTCTATTAAAGCAAAACTTTCTCCACGTACTAAAAAATGTACTTGAGATAAGTATAAATCAGCACTACCTGTTGTATGATAAACATTATTTGGTTGTTCATACAACATTTTAATTAATGGGTGGTTAGGTACTAATGTTAATTGTCCATTTCTAGATTTTCTATATACGTTACCACGTTTTGTACTTATATCACGGGACATCTTAGTAACTGGAGCCATACGTGGGCTTGTGTTATAAGTCTTTAACCAGTCTTCACCGTTTCTTTTTGGTGGTTCCCCACGTAAAGGTTGCATAATATCTCCTAAATATTTTTTAGTAAACCTTTTTTCTACTGTTGGTACACCAAAGAGTTTTAAAAATGTATTATTCATTTCTTTCCTCCTTATTTAGAAGATTCCTTTCACTTTTATCATAAGTAACTAATATGGTTTTATAAGCATCAATGTATGCTTTAACCTTAGCTTCTTCTATTTTATTTAATTGTTCTGTAAGTAATTTTTGTTCCCATCTTTGTATAGATGTTAATAAGTTTAACCTAAAATTATCATTTTTCATATTATTTTAAATACCAATAAACTAAAATATTTTTAGTTCTTTTGATATAGCTCCTTTCGTAACATATATTTGTCTACATCCTTGACTGAATGAGTCGCAGAAGTCATCGTGTTGTACGTAAGGAAATCTAGTTAAATCATTTAAAGCATCTTCTACCCAATAGTAACGTGTTATCATATCGCTTGTGTCAATACTAGGTATGTAAACATTTCCAGCTTCCACATAAGGTGAAATACTATTCATTCTACTATATTTATCCTCTTCAGGAGTAATTGGTAAAATACCCGGAATTGTACTTTGTAATGTTTCTATAATGGCAGGTCCATTTGCTTTATCTTCCACTAATATTACTATTGGAATATTAGCTCCATATTCAATAAATATTTTCTGCCATTTCTCTCTCATATCGTCAACTGCGTCTAATGTATCTAAGAATCCAACTTGTTTTTTAAAGTAATCTACTAAATACGTTGTAACACCGTTTGTTAATAACACGGCACAAGCAACGTAGTCAGCAGTTTGTTTACCTTTAAAACTCATGTCCCAACTTTGGTATAATTTCCATTCTTTTGGAGCAAAACCAGTATTATAAAAAGGTAATACTTTCCATTTTTTAAACCAAAAACGTTGTAACAAACTTCCCCCCTCAGGAGCCGGATCTTGTAGGTACTGTGACTCGTAAGTTCTTGTACCTTGTTCTTTTTTAGTTTGTTCTATCCAACTTTTTGGCATTCTTTCTTTCCATAAAGATTCGTTGGCTCTAAATAAATATTGTTTCTTAGTAATTGGTCCAGTATACACAATATCATGGTCAGTTGTTACTGGTAAAACTATAAACTTGTAAAAGTCTTTATAGTTCTCTATAATAAATCCACTTGCGTCATTGTAATGTAATCTTTGTTGTATATTTACAATAACACCTGTAGAATAATTATTTAAACGTGATGGTAATGTCTGTCTAATAAAGTCAATAACTGATTTTCTATCTGCTTCTGACTCAGCCATTCTTGGGTTTTGAATATCATCTAGGAATATCATATCCCCACCTTTTCCGGTTAATGTACCACCGATAGAGGTACTAAACATACTACCTTGTGCAGTGTTTTCAAAAAAGGTTTTGGTATTTTGTTCTTCCTTTAGTTTAACTATATGACCCCAGTTTGCTTGATACCAGTCACTTTCAATTATTTCTCTTCTTTTTTTGTTTAATTCCATTGATAGGTCACTACTGTACGAAACTGTAATAAATTTTTTACTTGGACAATGTATCCAAACCCAACAAGGAAATATAACATTAATAAACAAACTTTTCATTGTACGTGGAGGAATGTTAATATTAACACGGTAAACAAGTTCCGTTTCACAAATTGATTCAACTTCTTCTTTACTATATCCTATTGCTTCTCCTAAATCACGTAAAACTAATAGCACTAATTCTTCTTCTAAATAGTGTAAGTGCCAGTTGTCACTAAATTCAGTTCCTGGCTCTATAACTTTCCAGGCCTGTCTTGTAAATTCTAACAAATTCTTTTCTGCTAAAATCTTTTCTATTACTTCAATTCCACCATTATCTTTTAAATACTGAACTAAATCTTTATCCATTAACTACCCATTTCATCTTTAGCTTCATTTTTTAAAGTTATAAGTAGTGTTTTTAAATCGTCAGTAGATAATTGTTGTAATTGTTGTACATTTGTGTTTATGGTAGTTGTTTTTGCTACCTCAGTTTTATTTTTCCATTGTTCTGAACGAACATTAGTAAGTGCAAATTTTAACATTGCTCCATTTCCACGTGCATGTTTTCTAAGTTCTACAATTTCACCTGTTTTCTTATTAACATCTTCTTCTGTATAATCATAACCTTTGGCTTCTTGATACATACTTGTTTCAAGACTGTCCGCTAATAGTTCATTTCCAAAATCATATGCTTCTTTTAATTCAGGTATTGTGTTTTTGTAGTGTAAAAATATACTAGAACTAATATCTAATATTTTTGCTATCTGTGCAACATTCATACCATTTTCACGATATTTAGTAATGTCTTGTAGATAAGGTCTTACCTTGCGTTCATAAGTTATAGTGTAAGGATTAGCATTCTTAGGATCTAACGAAGGTGCTAAGTCTAAGTTTACATTAATAAGTTCCCCACTATCAGGATCTATAACTTCAGTTGTAATAAAATCTTTAGGATTTCTTTTCATTTACTCACCCTCCTAGATAGGTAAGCGTAATATGGGTTATATTTTATTTATACATACATTATAACACATATTGAATAAAAAGTCAAGTGTTTTTGACAAATTTCTCAAACTTTTTTATTTACATTTGTTTACAGTTGCTCCATTTGGGGTTAGGCGTTCCATTTGGGGTTATGCCCCCTTTTGTTACCCCAAAAAGAGGTTTTTGACTTTATAACATAGGCGCTAACAAGTTTTATTAAAAATTAACCTCTTCCATTTGGGGTTAGGCGTTCCATTTGGGGTTATGCCGCCTGAACCCTTTATTTATAAAGGTAAATCCCTAAGATGTAAATATAATGTAAACACTAAAAACTCACTATATATATATATTATAATAAGTATATTAGTATAATAAGTATATTACTAGTTACTAGGGTTACTAGGGAAAATTTCGTTTTTAAAATTTCACTTTACTTTTTTAGTATATCGTTGTATAATATATTTACGAGGTGGTAGTATGGAAATAATTGGGTACGAAGGTTTATATGAAATAAATGAAAATGGTGAAGTTTTTAGGTTACCACGATATTATAATACTAAAAATGGTTTACGTTATTATAACAAAAAAAGGGTACAACCTACAACAAAATTTGGAGGACAACAAGTAGTTTTAACAAAAGATGGTAAAAGAACTTGGTATCAATTAAAGTATTTAGTTGCTTTACACTATATACCCAACCCTAATAATTATAACCACACTATGTATATAAAAAGTACTGGGGATAATATCAATATACCTATAAATATTAAATGGGTAAGTGAAAGTGAATATTTAGAAAATTTCAAAAATAATCGTTACAAAAGTATTGACATTTCTAGATAGATATGTTATAATTTATTTAACAAACAAAGATTATATTATTTTAACCCCCAAAATAATTAATAATGTTTGTTAAAACAGAAAGAGGTGCTGATAATGTATTTTAAAGATAAAATGTATGTTAGATTGAATTTAAAAGAAGACCACCCCCTATACAAAGAATTCAATAACAGAATTGCAAAATTACTAAGTAATGGGGAAGGTAAGTTACTACTGGATATTTGTCCAACACAATATGTACTTGAGGGAGAACAAGAATGTGATTGGTTAGTAAGTGTTACGGACCTTGCCGACAGAATAAGAGTTACACTTGGGGTTATTTTAGATGATGTAGGAAACGAATTAAATGAAATAGACGCAAGAGTAGTTGATAAAATGTCAAACTTGGAATTATATAAATATCTTTGTCAGCAACTTACTGACTGTATTGAAATAGTAAAAAATAGGGATTAATATGGAAAATAATTCTTTTTTATGTAAGAATTGTGGGTCTGAAACTTTTAATCAGGACACCTACCCATTTTGTAGTGTAGAGTGTATGATTGAGTACATAGAAGGGGAACAAGATTTTAATTATGAAAAATACGAAGATGAACAAGACATCCTTGAACACGAGGGCTTGGAAAAATAAATATATTTTTATTGATATGGACGGAGTCATTGCAGATTTTGAATTACCTAATGGTCAACAAGATGTTACTGACTGGAATATAGAAGGTGTATGCCTTAATAAACGTCCTATAAAAACAATAATAAAAAAACTTAAAAAACTAAGTAAACATAATGAACTTTATATTTTTTCCTGTGCCCCAAGTAAAGTTTGGGAAGATGAAAAAATATTGTGGTGTAAAAAATACATTCCTTTTGTAAAAGGTTATTTCTTCTTTAATAAAATGGAAGAAAAAGTAGATTTTTTTAAACAAAAAGATTGTAGTACTTATATAAGTAAAAAAGCAATTGTTATAGAAGACACCACTGAAACAATATTAAACCTACGTAAAATAGGTGTACAAAGTTATCATGTAATTAGTTTAATTATATAATTTGAAAAGTAACAATAAACACTTGTAAATTGTTACTTTTTATGTTATAATTAATTTAATAAAGGAGGGCGTATATGTTTGGTTTATTTTTACTTATTAGTTTATTATTTGGACTTATAAGTTTTAAAGCATTTATTATTTTATTATTACTATACGTATTTTTTGATTAATATGAAAAAATATGTTTGTTATGGTGATTTTGTCTTTAGTAAAAATGATGGTGACATTCATTATATAACTGGTCGTAGATTAGCTGATTTGTATCATGTTGACCCAAAAGAATGTGTATTTATAGATAGAGAAGATTATAATATGTATGGTCAACTTAAATTTCCAATAAAAAAGATTGAAAATTTAATTCCTTTAAAACCTAGTTACGAAGGTTATTACCACAACCCTAATATTAAAAAGAAAATAATATTTTTAGATTTTGATGGTGTTGTAAATACTATATATTTTGACCAAAATGGTAAGGGAGATTATGGTTCTGGCTCTGATAATAAAGTTAATAACTGGCAAGCAATATGTTGGTTAAATGAATTATATGGTAAAGTTCCTTATTCTATTGTAGTTACATCTTGCTGGAGAACCAGTAGAACAAATGAAGAATTACAAACAATACTTTATAATAGTGGTTTAAATAAAGAAATAGAAATACTTGGAAAAACTATAGAATTAAACACACATAAAGGGGATTATACCTTTAAATTGTTTGGACATTGGTTTTGTAAACATACAAGTCGTGGTAGGGAAATAGATTATTGGTTAAGAAATTTTAATACTTTACCTAATGATTTACCTATAAAAATAAACCATACTACCAATAACTTTATAATACTTGACGATGATAAAGATATGTGGAAGCATAAAAAACATTTAATACAAACTACCCAAGCAGGTTTTACAGTAGTAGAATACGATAAGGTGTTAAATAAATGGAAACAATAGCACCTAGTTTAATAAAACAATTACGTGAAATTACAGGTAGTGGTATGTGTGAATGTAAGAAAGTATTAGAAGTAACTAATGGTAATTTGGATGATGCAATTGCCTTATTGTGGGAAACAGGGATAGCCGTAAACACTAGAATATCAAGGTGTAAAACGTATGAGGAAGCCTACAAAATTATGAAAAGTAATAGAAATGGGGAGAAATAATGCCAACAGTAAAAATAGTTAACAACAATGATTTTATTAATGATGAAATATCAATAAATAATGGAGACTTAATTATAATATACAAAGGAACAGATGTTATTAATCATTTATTTGTATCTTCTTACAGGGGAGATGAGGTAGGACAACACAATAGACAATATTGTAGTGTTATACAATTAGAATCAGGTCTTTTATACAAAAATAGTCCTTTAAAAAGAAAAACAAATGTAGCCGAATTAAAAAATTATTTATTTGAAAATTATTCTACCTACCAAAATTGTTATTTGTTTAAAATAATAAAAAATAAAAATTATAGTTTAAACATTAAATTAAAGGAAGGTGACTAAAATGGAATTTATAATTACATTATTAATATTTATAATAATTTTACAATATTTTGGTATTGAAATATTTTATAAAAAAGAAAATAAAAAAGTTAACATAACAAAAGAGACTAATAATGTTATAAATAAAATAAAAAAGTGGTTTAATGAAAATTTATAACAAAATAACAGAACTTGAAGTTTTAAACTTATTTGGTAACGTTGAAGTTATAGGTATGGGTTTTGTTCCTAAACGTCTTGTTGTACAAGAACTTAAAACGTCCTTATACCAAGTTAATAAATGTTGTAAAAGTTTAGTAGAACAGGGTTTTTTAAAAACTTATAAAACAGAGCCATTTCATGATATTGAATATGAAAGTGGTATTGATTATGGTAATAGTTTATCTATTTGGGTAACTACTATTACTGATAGTGGTGTAGAAGAATTAAAAAGGAATGATTTATATCATCCTTGGTGGGAAGGAATGAACAAAGATTTATGGAATTAAAAGGTTTACAAGTAAAAGATATAATTAAAATTCCATCAACTATTTACTTATGTCCTTATTGTGGTAAAAAATTATTAAGTAAAAATAGTTATAGAAATCACCTTATACAAGGTTATTGTTTAAATTATGACCATGAATATGAACTTAAGAAACAACAATATAATAACTGTGAAATAACAACAAATGAATTTTTCCAGTGGGTAATAGATAATGGTTATGATGACGTTTTATATATAAGTGATAAAGAGAAAGAACAACTAAGTGAGGAGTTACGTAACAAATTACAAAATAATTATTTTAATGGGGATGATTATTATGAGTAGTTATATTATAAAAGACTACGATAGGTTTTACGACATATATGAAACATTAATATGTAATTATTGTGGTATAACTAACTATGGAGATGCGAGTGTAAATACAGGTCCTTATAATTTATGTGAAGGTGGTAATAACTTTTATAATTGTAATAAGGCTATGGATTACCTTGTTAATGAACTTGATACGGAATCACAACAAGAATTATTATATAAAGGTATAATAGAAAAGAGGAGTTATTAATGGAAGATACAGAGTTTGGATTTTTTATGGGTATTGTAGTTGTTGGGTTTTTAGTGTTTATTTTTTGGGCAATATCAACAACAACTACTAAATACTACTATGTAACAGAAGATGGGCATATTGGTATGAGTTACCAATGTAGTACAACTGATAATATAAATATTTGTGATGTTAACAATAAGTTAATTATAGTAGATTACTTTGAGAGTAATGAGGAGGAAGATTAATATGAATAAAGAACAATTTATACAATTAATAGAAAATTCTAAAATTGATACTAATGGTAATTTATATTATATAGAAGAAATTGGTGTAAAAGAACCTGTTGAAATAGAAAATGATAGTACACACAGGGTTTACTTTGGTACTATAACAACTATATGTGCAGATTTACTTGAATTTATAGATCCGGATGATAACAGTTTATGTGATAGACATTTTATAAATGATGATACACTTGAATGTAAACTTGTTAGAGAAGAAGTAAAAGTTAAAGAAGAAACTTGTCCTAACCCTAACGGTGAAGAAGGTATATGTTATAATTTTGATAGACTTGGTGGACGTTGTGGGTGTATGGATTGTGAATTACTTGATACCTTACCTAATGGTATGTTTAATGAAGGTGATCCATTGCCAGGACTTACAAAACAGTTAAATGTACAACATTATTTAACCGCAGTTGATACTTTAATGAATGAATATGATGCCTTTTATTTTCAAAATAAGTATAGTAATTTTGAAAATTGTACACATCCAAACGAATTTACAATGTTAAATGATTTGTTGAAGGACGATTTAGTTTCTATGAAAGCTCTTGGTTGGATTAAAAACTGTTACGACTGTTATAATGTTAATGATTATGTTAACAATACAAATAGTGCTTTTAGTTACTTAAAAACTAAAATAGAAGAGGTGTTAAATGAAAGAAACAAATGAAACATTAAATAGATATGTTAATACAGAAGCCCTAAATAAGTACATACAAGTACTAAAATATAATTACACAATAGATGACAATGATATTTCCGATGGTCATCATACATTTAGGGAATTATACGATTATAGAATGTTGTATAATGCGTTGTTTATAAACCAATGTGCTAAGGATGGTAAAATAGAAGTATATAAATCTAAAAAACATGACGACGGTTTTGAATGCTTTGGCGGTGGTTGGTTTATAGTTGTAGCAGTATTACCAACTGGAATAGTTGACAACCATTATAAATTAGAGTACTGGGATTTATTTGAGTGTGAAGAAGCAGAAATTGATAGACAAAAGTATGATGGACATACACCACAAGATGTAGCAAATAGAATGTTTAAATATTTACAAGGAGACTATTAAAATGAGTGAATATGTAAAAAACAAGGTTATAAGACGTAGGGTGTCAAAAGATTATTATGACTTAATGGAGTTTACACCTTTACATAACGGTTTCGTATTAACATTTGGGCTTGATCCAGACACAAGTAAGTACTGTTACTTTTTAGACAAAGTATTATACCATAAGTATGGGGCTAATAGTGGTGATTATGGTAGGGTAAGAGAATTAACTAACGAAGAGTTAAAACAATATTTACCTGAATTTAAAACACTATTAAAAAGTACTAAAAAGAAAGACTTACGTTATGTAGATTACTGTTATTATAATGGTGTAGACAATATGGGGTACTTTGAAGTAGGGGAGTATGATTATGATTAAGAGGATATTTAGTAAAAAAGTTTTTAGTTACTTTGTGTCTTATAGTTATGTAACTAGTAGACATAATGGTAACGGTATGATAGAAATACGTACAACTAAGAAATTAAAATTTAAAGATTTAAGTAAAACCATAGACGTAATATTACCTTTTTTACAAGAAATAGTACCTGAAGCTGTAAAAAATAATATTGTAATATTAAATATTATTTTAATGGGAAAGGTTAAAGGTGATAAAAATGAGTAATGACGATAATGTAATAACTAGTTGTAGACCTGAACCCTTTGATATAACAAATATTAAGTCCTTGGATGAAATGAAAAAAGAGTTTGGAGAACAACTTGAAAGTTATATGTACACCTGTATAGTTGAATTCTTAGAATCCTTAACAAACAATTCAATTGCAGTCTATGACTTAGAAAAAATTAACCAACAACTACTTACTAAACTAATGTTTGCATTATGCCCTACTGACCACCAACTTGATGATAGTTACAAACAAAAGTTTAAAGAAGCTATACTTAACAACTTAGATAAAGATACAGATACAATTAGGAAAATACTAAGGGGTATTTGGGATGAACAATAAGTGTACAGTTGTAGTAAATGATTTTAAATGGGAAAAAGGTGTAAATGATATTGAGTACATTAAACTACTTGAACAACTTGTACAACACCAAAAAGAAACTATTGGTAATGCTATAAAAAAGTTACACGAAAAAAACTATTATGAAATTGCTTGGGAAGAACTTAAACAAGTTACCAGCGTAAAAAGAATGGAAAAATTTAATGTTGACAGTATGTTAGATATTAAAGAAATAGAAAAGAAATATAATTTAGGAGGAAATTATGAAAGTAAATGATAGAGTTATGTTAGTTAGTGTAGAGAGTGAAGTAAAAGGTCTATACACTGATAGATTAGGTAAAACAGGAATTGTTACTAGAAATTATGGTGATTTTGTTAGTATAGCATGGGACGATAATTATTTAGGGTATAATACACCTTATACAAAAAATGTTAAACTATTAGATGACTTATTTAATAAACGTTGTTTAAAAAATAATGACTTAGTAACATTTAAAAATGGTACTACAGCATTACTTATAGGTATAGACTTTTATACTGTAAAAGACGGGTTTATTATGAACACATTAGAAAGTGCATTAACAGATTATAATGAAGACTTAACTACTATTAATCGTTACCAAAAAAACTTTGATATTGTAAAAATTAGTAGATTAAGTAACCAACCACTATATAGTAAAATGTATGAACGTAAACAAGAACGTACATTACAACAACTAAAAGAAGAACTTGGTTATGACTTTACATTAATAGAAGATGAGGGCTAGTATGGAAGAAATAGTAAAACAGTACTTGCAAGAAAAAGAAAATAAAATAACAGAATTAACTGGTAAACTAGAAGAAGTAACTCGTGAACTTGAAAGTGAAAAACTTTCACAATGTAATATTGATAATTACTTACAGTTACAAAATTATGTTAAAAAAGATTTAATTAAAACACATGAATACCATTTTAAAAATATGGAATTTAAGGATGGTGACTTAGACCAAGGTTGTTATCATTATAATGAACTACGTACATATTTAATTAGTTTTGGTATTACTGACCTTAATTTTATACACACATTAATTAACGACGTTTACAACGAAATGGGTAAATAAGTATGAAAAGGATTGACAAAATTAAAAGTATGTCCTTAGACGAAATGGTTGTTTTCCTTGAAGACTTATTATACAACGAAGATAGTTGTGAGGGTTTATGTTGTTACGATTGTATGTATTTTGGTACACATCATACTGATAAAAGTTACATAGGTACAGAATATGAACACTTGTATGAATGTAAAGGTTGTGAAAATGAAAATGATCCTACCTTAAAAGTTTGGTTAAACAAGGAGGTACAAGATGAAAAGTAATGATATAGTTTTAAAAAATAAATATGTAGTAAAACAAATACCTAAAACTAATGCCAAAGGTTTTAATACATTAAAAGTTGGTGATATTATAGAAATAACTTTACCATTAACTTATGGTAGGGGTAGGGGTTTATATGCTTATTACCCTTTAATTAATGGTATACCTTGTGCTGGTATACCATTAATACAAAAATTAATGAATAAAGGTATGGTACTTGAGGAGGTATAATATGGTAAAATCACGTGGTTTTCATATTTGTAAAAATGGTAAAGATACAATAGTACTAGATGGTACTACTTATAGTGGTAAGTGGGTTTATGGTTACCATTGGGTAAGTGAAAGTTATTGTTGTTTTGCAAATGAGGGTACTGACAGACACTATATAAGACAACAAAAAAATCATGATTGGAATCTTACTTCACAAGAAGATTATGAGGTTATTCCACAAACAGTAGGTTTATTTACAGGGTTAACTGATAAAAATGGTAAAGGTGTTTATAACGGAGATAAAGTAAAAATGCATTACTTTTTTGAAAATTTTAACCCAGTAAGTTTAGGTGTATACGAAGACGAAAATGAAGTAACAGGTATTGTATGTTGTGATAATAAATATGGTACAGTACTTGAAGTACTAAATAGTAATAAAGAATATGTATTTTATCATATATATGATTATGTACAAGAACCAACTGAAGAACTTGAAGTACTTGGTAATATGTATATGGAGGTTTAAATAATGTACGAAATTAAAAAGGAACTGGACAACAAAAAATATAAAATTATAAATGATCTAAATGTTGAGGGTATAGTTATTGACTATGATGATGTTATGGATATATTAGATAAATATGATAATCAACCTGATTTAGAGGAAGATTTAAAAGTAGCATTAAAGGAAACAGTAACTATGGGTGACTTAATAAATACCAATAAAGAACTTATAAAGAAGTATGAAGATAAAATAAATGACTTAAATGAAACACGTAATATGTGGTTAGATAAAGGTAATTATTCTATGGTTGGTAGTTGTGACGATAAAATAAACACACTTTATATGGTAGTACAAGATTTAAGGGGGAGGTACTAAATGAAATTAAGAACATTAATTGATGAACTTAATAAGTTATACTGTAAATACGGTAATGTTGACGTAATGGTTGACTTCCAAACAGGTGGAGACGGTAATTACAGTTTTTACAACGGTAGTAAATTACTTACTTACAGTGATGAAACACCTGATACTTTATTTACTAATGTGTTAATAGAAGAAATACTTAGTATTGACGAAGTTACAAATAACACAGGTAAAGTAACAGGTATAGTATTAAATAATTACAGGAATGGAGGAAATAACAATGATTTATAGAGTTATATGGGGTTTAATATGTGCATGGTTATTAAGTGCATTTGGGTTTGATACTTTAATGACAAACGGGATATTAGAACTTACAGGGGTTACAATAACAACAAGTACATACTACTTAATTATAGTATTACTTAATGTAATGAGACCAAGACGTACTGGCGTTACAATTACAGGCAGTAAATAGGAAGCCCTTATAGGCACAAAAAATTTTTTATAAAATTATTAGGCACTTTTAAAAATAGGTGTCTTTTAATTTAGCCATTTTTATTTTTGAAATTGGGGAGCCAATAGGGCACTTTTTTTGGGACATTATATACCTCATTTTGGGAGCCTTATAGGAGCAAAAAAATTGGACTTTATATACCTCACGTAGAGGTTATTTCGACATCGATGTGAAAAGGTAACCACGTGTTAACAAAATATAACCACATAAAAACCCGTTTTAAACGGTGTAAAATTAAATTAATATAAATATATATAAAAGGTACAAACAACGTTATTTGAGCCATTTAAACGTAAAATAAAAGGGTATATGTATATAAATATATATTAATATTAAATAACAATATTAACTGTGTGTTAATTATGTACAATACAACCATAAATGGTGTATAATATAATTATACAACCAAGTAATAGGGTAAAATAAAAAAGTGTAAAGTAAATGTAAATAAATAAACTTTTTTATTAAATTATTAAAAAAAGGTTGTATTATACCATTAATGGTGGTATACTATTAATAGTTAAACAGAAAGGGTGTTACCAACACCCACCATAGTAACTGTTTAACAGTAAAAAAATAAAAAAGTAAAGGTAGGTAAAAAAAAATGGTAAAAACAGTTAAAGGTACTAAAATTAGTACAAAAAAGGTTGGTAATAAACCAACAGTTAATAAGGTGGTTAGTAACCCAGTAGTTACATTAACACCTGTTACAACAGTAACAACAGTTACACCAAATGTAACAGTAACACCACAAACGGTAGGGGTAAAGGTAGTAAATGTTAAACCACAAATTGTATATGTAAAAAGGTTATTACATAATTACTTAAAACAAAACGGGTTAAACCATACAAACAGTACAACAACAAAACCACAAGTAATAAGTAATATAACACCACAACAAGTACAACAAGTACAAACACAACTTAATACATACTTACAAGGTATTAATACAATTTATAACTATACTACTACACCACAAACATTATACATACAAAACCACTTTATAACACACAGTAATAAATATTTAGGGTTAAAATAACCCTACTTGTTACATAGGGTATAACCAAAAAAGGTTGTACCCCTTGTAATGGGTAATACCATTATAAAAAGGTAGGTGTAAAACATGGGTACTAAAAAGTACGGGGTTAAAACATGGGTTAAAACAACCGTTATTGTACTAGTTATGGGGGTAATTAGTGGGTGGTTATGTGTAGGGTTAGACAACTTATACCAAAACCGTATAAACCAAATACAACAACAAAATAACAACTAGTAAAGGGTAGGTAAACAATGTTAAAACTAAGTAAAATAATTAAGTGGGGATTTACTCCACCAAAAAGAAAAAGAAGAAAAGGAAGATGAAAGTCTTCATTTTTTTCATCTTTTGTATCAAAAAGGAAGTCCTTCGTCCCAAATGACAAGTGACGTTTTCAATATCGACGTTGACAGGTCTGGGTTTCCAGTTTCAGGTGTGCGGTTTCAGGTTTCCAGTTTCAGGCTTGATAACAATATTCAAAATGGATAAAATTCACTTTTTATTTGCAGTTTCAGTTGTAAGTTCAAATCAGAAAATATTATTAAATTGTTGAAAAGTTACAAAAAAGTGTTTACTTTCCGATTATTCTGTAGTATAATATAAGTAGTTAAACAAAAAAGGGTTTAACAAATCTTTGAAAATATGGAAAGGTAGGAAAGAATATGGAAAAAGATGTTAAAGTAGTACCAGTGAAAGTGAAAGAGGTTATTAGTGGTGAAACTAAAGAAACTAAGGTAGTTAAGACACCAAAGGAGAAAGTAGTTACTAACGTATTGACAGTTAAGGTTAATGATGTTAAACCACAAATCATGTATGTAAAACGTATCATTAATAATTACTTAGTAAAGGCAGGTATCAATAGTACTACAAGTACTAGTACAAAACCTGAAAGTATTAAGTTAAGTGAAGCACAATTAAAAGAAACTAATAAGTTATTAGGTGAATGTAAAAACCTAATTAAAAGTAAATACGATTACACTACTGATGAACAAATGGCTTATATCACTAACCACTTACAAACACATTTCACTAAGTACATAAAATAAGGTCAACTAGACCTTTTTTTATTACCCTGTTATATCAATTCTGAATTGACCTGTGGGCGGGGGAGAAAAAGAAAAGGTGTACTAAACACCTATATAGTCAATTGTTATTACTTCACGTTCATTAGTACTAGTATTTACTAACTTAACAGTATCATGGTTTCTTACTTTCACTGTCCAACCCCATACTAATAACTTACTAATATAACTATCAATATAGTCATTCATATAACTTACTGTGGTAAACATACCAATCACCTTTACACCATTTTCACTACTACTTGTTACTTTAAACATACATAACACCTACCCTTTCCTATGTTACAATATAATTATAACATATTAAGTTATGAAATACAATACCCTAATAACAACTTTTCATAACTTATTAAACTTTTCTTATTTTGGTTATTATGGTGTAGTTAATATCACTTAAGCATTCGTCTTTACTGTCATGCCATACTATACTAGTTTTCTTTTTAGTTTGGTGAACCTTTTTTAACTTATATATAATTCGTACTTTTATATACAATACACACCCACTTAAATCAAGTAATTTTACCGTGTTTTTAGCCTCCTGTAACGTTGAAAACACTTTACTAGTACTAATACACCCAAAGGTATTATCGTCCTGTAAATACCCACCATTGGTACGTTGTCTTATTATGTACATACTATCATCTCCTTACTGATACTATTATAACACACTTACTTTCATAAGTCAAGTATAAAATGTGAGTACTTTACTCCTATGAAAGTTATATAATTGACACATTTTGACCTTTTTACCCCCTAAAAACAGTCAAAAACGAGTGTATTTTGCAGTTTCAAGTACGATTTTGTCACCTAAAATGTCAAAAAAGAAGTGAAATGAGTCTCAAATTAGCAGTTTCAAGTCCGAAATGATGGCTATTTATTAAGATCTGATGTGCAATTTCACCTCTGAAATGAGGTTTCAAATCAGACATGAAGACGCCGAGCCCTTGATTTATAAGGGATTTCTTTTCTGAAGAGACGAACGGTAAGGGAAAGTTTTGTTTGTTTGAAAGGGTTCACCCATAAGTGGTAGTCGTATTGTATGTTACTATATAGTTAACTTGTTATGTTTGTCTTATTTATATACTTATTTGATAATTTCTTCTTATTTTCTCTTTCTATTTCCCCGCGCCCCGTAGTTGTGACAAGTTGTATAATTTCACACATTATTATTGTATGTACTGCGTTTTCATGGTATTATATAAATATAAGGGAGGTATAGTACAATGATTAAATATCAAGTATACTATTGGGTTGAAATTGATAATGGGGTTTATGAAAGTGTAGTTGTTAACGAATTTGATGACTATGAACAGGCAAGTAACTACATAGAAGATAGACCTGAATGTAGTATAAGAAGGGAGTGGGTATAGTGGAACATATAATTGATAAAGTTATTCTTGCACAGTATGAAGAGTATTGTGAACTTAATGGTTTAAAACCAAGTGAAGAAGACAGTGTTAACCAATACATGACAGAACTATTTTACCAAATAGAAACTGAGAAAGACCTAAACAATTTAAACAATATGGAAAGTACAATAAGAGAGTATTACAACTTATGTGGGTAGTTGATTGTATTAACAGTAATGGTACACCATTTGAAAGTAAGTTTTATAATTTACCTAGTTTGAATAATTTCTTACGTAAATGTAAACACGGTAAGAATGTAAGAATTATAGGTAGACCTAGATATGTTGACTTTTAGTCAACTTTTTATTTTCCCCGCCTACGGTTCAAAGTCGACAATGATATACACAGTTAAAAAGAAAAGGGTTAGAAACTATAATCATAATATTTGTCTCTTACCCCAACCCTTACTACTGTTTCAGTACCACGTATTTTCCATAAACCATTTTTTCTTTTAGATACTGTATAAATTATACCATCATGATCTCTTTCAAATTCATACTCTTGTACTTCACTCATACCATTGTCATCAACCCTTGTTGCTTTATCTCTTTGTATCTTTATTGTCTTTCCACTTTTATTAATTTCAATTATTGTTGCAGGTTCCCTATCACTCCAGTACATAAGGGTTGCACCATCACCTACTTTTATGTCTTGTTTGTTACACCCTTCTTCAAGTCTGTTTGTTATACTTCCATATAGTCTCATATCTATTTCTCCTCCTTCAATATTATATGATTACCAACCTTATCAACTACAACATAACGTATACTATTTAATGTGATATACACATTTCTATTACTTACTGTTGTAATATCCATGAAGTTACTTGCATATAGTTTTTCGTTTTGTAAAACTACATATTGTCCTTTTTCGTCTTCTTTAATTTCTAAATCTACCATAAGTCACCTCTCCTTTACTTATATTAATATTATACCACTTTTGGTGGTGAATTACTACACTTTTTGTTGAAATATGGTGATAAATTATTAAATTATTGTGTCAAAGTCGACCTTGATTAATTAACCTTTTTAATGAAAAATTAGGTTATTTTAGTTGTAAATTACCACCATTCTTGGTATACTATTAGTAGTTAATTAAAAAAGGTAGGTGTTAAGGTTTGAAAAACATTAAATTAACTAAGGGTGAATTACTTAAAGGGGTAATTATAACAGTTCTTTCATTACTTGTAATGGTAACGTGGAACACACCAATATTCATATATTTGTTTATATTATGGGTAATTACATTCATTATAATAATATTGATGGAGGACTAAAATGACTGAGAAGATTATATTGTTAGTTATGGTAATACTTTCATTGGTAGTATGGGATATGTCATTACTATCATTTATGTACACAGTAGGTACTGTAATGAATATGTTAATAATAGGAAGAGGGAAATAAAATGATGCAAATATTAAATAAAAAAGAAGTTCATACAGGTGGTGGTGTATTCATCACATATGGTAAACTTGACAATGGTAACTATTTTATGTATAGTGAAGGTGAGGTTTATGAATACGATTTTGACCCAGAACCATTACAAGAAAAGGCAAGTAATGGAGATGGTAAAGCAATGATGGACCTAGAATTTGGTTGGGTTGATTGGAATAATAAAGAGTTACTTACTTTACTAGAAGAACTATAATAGTTCTTTTTTTGTGTAACCGTATAGTTTCAAGTTCGACCTTGCAGAGTTTCAGGCTCTCTAGGTTTTTGATAAATTGTTAAATTTCGAGAAAATATACCAAAATTGGTTGTATTTCATATAGTTTCACGGTATAATAATATTATAAACAAGTAAAGGGAGGGAAATGTTTATGAAAAAGATTAATAAAACACAAGCAAGAAAACTATTTAACGAAGGAACTGAAATTATGTTTGCTCCATCAAACTATAATATTAATAGTCCATGGCATGTTCAAATGAATATTAGTAATGGTGATATTGATATTAGTTTCGATGAGTTTGTTGAAATCTACAAAAGAATGAACTGTTGTACCGAATTAGGTAGAAGAGTTTCATATTATGTAAAGGAGGAAAACATAAATGAGTAAAAACATAAAACTTAATTTAAACGACGAAGAAGCATTAAAATTAATAATATTAGAATTCAAACTATTACTTACGAAAATCAAATTTCTAAATGCAAGTGACAGTTTACAACATGAAGTAGAAGTTATTATTGATGATTTAGAAGGTTTGTTATAAAGAAACTACATAGTTTCTTTTTTAATGACAAGTGTAAAGTTTTCGTATATAACACTTGTTTTTCACCACCATAAATGGTATACTATTAATGTAATACAAAAAGGGAGGTAGTAAATGAAGTATATAATTGTTTTAAAAGCTAAAGACAACTCAGTTGGTTATCTACGAGATACGTTATTTACTTGGATGTCTTATTTTTCAACAACTAAAAGGAAATCATTAGCAAAACGTTATGATAATAAAGAAGAAGCTTTAACAACAAAAAAATGGTTGTTTGACAGTTGTGTTGGTAGTGAATACACTGCTACTATTGAGGAGGTGTTAAATTGAAATATTTTATAAAATATGGTAGGGGTGACTTTATTGAATTTAAAACCCTAAAAGAAGCTAAACAATGGCAACGTGATAACATACTACCAGATTATGAAAACGACCAATTTGGTATAGGGGAGGATGAAATAAACAACTATGCTTGGGGTTGTAAGTGGGTAAAAGAAGATGATGGTGTGTGGTTGTTTACTTTATTAAATGGTAAAGGTCAGGTACTTGATGTTGATACAAGTGATGGTGCTGGTTGGTACATAGAAAGGATTGAAGATTAATGCCAAAAGAAAAGCAAGTAACCTATAAATTAGGTAAAGAATTGGTTAGTTTCTATTACCCACAGGCAACAGCTAAACAGGCAAGAATAATAACGGATATATGGAATAGTAATGAGGGTGTTGAATACGACGGCGTTTCCTATAACAGTATGGAAGAATGGCTGTACACTAGTGAATATAATGGTTATACATTAAAAGAAATGACTAAGGAGGCTTATAATGAATAAATTATTTGGTGTAAATGTTTATAAAAGGTTTGACAAAGATGACTTAATTGGTTATGATTGGTGGTTAAATGATAATGCTGACCAAGAACTAATTGATAAAATAGTTAAAGATGGTAATTTTGAACCAATTAATTTAACTGAGTTTAAAAAACAATATAAAAAAGAAACAGAATACTCTAACTTATTAGATGGGAATATTCCTACTTTTGACGATTATTGGTATGAAGATTGGGAACAATATACTTCAAACCAAGTTTATGGTAATGATAAGTTTATTATTATTGTAACTAAAAGTACTTGTAGACCAATAGGTAGTTTCAAGACATTATTAGAAAATAAGGAGGGCTAGTATGTACACAATTGAATGTAAATATACAGACTTTTCAAATGATAAAGTTGCAGTTAATAAGTTTGAAGACTACAACAGTTATGAAGAAGCTAAAGAAGTAGTTAATAATTATGTAAAAGATGCTATGATTGATTGGGGATGGACAGTTAAAAAAGAAACTAAAAACAAAGTTATTATGGTTCTTGATAAAACAGGTCCATATAGTTATCAACAACAAGAAATAATAACAATAAAGAAGGTGAAATAATGGAAAAATGGGTTGTTGTATGTAGAAATCGCGGTATTTGGGGAGGTCGTGAAAGTTTCTTAAAATCTAATGGGGAAGTACTTTATTTTGATACAGAAGAACAAGCACGTAGTGAAGCTGACGAAATAAGAAGTAAACAAGGTTGTATTAATAATTTTAATTCTTATTTTGTAAGAAAGGTTATGGTTTAAAGTGGATAATGAACGTTTAAATGATTTAAAAATAGTAATGAAAGCTAATGGTTTTAGTGAAGAGGAATATAATAGTATTAAAAATTCACTCTGTTATTATTATATAATGAGTCAACGTATTAAAAGTGAAATAGATATTTTAAATGAATACATAAAACACGAAATTAATGTGTATGAAAATAAATTGTTACTAAGTTCGTTTTCCTTTTTACTTAGTATACTAAAAGATAATGATTTAAAGAAGGGGGAATAATTGAAAATATTTGAACAATTTAACTACATACTTGTTTTCTACACCCAATCATGGTATAATTAATGTAGTAAAGGAGGTTTATGATGGAGGACGTTGTCAAAATAAGTATTAAAGTATACTATAAAGACAAAACTGAAGAAGTTGAGTTTGATGATTGGTCTGCAGCTGAAGCATATATACAAGTAGTTAATAAATCCAAAGATTTTAAGAACGTTAGTTTAATTAAAGGAGGTGATTAATATGTTTAAAAAAATAAAACAACCAAAATATGTTATTGAAATAAAACTTTTTGAGACATTAGAATTAATTGACACAAAAGTAGTTACTAAAAAACAATATCATAAAGTGTGCACCGATTTAGTTAAATTAATATCAAGTCGTTTTAAAACATATAATACTAGAACAAGGGAACGTAGTTTTATTGTATATAATGAAAAAGAACTAGTAGGTTATGTAGTAGGTATAAGGGAGGTCATTAAGTAATGAGATTATGGCATTATAAACTAATTCCATATTTACCCCAAAAACAATTAGTTTCTCAGTGGAGAGAATGTATTGCAATAAAGGGAATGTGGGAAAAAGGAAAATTAGTTAATCAACCATTAGTTGGGTATGTAACAAAGTATAACAAAAAGTATTTCTTTAATTATGTTCAAACACTTGTAGAAGAGTTAGAAAGAAGAAAAATAAACTTTCAACAAAAGTATTATCTTGACTTTATAAACTTTTGTGATGTATATAATAATCGTACTAATGATTTAAAATGTTTAACCTACAATGAACAGGATCAAGATTATTTAGTTATTTGTTATTATAATTTAAAAGAAAAACACTTACGTGGAATGATAAGTGATATTGAATGGTTAAATATAGAAAGTAGGTACTTACATGAAATATGTATTATGTGACCACTGTCGTAAAAAAATTAAGTTTGGAGACCATTTTTATAATGATGGTATACACTGTGCAGTCTATTGTAGTCCAAAATGTTACATTAATGCAAATACAACAGTAGAGGTGTATATTTTAAACGATAGTGAAGCAGAAGATAACCGTTGTGAAGTATTTATAGAAGAAGATAACTTATTAAATAAAGAGAATAAAGGAGAAATTAATTAACATTTCACCTTTTTTTGTTGTATTATACACCCGAAAATGGTATAATATTAATATACATAAGTAAAGGGAGGAAGATATGTATGGAAGAAAAAGTATTTAACAAAATGAAAGAGTATGGTTGGAATTTAGATAATTTTAAACAAGTATCTGATTATCATTATAATTTTTTAAGTGATAGTTTTGAATGTTTAAAAGAACCTAAAAATTGGGAACAAGGAATGAGTTTAATTGATAAAAATGAATTCTTTGATATGACAGCTTTTGTGTGTGACTTTATGAGAGCAGTAAATGATATAACAAAGGAAAATGAACTATCTAATTTTGACGATATTGTAGAGTACTTGTTTGATAATTGTGACAATGAAGAACTTGAAAAGATAGCAACGTGGTGTTTAAAAACTGTAAAGATATCAAGAAAATTAATAAAGGAGGAAGAAGAGAATGAATAAAAATATTGATAGTGTAGTTAGTGGTATGGATACACAGTTTAAGTATATGTTACTTGACAGGATGAAACAAGACTGTAGATATTTTCTAGGTAATGGTGACGGCAATGTAAAAAACTTATGGGCTGGGGACATTGAATTACAAATAAAATATATGAAATGTATTTACAATAGCTTAGTAGAAAAACCTGAATGGATAAGTTTAGATGATATTAGTATATTTGAAAAAGCAATGTTATATACTAGTTCACCTAAAACGTCAGTTATTATTGAATATAGACCTTGTGATACTAATAGCAGTTATCTTGAAGATGTTATTAATGTTATTGCTATTGTACCAAGTGACGAAGAATATATAAGTAAAGAAATAACAAGATTGTTTGTAAAATATGTATGTGAAAGTGGTTATGGTGAAGACGTTTTAGAAGATGTTGAAAGAGACATAACACAACATATAAAAAGAACTGGTAACACTTATGTTCTTGATTTTGACGACGAACAGGAAGAAGAAGGTTATTATTATACTTTAATAGTGAAAGAGGTTAAGTAAAAATGGAAAAACAAAACTATAACGTTACGTTAACTGTATATTTAGTTGCAATATTAGTTGATGTTTTAAACAAGTGTTATGGGTATAACTGTGGGTTATCACTATATGATTTAGATAGGTTTGTACAAAATAAAGTAATTCCTGATTTTAAAGGTTACGATACTAATTTTAACGACGAACTTAATTTAGTTGATAGCATATACAAATATTTTGATACACTTAACCTAGAAGAATTAAATGATGAATGGGGGTTTATGAACTAATGCAAACAAAAATTGTAAAAGGTGAAAAAGTAACTTATACAACTAATGATAAAACTATATATGTGTCTGACGATGGTATCAAGGAAAGTTTATATAAAGAAGTTATAGAAGAGTATGAAGCAACTAAAGACATAAAACACCAAAGAGTAGATTTTGAAAGTTTAGAATATGGGTACGATTTGTACCTAGTTGAAAATGAAGAACAAAAGAAAATATTTAAAAAATATTTCAGAGTTAGCATATATGCAGACTTTGACATACCAATAGGAAAATGGTTTTTATTTAAACGTGACGAGGATGATTATTCAAGTGGTAGTTATATTTATTCTATAGAAGAAGTAATTGAAAAAACAACTAATGACTTAAATATTTTAACCAGTTTCTTAAACACAGACATGAATAAATAGTAGTTTGAACCACTAATTTAATTACATTTTAAACCATGAAAAGTAGTTGGTGGGTATTAGGTTATTAAATAAGTATTAAAACCTGTTAAAAGCGCTTTAAATACGAGAAAAATAGGGTATTTAAAGTGTTTTTAATACTAAAAGGAGGGTAAATATGAGAAACTATATATTAAGGTTGTATGACCAGTTTAAACAAGAAGGTATAAATAAAGACACACTAAAAGATAACTTTATTTATATGTATGAATTAGTTTGTGAAAAAACTAAAGGTACTAGGTTTGAAGGTAAAGAACAATTTATTATGAATGCTATAATAAAAGAATTTAAAGGGGAGGCTAGACAATATGGAAACAAATAAAATTAAGATAACAGGAAATAGATATAACCCAATGTGGGAAAAATTAGAAGTTGGAGTTATACCTTATCTTGCAGATTATCGTCTTAAATTATCACGTAAAAAATATGAATTAATAGGTGGTAACCAGGTAGCTAAAGACAACAAATTATATTGGATAATATGGGACGATGACTATAACTTTTCACTTGAAGAATATGGTTATTATGTTGAATAGTTTACTTTTTTCAGTATAATAATGTTTTATTTCACCACCATTTATGGTATAATATAATTAGTAAAGGAGGATATTATGGAAAAATTAACATTAAGACAATTAACAGAAAAAACTAATTGGACTAAAGCAGTTATAGTATTCACACCCCAAGGTTTTAGACCTGAGTTTAGTGAAGAAAGACAACGTAGTTATGAAGTATTACGTGACAACAAATATTTTGACCCAACAATGATTGGACGTAGTTTATATGGTAACTGTTTAGATGGTACTGACCACGGTGTTAGGTTAGATTGGTACATACACGCTAGTGAAGAACCTTGGATTGTTGATTATTGTTATGTAGTAGAGTAGGTGATAATATGATAGTTTATTGTTTAGAACCTAATTATAGTAAGAAAAAAGAATTCATTATACAACAACAATCTTTTAACAAATCTACTAAAGAACTAACATTGTTAAATGAAAAAAAGTTTACACATGAACAACTTACTTACTTAACATTGAATGCTTTAATTAGATTGGCATTCGGTGATTACAGTGAAATAAAAATCTGGACTTATTAATATATAGTAATCAGGGGGTTACTGGTTTATTGAAAGGAAGATTATTATGAGATATGGTGAACCTGTTGACTTAGACAAGTACACCAAATGTACTATCACTTGTAAATGTGGTCACCGTATTAGCACTAGTACTTTTAAAAAAGGAACAAAACATTTTTGTAATTGGTGTGGAAAAGAAATAGTTGACCCTAAAAGTGAATTTAAAAATAAACTACAAGAAACTATAAACAAAATGAACAAGAAGGAGGTTTAGTATGATTATAGACGACTTAGAGGAAGATAAAGTAGAAGTAGATAAAGCCATTGAATACTTAAAAGATTTTGATATTGACAATTTTCATCTTTATGACAAATATTCTGACTTTATAAAAACCATTCCAAATGGTACAAAGGTTATTAAAGACACACAAGTAGATTGTGAAGCTTACATAGTAGGTTTGAATTTTACTATTACTATGGGTTATTATACTAATTATAAAGAAATTAAAGATAGTACTTACTATTTTCCTTTATATGGTGTAGCAGACAATTTAGAACAAATTATTAATAAACATTCAGAAGAATTAGATAAAGATTCTAATTATATAATTTTAATGACCCCAATGGATAGACGTGAACAACCTAGCCGTGATGGTTGGAGATGGCACAAATGGGGTGAATATATAGGTGTACAAGAGCCACAGTGTGAATATCTGTATGATGAAAAAGATATTGATTTAGTTTACGTTTACAAAATAGTAGAAGTAACAAAAAAGAAAGAAGGATAATAAATGGAACTAATTAAAGATTTAAGACAAAAAAGAAAAGCACAAGGATATACTCAAGGGCAGGTAGGTAAACTACTTGGAATACATGGTAGTCACTATTCTAGAATAGAAACTGGACAACTTATTCCAGATGAAAGTTTAACTATTAGAATAAATAATTTATTTATGCATAAAGATACAACTAAAGATGTTGAAAGTGAGTGCATTAAACAAACTATTAATGGTAAGAAAATTACATTACCACCTATTTATAGAACAACAAGAGAAAAAATTAATTTAAGTTTAAAAGAAGTTAGTAAATTAACTGGAATACCAGAGTCAACACTAGGTAAGTACGAAACAGGTGCACAAAAGTGTACAGTTGAACGTAAAGAAAAGTTGGATGAATTATATAAACAATATATTCCAACTATTACTAAACGTGAACAAGAACCAAAAGAAGTAAAAGAAGTTATAAAACGTGCTGTTCCTAAAGAATCAAAAGAATTATATATAGATAATAAGGTTGTAGAAGAAAAAGCTAGTGTGGATGAAGAAAAACAAACTCTTATATTGGAAAATAAGATGCTTACTAAAGAACTTGAATTAACTAAACAACAATTATATTTCACACAAGGTTTATTAAATAAAATGTTTACTAACGTAAGTGAAATAACAACTAAGAAGAGATAATAATGACAAAATATTATAAGGATACCATTGAATTAAATAGTAGTAAGATACTACCACTTAATCAAGTTCTTTCGCTAGTAGGTTTAGAACCTAAGTATAATGACGAAGTTAAAATTTCAGCCAAACACATAAATTATTTTCTTGACAACATGAACAAAAAGTTCAATACAAACTATAAAATGGACGTGCTTAATAATAGACAACACGAATGGGTATGGAATAATATAAAAGTAGAAATTGTAAGTATAACGAATAGTTATACCCAATGTACAGTTTTTCTTAAAATAGTGTTGTAAAATACGTTATTTTGTGGTATACTTATAATGTACTTGTTTAATGGGTACAAAATGGTTGTAGTATAGACCAATACACATACTGAGTGAATTTAATACCTACCTTTACTTTAATAGATAAACTCAGTACTAACCCTATATATAATGTATAGGGTTTATTTTTTCACTAAAAAATACAACTTTTCATAAAAAAATGTTGTAATTTCTAATATTATGGTGTATACTATTAATGTAAATAAAAAAAGAAGGAGGTTTAATAGTTATGCAAAATAAAATAAATAGAGTTAACAGTGAAGTGGTAACTGTTAGAATGGGGTCAAATGTTAAAAATTGTGTACTTACAATTAAGAACAGAATTTATAATTTAGGACTAGGTTACCAAAGACCAAGTTGTGCTAATGTTATTACAGTAGACAACAAAACAAGAAAATTAATTGAAAACACTCAAAAACAATATTTAGATGAAATGAAAGATCAATATAATTTATCTGACGCAGATGTAACTTATATTAAAAATCATCTAAATGTTCACAACAGTAAATACTTAAGAGTGAAATAATTTTATTTACAAACTAAGAAACCAGTTCAAAGAACTGGCTTTTTTGTACCTAATGTATGATTAATTATACCATTTATGGTAGTATATATATTCTTAAATAAGAGAAGCTAGGATTAATAATCTACTAGGTAGATTATACAACTTTTCAACTCATTTGTCAAGAGGAAATCGAAAAATTTTCACTTTTTGATATAAGTTTTCACTTTCGACTTGACTTTTGAATTTTTTTGTGGTATACTTATATTAAGGAAGTGAATGTAAAATGGAAAATGTACCAAACTATTTTTATATTAATAGATGTAAGAAAATGATAAAAGCAACTCCACAACAAGTGAAAGTTAAATTAATAGTTTTTAAAAATGATAATGGTGTTAGGGTAGAACAAAATACAGTTGACTATGTTAGTGGTAACACTTATGAATTAGGGGACGAATTTTGTGGTAGTGTTTATGAATACACTTATCCAAGTAACATTAAAATAATCGAACAAGACAAGTATTAATTTTTCATTTATTAATGTTGTAATTCAACACCATTTTTGGTATAATAATAATGTACTAAAAAAAGGGAGGTATAATACAATGAAATTAATTACAAAGGAAGTAGAAAATAAGTTCTTAAAATACCCAATAGGAAGTCAAGACGGTAAAGGTAAGGATGCATTAGTAATTGCAAAATTCTTTAATCCTTGTGGTGCAGGTACTTGGTTAATAACTGAGGCTGAAAAAGATGGGGATGATTGGTGTATGTTTGGTTACTGTAATATAACTGATTGGGAATGGGGATACGTTATGTTAAGTGAACTTATTAGTGTTAAGCTACCATTTGGATTAACAGTAGAACGTGATATGCACGTACCCGATGGTGCAACTGTTGGGAGTATGGTTAAAGATTATGAATAAACCAATAAGTAAAATGACTAAAGCTGAACTACTTGTGTATGTAAAAAATATACAAGAAGAACTAGATGAAGCAAGAACTGATTTAGCTGTAGCCTACTCAGACAATGATGATTTACAAGAACAAATTGATGATCTTGAAAACAATGAAGAAGGTCCTGTTGGTATAATTAATGTTGATAACTTTATATTTAAACTTAAAATAGAAAACTTACATAGTGATAAATTAGAAAGTTTTATTAACGAATATATAACATACCATAATAACCCTATTTAAAGCGCCTACACGGGCGTTTTTGTTTGGGGGTATAAACACCCACCTACCAATGAAAAGTTAAATTAAAGGGTATTAAACACTTGTTTTTCGTACATATTAATGGTATAATGTATTTAATAAAGGAGGGATTTAAACATGGGAGAAAAAAATGTATGTGATATTATACTAGAATCACAAAAAGTATTTAATAGTACTATAAATGATTTAATGTCATTACCAC